TTCTTGTTCGGTAATATCCATATTATGTTTGTATTTCAAGAGAAAAATAGTTTCAATATCTTTGAGAGTACTAAATGGAATATCTAAAAATTCTTCGTAAGTCATTTTGCCCTCATAGCAGCAATCACAGCATCACGGGCAGTTCTACCCTTTGCTCTACTCATAGGAAATCCAGTATTGATAAAAACCCAATCACTTTCACCATTCATCTTGAGAGAATGTCCTTGAAACTGATTGAGTAGAAATTCAAGGATTTCTGTGTCTGTTGGTTGTTCAGTCATCTTTTTCAACCGTCATAGTAGGACATATCATAACTACCTTCATTATAACCCATTTGAAAGATTTCTTGGGCAAACTTCACAAAGGCATCAAAGTTTCCAGAATACTCCCAACCATCATTTTCATCCCAATCTTCTTCAAAATGTTCTTTTACAAGTTTGAGGATTTCTTCATTTAAAATCATTAGAGTGCCTCCAATTCATTAGCAATTTCTTCAAGAACATCGGCAGGGTGCTGTAGTTCACCCCAATCTGTACAAAGTCGTTCAGCACAAGCACGAATAGCAGCAGCAACTCCATCCTTCGGAAAGTTGTAAGTATCCTCTGCTTCGTATGCTTTCATAATCTTTTGTGCTCGTTCAGTCATAATGCCTCCACATCATCAGCAATCTCATTCAGTTCTTGAGCAGTATGAGTAAGCCAAGGTTCATTTGCAAGCACTCCATCTCTATGAATGAGAGAAGAAATCACACGAATAGAAGATGCTAATGCTTGTTTCATATCATCTGTAGGTTCTACAATCAATTCTGCTTTGAATGTTTCCCAGATTTGGTGTGCTGTGTTAGTCATCATTGTGGTTCCCCAAAAAGTCCAGTGTATCCAGTAGAATAAGATGTTTCGTAGCAACCATCATCATAACCCATTTGATAGATTTTTGTGGCAAAGGCAATCAGTTGTTCCTCCCAACACTCCCAATACACTCCATCAGTTTCATCATCTTTTTCCCCTACAAATTCATCAAATTTGTGAGATTTAGCAAGTTTGAGGACTTCTTCATCTAAAATCATTTGAGTGACTCCAATTCATCAGCAAGTTCATAAAGCAACCGAGCATCAACTACCATATCTTCTACACCTGCTTCTTCACAAAACTGATAGTATTGATGTTCATTCACAATAGCACGAATAACAGCAACCGCAATAGGAACTTCACACTCTTGGTCGTTAGGAGTTCTGTAAAGTGCTTGTCGTGCTACTTCTCTTAATTGTTGTGCTCGTTCAGTCATAGCAACTCCAATTCATCACAAATAGCATCAATCTCTTTGAGACATTCATCCCATCCAGCATTAAACATTACATCCAATTCATCAGTAAAATCAATCTTATTGGTTCCTGATAGTTGCTTACGAAGATGTTGAAGAGTTTCTTGGAGCAACCAAGCAGGATTGTGTGCTTGACTTTCCCAGAAAACTTTTAGAAGTTCTTCTGCTCGTTCTTTATTCGTAGTCATAATACATTTCCTGTTCATAACGGACATAATCACTTTGAAGATAGTTAAAGAACTCTCCGTCTTCACTTCTCATAGTATAACACCATTCATCAAAGATTTGTCCTATCCACCACCACCCAGAATGGAGTTTCTCAAAGAAATTCATAGGACGATTGTAGAGTTTCATAATACCTCATCATTTACTTTACGCATCGTTTCTACACTAATAATGTCCAGTTCCAGTTCGTGTGATGGTGCTACTTGAAGATAGGTTTGATACTGATACTCGTTGAAGTCTTGTGATGGAATGTATCCTTTATAAGTCAGCATTTTTTGAATTGCCTTACGAGTTGGTTCTTCCCAGTCCTCTTTGAAGTTGAACATCAGTGATTCCACCCATCAAAGTATTCAGTAAAAAAGTTACAACTCAAACCAACCTTACCAAGTTGAAAATCTACTCCAAAAAGAGAAGAAGAAGTAAGAAATGAGAGCATGATGTGAAATCCACCATTGCTATGGACTAAACTACTGGGATTTTCATAATTCACCCACAGTAATGAACGATTGTTGATGACACCGAACTGCCAAGTGCGGTCAGTTTCATCATTATCCCAAACTTTTTTATCGTATTGAAAGAGTTTCATTCTTCTTCACCATATTCAGTAGTAATACTATCAATCACATAATCTCCGTGAGCAATCAAAAGATTAGCAGTTGCAATAGCCATCTGCATCGTTTTGTGTTGTTGGTGTCGTTGTTCCAAATCGTTTTTGTAATGATAGGTGATGAGGTAGTTCATTCTACAATCAAACAATAACGACACTGGAAAGCAAAAGTTTCTTTTTGCCAAGTTTTCTTCACACCATTTTCTTCCCAAGAATAATAAATCTCATACCAGTGATTTTCTTCGTGGTCTGAGGCAGGATAGACTTTAATTTCCTCAACGGTCACATAACCTCTGGAACCATCTGCCCGTGCCCAACGAGAACCAACTTGGATTTCGTGTGGTTTGAAGAAGTGACGGACAACTGCTTTGCGTCCATCTATGATTTCGGTTTCGTAGTTCATAGCAACTCCAATTTACATTTACCATTTACATCATACACAACTTTGACTTGATAATCGTGAACCATATTTGCTCTCCACATAGCATTTTTGAACTCTTCTGTTTCTTTCTCTGGGTATTTGGCAACAAGTTTGAAGTTCTCATCATACTCATTACAATTCACATCACCAAGATAATGAAGGTTCAGGAAACGATTGAGTTGTTGCTTTTGTTCGTGGTCAAGTTGAATTCTTACAAATGTAATGAATTCGTTTGATACTGGGAGTTCTTCTTCATTCATCGGTCTTTATGCTTTAAGAGATACGAGTTGGCAATAGCTTTGAAAGTGAAATCACTATCCCACGATTTGAATACGATACCTTCACGTTTGGTTTGTGGGTTCAGCGATGGACCTTCAGCAAAGTTAAGAAGGTCATCAATGGTTTCGTATTGTTGGGTGAGAAAAACGTGTTGGTCAATGATGGGAACGTGCTCAATGTCAGAACCAAGCATCCTCAGTTGGTCGAGAACGGTATAACGCTCAAATGGTTCAAAATAACGACCTTCAGTGATGCTGTAGATGTCAAACAGATAGAAACGCTGACCTTTGAGTTTTTCAGGATTACCCTGAATACTCTCACCAATCAACTCACCTTGAATGGCATACTCTTCACCTTTTTCTTTAGAGAGTTCAAGAAGAGGTTCAATGATATTCTGCTCTCGTGCTGCTTTCCAGAAACTATTACCTTCAGTTTCCTTCAAGTCAATGTTCCGAGAACATACGCCAACCTCACCATCTTTAACATAAATGGTGGTGCTGCTACCATCAAGTTTGAGAGTTACTTCATAAGTATTATCTTTGTGAGTTTCAAAGATTTCTTTACGAAGGTTTTGGCAACGCTCCTGGTCAGTTTTAGGAATGAAGTGTGGAAAGTTGCCCTTCATCGTACCTTGAAGTTGAGCAGGGATAGGTGGTTCCCACTTCTGAATACCAAGCGATTCGGTAAGGTCAGTGCCAATGTCACGCCAGAAGGTAAGTTCAATCGGTAGCAGAAGACCCTGACTTACCTGACCACGAAGTTTGACAGTACGAAGACGCTCACCCTTCACACCATTATACTCACGGGGTTCTTGACCCTTACTAAGGAATGGAGCGAGTTCGTGAGGAACCCAACTATCAATCTCAAGGTAGATAGCAATATCACCAACCTGATACTCGCCTTTCTTGACAACTACAGGCCAACCACCATCAACGATGGCACACTCAATAGCATCAGCACCTTCAATAGGTTTGATGTAGGTAATCGGTTTGATCGAAGCAAGTTTACGGACGGTGTTCATAGATCTTCTCCAGCAAGTTCATAACGAAGGTGGTCAATGTCATCATAAAGTTGATCAATACTTTCTCGTCGTCCTTCAAGAGTAAGACGAGTAATTAATGGCCACTCTTCTTTAGAGTTTTGCCACCAATCTTTGTAATCTTCTGGCATTTCTTTTGAAATCTCATCATCGTAACGTTGAAGACGCTTAAGTTCAGATTTGATTTTGAACAAATTATCCCGATGTTCTTTTACTGTGTCATACATCTCAGACAAATACTCAATGGCATTGTCTTCAAAATTAGTTTCTTCACGAATCTCAATTGCCAAACCTTCAAGATCTGCCTCGACTTCGCTAATGTAATGGTCAAGAGTATCAAATAAAGTCATGATCTTCAAAAGTAAAGTAATCAGTAATAGCAGACATCACAGCATCGTTGATTCGGTCTAGAATGACATGTTCTTCAGGATTTTCTACATGTTTGTGAGCAAGACGCCAACCACGTTGAACCCCTTGCTCGATTGCCATTTCAAGAATCACATGATATTTTGGTTTCATTTCCAAACACCAGAAACAATAGCAAGAATAAACACTACAGCAAAAAAAGTAAGAGCAATAAGGGCACTAATCCACAGCGGAGACAGCACCCACACCCATGGCCAAGTGATATGACCAGTGAGTTTCAGACCAACAAACAGAACAGTCAGCAGACCAGGAAAACCGATACCGCTAGAGGAAGAAGAACTGGACATGTGTTTTTGTTTGAACTGAAGTCAGTATAGACCATAAAAAAGAGGGTGTCAACCCCCTTGTGTCAGTTTCAAAACTGTCCCTTGCCTTGTCCCACATCAAACACCCAGATGCCACGCTCAATCCACATGTTGACAACACGCTGGCGATCATCAAACACACCAAGAATTTTGTGTGTCTTCTCAATTTCGTCAGCAATTTCTGCTTTCACAACAGCATCATCACGATGATCCTTATACTTTCTCATATAGATCTCATCGTAAAAGATTTCGTTGTCGGTCAACCACTTGATAGTTTGTTCCTTATAGTCATCTGAGCGACCAGAAACAATAATCAATTCAATATCTTGGTCATTACGAAGTGCTTGAAACACCTTCTGTATTGCTACATTAGGTGTATCATTTACCAGACCAGCATTCCAAGCATCCCAATTACGGGGTTTTGTTGCTACATATTGTCTTCGGTGACGGACATCACAAATAGTGCCATCGAGATCGAAGACGAAGCACTTCTTCAGTTCCACATTCGACATAATCAAATCCTTCTGTTACAGTGGGAATTTCAAATTGATGATACATTCTATGAAGAATGCTTTTTGGAATGAACTTACCTTCACGGTGTTCATTACGTTCCATTGCTTCTTCCAAAGGAATTTCAAAATAGATTGCTCCTCTGTGACAATGTGACGGCAGTTTATTCAGTTTTTTTCTTCGTGCTTTCACACCAAGATTGGTTTGGTCCCAGATAATGTTTTTGTTATGCTCAATAGCATGTGCCAAGCATTTGTTCATGCTTTGAGTTGCTTCATCAATGTAGTCATCAAACACTTCGTTGTATGTCTTCCCAAGTTTCTTGGCATAGTAATCAATGTAGTAATCTGTGGACAGCACTACACAATTTTTCCAATAATCTGTCTTGAGAAGACGTTCAACAAAGGTAGATTTACCTGACGTTGGTATACCACACAGCATCACACATTCCATTTAAGACCTCCCCACAACCAGCGATTTTGTTCAATTTTAGTTTGAGTCGTTAGCGACTTGCTGATCATATCTATAATGGTAGCACGGGAACCCTTGCCGCCCTTCATAGCATACATGATGGGAGCATGAATCGGTAGAATCATACGCTGAACATACTGTGTAGCGAAATCTTTCTTCTCTGGATACATAGTGTTGCCAGCATTATACAGATCTGCCATCTCACTAGCAAGGTCGTCCACAGACAGCCAGAAGGCGTTCTGGAACGCTTTAAGGCGGGTGGCGTCGTCAGGAGTCAGCAGGGGTACAACGTCGTCCACAGAGTCACTCAGGATAGTCTGGAGGACGTTTTTTTCCTGACTGATCTGCTCTTTAGATTTGTGACGAAGCACATATTCATCTGCTTTTACCTTAACCATGTGCCCACTGTCAAATCGTAGCACAATACCTTCACCATCATCCCATTCACGAACTTGCTTGACAAACAAGTTAATATCTTGAACAGCAAGACCAGCAAGTGCTTTTACAACAGGAATGCTAGCATAACCTGCTGCCGACACCATTTTATAATAGGGCACATAACTACCATTTTCGTTGTCACGAATAGCAGTAAGAATAAGACGATCTTCAGGATAATCTACAACGATACGATTCTTACGAGAACACCACTCAAAGATTGGCGTCTTACGATCATCAATCAGTTCAAGAATGAACTCACGATAGTTAGTCTTGTCGGCAATAAACACCTCAGCATTCATTGCTACATCAGTAATACCTGCTTTGGTAGCAAGACGGAAACCTTCTTTTGTAGGAATCGGACGGATCATAGAACCATCCAACTTTTCCAGAACTACATGAGGTTCATACAGATTAACTTTGTTGATAGCAGTTTCTTCACGCTCACCAACGTTAAAGAACTTGTGATAGGGGCGAGAAATAAGTTTGCCAGTTTCGGTATTAAAGATCAATCCACGACATTCACGGCGAATCTTCATGTTATGGTGACTACGCTCACGAACAAGCGAGAACGTTTCATCAAACGCCACCATGTAATTGATAACAGTGTACCAATCCTTTTCCATTACTTTGAACTCTTGCCAATCCTCAATGTGAGGAATGACATCATTGATATGATTAATCTCAGGAAAATCGTAGTTCATGGTCTTGATTAATTTCAATTAGAATAGCGGGGTGATCGTGGTCTGTCAAGCACTGATAAGTTTTACGGATATGTCCCAATGATTTCAATAGAATAATTTAATCTGCCGCCACCATCAGAATTAACAGTCAATCCTGTTATAGTTGCTCGTTTGTCTGTGACATCACGAAGAACTCTACAAAATTGTTCTTCTATTTCATTTTGAGGATCTATAGTAAACATCTTGTGTTTGACAACATGAGAAGTTATGGTATTTGGCGTGACCCAACTACCATCCATGTGTAAACAACCATTATTTACAGTTCCTGTAGGTATTACAACATCATTGCTGCCATCAAATACTGTTAGTTCACCTCCACCGTTAATAGAAAGTGTTCCTTTTGCTGGCGTATTAACAGCAGTAATACCGATACTTGATGTTGTGAATGGTGTATGACTACCTATAATTCTATCAAATTCTTCTTCTGCTTCTTCAAGAATTTCTTTTCGTTTATCTACAGGTTCTTCCTTAGTTTCTTCCTCAGTTTCTACCTTAGATTTGCCATATATTTCATCAAATTTATCAAGTAGTGGGTTGCTCATAATCTTCATCCCATGGTGCTTTACGTGTTAAAACTCTGGTAATTTTTTCTATTACTTCTGGATCTGGCGGAGCAATGATACGTTCCATCAGATTATCGTATGCTTCTTCTGATACTACAATACGTTCTGGTGGATAAGAACCTTCTCCCCAAAACTTTTCAAAGTTATACACATATTCCATATGTTGCCAACCATGATTAAGAGAATGCCAGAACTCTTTCCAGATGCCATAATCATCAAAACGAAATCCTTCATGACACATCAAACGATACCACCACCAGAATGGTGTGTATTTAATCGGTTTAAATCCGATGATCCATTTGTTTAAGAACGTTGGAAAGTTCATTGGCGATACCAATTTAAATCACGTTGACGATAGGCAAGGAAATCAAAAGAAAATGAAAACCTGTATACAGAAATATTAAACCCAAACAAACTTTCCCCTAAAATATTCAAAAGAAAAATGGGTCTACAACCCCAATCAGACCAATCTAAATTAAATTGAAATAGATTGAACAGTCTAGCACAAAAGACATTCAAATACCATTCATGACCATAATCATACTGATGGAAATAATCAAACAGTTTCATGGGAGATTCTCCACTTCTTTAGATAGGGTCATCATATCACCTTTGTCTAGCACTGTCAAGTTGTTCATCTTCTGTGCTGTCATGGTTCTGACATGTTCCATGGTCTTACGAATAATGGCGGCAACGAGTTTTTGCTCGGTGTCCGCCCATGTGTTACGCTCTTGATAGATAGCGTCCATTAATTTTTGTGCTCTTTCGGTCATTGGTGGTTCATTTCAAAATCTTCAATACATGATACTGGAACCTCATGTTTGCCAGCAACAAGATACCAATGCTCGTTTTCACGAATGCCGAGGTATTTCATCTGATCTTCTTCAAAATAGTTCTCCCTCATTGCTGCCTGAATTTTCAAGTGAATGAGTTCAGATTTAGTCGGTACTTTCATTGATTTAACCTCAGTTTACGTTCAGGTGATATGGTAGGATTATACCAATCATCATATGGATAAATGTACATTTGATACCATCCACAATTTATTTCTTCCCAAAAGGCACAGTAATCCATTCTTTCTTCGTATCTATCTGTACGAAAATAAACTACATTTTTACATGCCCAATAAGCATCTTCAACCCATGCTACGAATTTGTTCCAGATTTTTTTCATTGAAGTTATTCTCCACAAATGTATCAAAATCAAGGGCAGGTTCAGACATTACATAGTGTCCAATATCTTCCCATCCTTGAACGTGATTACTCACATAATCTTGAAGAGCAAGAAAGATTTTTGCTGCTCGTTGTTTGTCATGAGAAACAATAGCAGTATGTGGATGTGCTACAATTTTTGTAACAACATTAAACAGTTCTTCCATGCTAATGGAGAATGCTTCCTGGTCAGCGTTGATTTCAAGCGTCATTGACCCATTCCTCATAACGTGTGTTAATCTTACCAGCATTCAAGAAAATATTCAAGTGCCCTGTACTACCATTCTCAAAATAGAATGCCATCCACACATGTTCACCTTCATCCATCACCTCATAGTGGTATGCTTTGATATTATCCAGCAGAAACTCGTCTGGGTTGTAAAGTTCTTTGTCAGTCATGAATAGTTAAAGTAGAAGTGTGTTTCCCAATCAAATCCTGGCTGGTCTCTACGCTCAATCATCTTCACAATATATGGTGGAATCAGATTAGCATACTGAGTCATAAACTCTTCTTGTGTAGGCTGTGTTAGACCATGAATGTAATGGTCAGCACCCACACCAATAAACTTGACAAACCTTTCAAGGTCGTAATCAATGTTATTGTATAGGTCATGGTTACGACATACTTTCAACCAGTAAGACATACCCTCTCCAGTGGCAAAGTATTCGATAGCAAAGAAACGATAGAATGGTCGCTCGTTTTCTTCTTCTCGTTTTGCTGCTTCTTCAAGCATTTGTTCGTGTGTCATAAACCCATCATAAGTAGTGTTCAACCATGGAGCATCATCTTTTTCTTGTGTCATGTGTCACCTCAAAACATACTGAATTAAATTTACCTTTGACTCCTCGGAGTTCCAGTTTAGTATGCTGAGAGTGTACATGGACATGCTCAACATAGTATTTGTCGCCCACAATCAGAATTCCGTTTGGGTCATCGTTAGACCCCCATCTTACTTGCTCTATAGTGCATCCGAGATACTTTACTGTATCACCTGCTTTGAATCTATCCATTTTTGCCCACCCCAAATTAGGCCAAGTATCTCTATATATTTCGTTGAGTTTCTCGTTATTGTAGTTCATCCTCGTCTAAATCAACATCCTCAACAAGTTCTCTCAGCCTATCAAAAAAAGATTCATCCATGGGGATCAATTCTTCTTTACCCGTCTCAATATCATCTACCAATTTCTGAAGATATTCAAGAAACTCTCTGGGATAAGTATTATCTTCGCCAAGAGATACCCAAAACCATTCTAAACATTCTTGTTCTGGGTTATCATCTTTGAGCAAAGCATAATCTTTATAGTTACTGCCCATCAAATCTGCCCAGATTCGGAATGCTCCACGAATACTTTGCAACCCAGTCATCCAGCAGTGACCAATCCAGTATTCCCACCAATTAAGTTTGATTTTCTTGGTGGCAGTGCCGAGAACAGGTTCTGAAAATGTCATAGCAGGTCGGAGATAATAAGATTTACTTCTTCGATGATTTCTTCTTTAAGTTTGTCGTAATCAGATTTAGGTGCTTCTTCTGGTTCTTGGGGAGTTTGAGTTTTCATGGCATATTCAAGCTGAACAATTGTTGCTTGAAGTGCAATAATGGTGCTTTGCATATCTTGAACACAATCTTCAAGAGAAACATAATTACCAGTTTTGTCGTGAATACGAATGTCCATAATAAAGTAAGAAAATTAGTTTTTGGGCATTTGACGATAGAGCTTCTCGTATTTCATTTCAAGAAGCTCTACCACATCATAATCATCATACTCCCCAAGTTCATCCATAATTTTTTTAGCGGATGCCAATGAATTGAGGAGTTTCATCACTTTTAAATGTGCCATTAATCTGATGCCCTCCAAGCTCTTGCCAATGGAGAAGATTGATACTCTTCTACTGCCTGAAGAATAGCATGAGAAGTTTCGTGAGCATCTGCTTCATCCCAACCGTCACCCTGCTGACCACTGATGTAGTAACTATACAGATGATCCTTGATGATGTCCATAAGTTTGTCGTAACGAGTCATGGCGAAATTTGTTGATGGGTCTATCGTAACAGGTTAGTCTGGGTCTGTCAAGCCCTTTGTGTCGATCTTAAGATCTTTTTCAAGTTTTCTTGTCATCCTCTCAACTCTCCACTTGAGAGTCCAACGAGGAATTGGATTGATGGGATGAAACCTAATGATCCACCATGCTCGCTTAAGTTGAACTCCAGCATAACGAAACATTAAGTCAATAAATGTTACAACATTCTTATCAACTATCATCATATAACCTATGATAGCAAATATAGAAAATATAAAGTAGTAATATAAATTCATTTTTAATCTCTCTGACGCCAATCTTCTGGTTTATCTTTACCTTCTGTGAAAAAATCAACAATATCATCGACAGAATTAAACCGACTAATGCCTTTAGATTCGTGACCAATGCCACCAATATCAAGCTGATTCAAAAAATCATCAAGATCTCCTTCCTGCATATCAGGATTTGCTGCTTTTCTTCTTGCTTGACGAAGCATAGTTCCAGCTGACCTATTAGCATTGGCAAGCTTTTCTGCCCAAATCATATCAAGTAATTCTACTGTTTCACCTTTCACAATTTTATCACAAATCGCTTGCAGGCGAAGACGATATTGAGTAGAAAGCATAGATATTCTCCAGTTGAAGTTATTTATTGACGGGTTTAGTTTTCTTCATTTCTATTGAACATTCATTGCAATAGTAAGAAAATCCTGATTTAAATGATTTTACTACTTGATAATGATCTTTATTCAAAGGTTTTTCTGTATCGCAACGAGAACAAACTCTACTTGTTGTCGTAGTCAAGCTGATCCCAATCGGATCGTTCTTTCTTACGGAGTTTCTTAAGTTCTTTATAAAGTTCTTTGATTTGTTGATAAGCGTCTTCTGGAGACATTTTATCCGCAATTTCAAGCCCTGCAATGAGGGCGACTTTATCTCCAAAACGAGCAAGGGCTCGTTCAAATTCTGTGAGGGTTTCATACATTTGTTAATCAGCGAACATCAATAGCGGGTTGACCTTGAACAAAGATAGTGTCTACGACTTCTTCCAGACGACGCTGGGTTTTCTTGCCGTAGTTCTTGAACACAGGGACGGTCACAAACCCTGTGGACTTTCGGTACATATCGAAGTTACCTGCCGCAATCTTACCAGCAGCAATATCTTTTGCATCATCTTTGTTAAGACGAATAACACGACCGATGGTTTGTGCCATTTCCACAATAGGAAGATTGCGAAGCAGAATAGTGTGGGTCAAACCATGGACGTTGATACCTTCAGACAAAATGCTGTAGTGGAAGATGATAAACTTACGCTCAGGATCTTGCCCCCAGGTATTGAAGGTGTCAAAGAAAGTCTCACGATCAACTTTAGTTTGGTTGACATAAGCACCAAACTTGCTGGTGATGTGAAGAACATCAAAACCACGCTCAGCGAGGTCTGAAAGGACGCTGGTGCTCGATAGCATTTGCCAGAGGATCTTGCTGCTAGGAGCAGCCACAAGCACCTTCTGGGCGTTCCTAGAGTCCAGTCCGTCGATCATGTCGATCAGGGTGCTGGCGTCGTTGTCGGCAGCGGTGAGACCTTTCTGACGCTCATAATCAACTTCATGAATCTGAATGGTAGGACGCAGAATGCTTCCCTGATCCACAAGTTCTGGTGCAGGAACGTTGGCGATGATCTGACCAAACACAATCTTGTTGTTCATCCCAGTACCGAGCGAAGAACGCCGATGCTTGGGAGTAGCAGTAAAGTAATAATAGTTAGTAGCATTACAAGATGCCACAGAATCGAAAAAGTCCGTGCGAGTTGCGTTATGTGCTTCATCATAATAAGCTACATCAATATGGATCTCAGATTCGTTCAAACGACGAAGAGAGTTGTAAGTGGTAAAGATGAGTTTGTGGTTATCAACAACCTCATCCCATGCAGCAATTACCTGCGGGTTGGTGGTATTTTTATGATGCGTCTCTCCACTATGAACGTGTAGAACATTAGCATCGTCAATAAACTCAAGAAACTCACTGGATAATTGCTCTGCGAGAAGAATACGAGGGGCACAGATCACGATGGTCTGGGGCGTGGTAGACTCACGCATCCGACGCATGGCATCGAAAATCATAATAAGAGTTTTGCCAGCACCAGTCGGAGCGATGATCTGTCCAAACTGGTATTTCTGGAGGGCAGTCAGTGCTCGTTGCTGGTGGGGACGGAGTTGCATGTCAAAGGCGTTTCGATACAGATAGTATGACACAAAAAAAGGAGCCAGTCAAGTCCCATGTGACGGTTTCCTAACTGGTCAGTCTTCATATTTTTCTAGATAAAATTTAATACAAAATTTATCCTTATTGGACCATCTAAATTTTACTACTGAATTTATATACTCTTTAGGTATATTCATTTCTTTGAAATTTTGGTATTCATCATCTGATATGATGCCATATTCATGCATTTCTTCAAAGAAATCATTTGATTTAGAAGGAGGCATGAACGTTTCCAAAGAAAAATAGTCTTCTTCTTGACAAGAATACTGTAAAGATATAAAGCTATTTTTTGTACCAAAAAATTTTTCTATTAATACTAGTACCTTATCTAAGTTTTTATAATCCAAGTAATAATTAGATGGATTATTGTTTAATAATAGGGGCAATGCAGTAGAAAATCCTACTTTAGATAATTGATTTTTAGAATCAAACCCAACATAATCTATACAAAGATATTCATAATGATTTGCTAAAAAATTGATGGTATTTTCTGAGAGATTAAAAATAGATAATACTTCTTCCCAAGAATCCTTTTCAATATCTGATAACATTTCAGACTCGACCCAATAATAATATTGTTCTATCTGATTAGTATTCACGGAATTCATAAGCATGTAAGAACTAAAGAAGTTAATAATGCTTTTTGGATAAAACGAAAACATTTCACATAATATTTTCAAATGCAATTTAATCTTCTCGTCATTTACAATGCTTACACTAGAATATGGATAGCCAGCTCCTGTAGAAATGGCTTGTCGATTTTGAATATCAAATTCGATTAATGATACTATTTTTGATTTTTCAAATGCTAACTCTATTTCTTTCTGTATGCAATATTTTGAAATTTTTTGTATTGCATTTAGAAATACAATTGGATTTTCAAATTCTAATTTAACGTTGTTTTCTGTAAACAGTTCTATAATTTTTTCAAAATCATCTTTTGAATAATATATCTCATTTAATTCATTCATTTTCTGCTGCTAAAGATCCATCAGGTGACATTAAGGTTACTTTCACAAATAAGTGCGATTCTTCATCTAATAGTAATTTTTTGGAAGGGAACCACTCATCATATGCGTTTATTGCTTGGTCTGGTGTATCAAAATAGCAATACGCTTCTTTAAATTGCATTAAAATGTTTAAAACATTTAAATCGCATTTATCATAATAAAAATCCCATACTTCCTGTTCTTTTTCTTCATCATTGCATTCAATAGCACCAACTGCTTTTATGTGCATTACAATTTTACCAGAATTTTTGGCTAATTGAAATAAAATATCATCTTCGATGAAAATATTTTGTCCGTACTTCATAGTAACTCCTCAAGAATATTATTTACTTCCATATCTTGTTCAGATACTTTATTTTGTTCGATAATAGAATTTAAAATATCATTGATCGTAAAATCAACCTTGTATGTTTTCAACATAGCATTAACTTGAGAAATTTTGTCATCAATGTTTGATATCGCAGCTTCCCACCAGTTTTGTGGCAAGCTAGACTCTTGTATTGTATCATACTTCACTTCATTTAGGAAGGTTTCATAATCTTGTTCTGCAGCAAAGACTTCTGTATTATTAAATTCTAAGATTGGAAGTCTTAATTTACTAATGCTCTTAAGTAGCTCAAACTTAACGGAAATTTGAGCAATATTTTTGATAATATCTTCTACAGAATTTTCAGATACATTTTGAATTAATTCTTGTGTTAAGTCTGAAGGAATTGATGATAGATCTCTTACACTGCTTCTTAGTACATCCAATTGATCTAGAGGTCTTGGGCTTACAGGCATTTCAACTTCCATAATATTGTTATTAATCCAAGCTTCTTGATTTGTTAAATCACGCAATTCTTGTCTATAAACAGACCAATTTTGACGATCTTCTTCGTCAAGTGGATAATCTGACATCATTAAATAGTCAGTTTGCTGGAGTAATTTATTTCTAGCCTCTAGCATAGAAAGTTTCACAAAAGACATATCTTTAATTTGATTCATAATAGAATCATAAAGATTTTCAGTTCTAGAAATCTTTATTTTTGCATATTTTTCTACGAAAAAATTGTATAATGCATGGGCTTCTTCATCAGTTGCATAGTCAAATTTGTAGATTTTTGGCTCTTTTTCTCTGGTCGAATAATTGAATACGTTTTTTTCACGCTCACAAAAATAACTCTTATCATCGAATACAATGAAACGAATCAATTTATCATTTTCGGTATTCCAATAAGAAGGAATCTGTGAAAAAATTTCTTGATATTCTTCTTCAGTCAAATCAACACTGCTGTTAGAATAAGTAATTTTTCTAACAGGAATACTTCCTTGATAGTATTTTCCTTCTAATGTTACAGTTAATAGCCTAGTCGCCATGATTAATCCCTTTTTTTGTATTTAGTACGCTTTAATCATATACTTCATTCTATAATAGTTGGAATTGACTGGCAATTCTTCATTGTTTCTCAAATAAAATCTTAACGAAGAGTTAAAAATTGGTCGTGAAGCATTGGTTAATGTGATTGGAGCTGGCTCTAGAAATACGTTTGCTGACGAAGCACTAGATCCAGGTGTCGTTTGAATTGCAGTCGTTGTTGTAATAGAAGCAGATGCTGAAGTGTCACCTATTCCATCATTGTGATTAGAGCTACTATTACCCGCTGCTATTGGAGCAGTGCTCAATCCATGAGAGTGTGGTAAACCTCTTTCTTCTGCAGGAACTCCATCTGGTCCGTCGAGAATTTCTCCACCAGCAGAATCAACCCCGTAGAAAGGTGGATTAATTACACCAAGACCTTCACAACCACCAGAGTCAGCAATATAACCTTCTATAAATCCAGCAACAATACCGATGTGAGAGTGTGGTGGCACAGAAACTATATTTGCTGTCAAAAGAGGACCTACAGTAAAAGTAAATGATCCTGTGAAAGAAGTATCTGCAACACCTTCGCATTCAGTAAATCCTGTTGTGTTGAAATTTCCTACAGAGAATGTTTCTTCGTTGGATTCTCCTGCAGTTCCATCTGGTTGGTTAGTGCTTCCTGGAGATCCAGGAGGAAGTTGAGCAGATCTAATATAGTTCCATACACCACCAATAGAACCAGCTTCATTCTTATCGCCACCCAAAGTTCCTGCAGGCGTGTATAATGGCACAATAGATACATTGCCTCCATTATTGTTTACATTACCCGTTCCCATTATTTTTTTACCATATGGTAGAGGTAATTTGAATAGAGTAGAAGTTGAACCATAGGTATCACCTATAATTCTATACAACATAGGGAAGTCAGATTTTAATACCCATTGTCCTCTTAATTCAATAAACCCAGGGAATCTATCATCGTTAATTAGCCATTTTGGTGATCTGTAGTTAGAGTCAGTAACCCACGAAGGTTTATTTGCACTATAAATGGAACCACTAGTTACTGTAGAAGATGTCGATCCATTTGTGGTTATGTCGCCAGTTAAAGAAACTTTCCAATTGGTTATGTCATCGCCAGTTGCTGCAGGGTCATTAACATAACCAGCAGGTTTCGGAACACAAATGACAGTTCCAATTGCAGCTCCAGTTTTTACTATTTCTTTACTGTAATATCTTGGTTTAATTGCTGCAGCAAGAACATTAAGACGAACCGATTGAGTAAAACCAACAGATGAAGCTGCATCAATAAAAACTACATTGTTTCTACTATATTGATATTGAGTACAATTGGCAAGAGTTACTTGACATCTGTAAAGATACCCATTTAAAGAAGAAGATACATTTGAGATGAATAATGTAGAAGATGTTTCTCCTGAAATATTAGACCATGTAGATCCATTGTTAGTGCTTATCTGCCATTGGAATGTAGGTGTTCCACCAGTAGAAGATGGAGATAAATCTAGAGCAAAATTTCCTCCTGTGTTCACATTTTTGGTAGCAGAATCAGCAAAATAGAAAAATCTTCTATTTACACTTATAGTACATTCATTTGAATATACTACGCCAGGAACTTCGGCAGCAGTAATTGCACATCTAATTTTAGCCCCAGTATCTATTACAGCATCAAAAGCTCTTGGAGTATAACTTGAACCTGTTGGTTGTTGACCATTATAACCCAGTCCTAAATCAGAAAATGCTGCATCACCAACTCGTCTTATTTGCCATTGATAAGTTGGAGCAGCACCTCTAGAAGCGACAGCTTGAACAGTAAAAGTTCTTTCATTTTCAGCAGCTTCCAAGAATGTTAATGTTGTTGGTATATTTTGAATTATACGAATTTCTACTTTATTAATACTTAATAAAGCTGCATTTGTAAACGTAACTTCTCCCCCAGCAGATGTTAATCTACATCTATAATATCCTTCATCTGCTGATTTAATTACACTTGCTATTGTATATGTATTTGTTGTTTGTCCTGCAATATTGGTCCATGTAGCACCAGAAGGATTTGATGAGGTGAAATTGGTGCTCTTTTGCCATTGATACGAAATAGCCCCCAAGCTCAAACTTTGAGCTTCTACAGTCCATGATATAGGGTCAAATTCATCAACACTATAGTCATTTAAGGAACCAACAGAAGAGAATACATCACGAAGAATATTTACCTGTGCTGTGTTAGATGTTGCAGAAGAAAGAGTATTTGTTGTGTTTACAATACATCTAAAATATCTTCTAGTGAGTGCAGAAGTTACTTGAGATAAAGTTAATAAATTTGTAGTTGCCCCACTGTATATTCCACCATTAACTATGTTAGCCCAACCAGTAGTTGATGAAGTAGAATCTTGCCATTGATATGTTATTGGTGCTGTACTGGTTGGAGTAGCACCGACAAGGAAAGATGCTGGTTGATTGTTATAAGATGTTATATCAGATGGTTGAGAAGTAATATAGATTGCTCTATAAATTGTTAATGTAGAAGAAGATGTATAAAACGGAGTAAGTGTTTTTACATTATTACTTAAAGTATAAACAGCCGTAGATAATACTTTTAATCTGTATCTTGCTTGATTGTCTAAATTAATTCTTAATGGAGGTGTTGTATAAGTAATTTCTAGAGGAACTATAGAATCAGTTGGCGTTGCTGTGTATACATCATATATTGGAGTATATGTTGCAGAAATTCCGACATCGCTCCAAGTAGTTGAACCTGGATTTTGTCTTTGGAAAGTCATTGTAATTTCGCCATTCAATCCTGTATTTCTTGCAACATTTAAGAATGATTCATACAATACAGATTGAATTGGATATTGTGTGTATAAAGCTCTTTCTGAATTTGGTACAACTTCAGGATCATAAAAATCTTCTAGAGATTCTTTATTTGGTAAGCTTTCAGGTAAAACCTGAATGTCTTTCATGTAAATGTAATGAGGATCAGAAGTTACAGGAACTTCTCCAGCACTTCCAGAAATTGTTACTCTAAATCCAATTCTTTCAAAGTATATTACTCTTTGAAGTTCAAGAACATCCGTAGATCCTCCAGTTCCAGTTTTATATCTAAACCAAAAATTATCAATGCCATATTGAATAGTATTCCATGCACTAGCGTTACCATCAAAATCTATAACAGAAAATTCCCAAGCATAAGCGATAGTTTGACCAGATGTAGTAAAAGCTCCTACACTAACACGCAATTCTCCACTATTTGATATAGAAGTTTTATAGCATTGAACTGGAACTTTAGTATCATTAGGATTTAATCCTGGTTGTTGAATAATTGATATTGTTGGGTTTACAAGTATTGTAGTTGGTGCTACGATAGTTGGACTATTGCTAGCACCAGAATATGTTATTCTAGCCCTATATTGATAGTTGTTGCTAGCAAACGTAATATTTTGTAAACTTAATGTAGACTGTTTAACATAAGCAACAGGACTACTAGATGCTTGTATGAGTTCGGTTGTAATAGCATAAGTAAATTGACCAAATGTTCCTGGAGTTATAGTTGTCCAGCTATCACCATTGTTTGAACTTTCTTGCCATTCTATATTCAATCCACTCAAATTACTTGGATTGCTAATGTCAACATTCAACATTGTTGCACTAACAACAAGGTTTAAAGTTGAAGCTACAGGTACAGTATACGAAGGTTCATATTCTGCAGTTGTGGTAATTGATGGAGCTGCAACTACAGTTACTATTCTGTCTCCAATTGCAGGTACTTCATCACTATAAACAATTTCATTTACATTAGAACCAGTTAAACTTGTTACTTTTACCCTGAAATAAATTCCAGATTGATTTTGTGATAAAGGACTAGTAGTAAAAGTATCACTGGTATTATTAAATAATCCACTTGACGTATATGACAATCCACCATTAATAGAAAATTGCCATTCGTATTCTAACTGCCTCCCTGGCTCACTTTCAGCTGCAGTAACAACGAAAGTTACTGTAGAACCTGCAGGTATTACAGGACTTACTGGACTTAAACTACTAATTTGAATTGCCATTTTTTATTCTCTGATTTAATATTTAATTAAATATTCACATAATATAAATTTTGGTGCAATATCATCCATTTTTGCTGTATTTGCTGTATTAATATTTACAGTGGTAGTCAAAGGTCCAGCGGATATCAATACATCTCTAGTGGAAGCAGATTTAGTTTCGCTATTTTTAACAGGGAATACACCAAAATGTCTATGATTTGTTCCTGAGTCTGTTCCTTCCTCAAGAGCAGAAACTACTTTATGTGCAAGACCGAATTGATCAGAACCTACACATCTAGTATCATTTGCTCCCCTACGGCACAAATAACCAAAGAAACCATTACTTCTTCTAAATCTAGCAAGTCTCAATGCATCAGTACGATAGTTAATTCTTCTGGATATTCTAAAACTAGAATTATGACCATGTGCTAATGTTTGTCCAATAGCAACAGTTGATTGATCTGTAGATGTTGGTGGTGATGATATAGACATCTGACCAGTAAGATTTATGGTTCTTCCAGGAACTCTAAAATCACCAGTGTAATTAAATTCTACAGAGGGTCCTTGAGATGTTATTTCTACTTCAACGCCAGCTCTATCTATTTCAGCTCCCGTCGTTTGATTTACTGTAGTGGTATTTTGATATGTGCCTGAAGTGCTACTACCAGTAATGTATTTTGAACCTAAGTCTGGCAATTGAAAAGTTCCACCAGTTCCATCTTCGTCTGGTTCTTGCAAAATACTATTTGGTTTTTTGTAAATGCAGGAATTTCCAACTCCCAATATTCTTGCTAAATTGGGATATTCATTAGCAGATAAAATTTGTCCTCTACACTTCAAGTATCCTGCTGGTATATAATTTAAATAATCTTCTCCAAGTGCAGATAGTCCAGATAATGTTCTGAAAAAAGGAAAAATTGCCCCACAAGGACCTCCATATTTTCCTTTTTCAAAGCTATAGTATGCCATGTCTTTATTCTTAAAAAGCTTTAATAATAAAATTCATTGTCAAAGTAGCTGTAGAACTATTCATATTTATAGATCCAAAGTTAATGCCTGGGGTATTATCAATTGTAACGGTATTTGTTCGTACATCAGAAACAATACCAGGATTAATTATTTTAATTTTACTTACCCAGTTATATTCCAAAGAACCATGGGAGTGTCCATTAATTTGAGAGAAAGATTTTTCTGCGTGGCTCAAGCTACTCCAAAAGTATCTAGTACCACTTCTGTTTGACCACATATCACCACCACTAAATCCATCTCCACTGCTAAATCCAGTAGCCCTATTTTGTCCATCCCACGTAGGTTGGTCGTTAATAATATTACCTCCACCTGCTCTAAATGTTGTTGAAATTGTATTTGATGCACCAACATTAGCCATTTGTGTTCCGTCAATCGGCGGATCATTTGTAGATCTAGTTACTTCTGTTCTTGTTCCAGAAAGAGCACAAACACCATCATCAAAAAAGTAGTTTGAGTTAATTGTTGCTAAATTGCTTCTGCGAGAATAAGATGGAGATCCATCTACTTCATAATCGTGAGAATGATTTGGTACGTGTCTATCACTCAATTTTCTTTCATTTACAGAAAAAGTAAATGAAACATCACCTTCACTTATAGAAAATGCACCATGTCTAGCCACAACATCTGGTCTAGATACTTGTTCACCAACAACATCAACTGTAGATAGCCAATTTGTTTGAGTTGATCCTGGTCTGTTACCATTATCTGCAGCTCCAACTATAGACCAAAAAGAATCTAAAGTTCTGTTAGTATTTTGTGGTTTGTGAGCATCTCCAGCATTTTGAAGATAATTAAAATGACCTTGGTAAATGTCCATTACCGCAGAAGATCCATCATTTAAATTAGGAATTCTAAACGTACTTCCTTCTGTTCCTCCATAAGTATTGCCAATAACTTCATACAAAAGAGGGTATCTTGATATTGCTGGGGTGGATCCCCCGCAAGTAATCCACCCATAAGGAATTGTATCAATTTCTCCAGCCCAAGGAATTATAGTTCCTATGGGATATCCTCTCATAGATTTTATTGTGTTGTAATTAACAGTATCTGCGTATGCCATTTATTAGATCTCCATTAGGAACCAACCTTGCTGTTCTCCAGGAACACCATTACCATCTCCATCCGTATCCCCAATATAAATTAGACCAAATGCAGCATTAGGAGTATTTACAACTAATTCACCACTGCTGTACTCAGAACCTAATCCACCTAAAGTTGTTCCTCCAAGTTTTCCTTGAATTTGTACGTTAGATGGTGCTCTGACCACAAGATTTACCGAGAAGCTTAGTGCTCCACCAACATCTACAATTCTAATCGTATCTCCAGTTACCGCTTGTGAAGGAAGTTTTAGGATTAAGGTTGAAGCTGGTCTTACTGCATATTGTAAATTTGGTCTCAATTCTACTGCAGTTGCATCAGTATTTCCTTGAGTAGAAACAAAGATTGTCTTTCTACCACCATTCTTATTGTAGAATCTATCCTCACCGAAAGAATCAATAGATCTATCTTGCTTAATACGGAATTCATTTGTTCCATTTACTCCTAAGTTATCGATAGCAAATGGCACAACACTTTCAGCGGGAGTTGCAGAAGAAAGACCATTAATTGTTAAGTGTCTTCCAATAAATGTGGTTCCTGTCTGAGCATCTACACTAAATCTAGTTGTAAATATATTACTAATTGTTTCTGCATTAGCAGGATTTTGTAATGTTCCAACTGTAAAGTCATCACCTGCTCTTAACGTACCAGCAATCTTAGTGTCACCAGTAGATCCAATAACTTGGAATGCTATATTTGAAGCAATATCAGTTCTAGACTTATCAAATGTTCCATCAGCAAAGAATGAATCTTTGAATACAGTTAGGTTTGCACCGTTATATAGTCTAGTGTTGCCTGTTGCAGATTCAACATAGAATCTAGGGGCACTACCATTTGTAATTACAAAATATTGTTTTCCTGGAGTAGTTGTAGAAGTGTTGCCACTTAGTTCAATTGAGTTGTGAACTTTTAAATTACCACCACCAGAAGTTGCAATAGAAGATCCTGTAGAAGTGCTGGAGTTGAAACCAAATGCATCAGCAACCGCAATCGTGTTTGTTTGATTTTCATCTGGAGAATTTGTATTATATCCAATGATAACATCACCTATGATATGTGTATTTCCACTGGTAGAAATAACTTTGAACAATTCTAATGGATTTTTTGGAGTTATTTCATTTCCAATATCTCCATTCGTAATACTGAAAGTTTGTGCATCTGAAGTATTGATTGCACTAATTCTTACAAATTCATCAAACTGAGTTCCTTTATTTAATCTAAAGATATCATTTACACGTAGGAATGCAGATAGCTCTCCAATATTTACAGTTGTAGATGTTGGACTTACTGGATTTGGGAAAACATATGAAGCATTTTCTTGCTTGTTGAGAAGAACGATTCTTTCTCCATCAGCATGAGCAACTTGTGCAGTTCCATCTTGAGCACGTAATACATTTACTGTAAATGGTCTTGTTGGAGTTGGGTCAGATACAACACGAACAATTTCAGTACCAATTAATAGATATTGGTTTGAAGCAATATTTGAAGGATTGTTAATTGGTAAAGTATAAGTGCCATCCTCGTTTTGATAATCAACACTTCCCCAATATTCATCACCTTCAGTATCAACTGTAGTTCCTGCTAGTACGATTCTAGCAGTTCCTGGGCTGGTAGTACCAGATTGTAAAGAAATTGTAAGTGTAGGACCATTTATTGTTGAAGATAATGTAAATCCTGATGTATCAGAAGATTTTACATAGTAAACATCATTTGAATTAACACCCGCTAAATTACCAACATCTGTAAACTTGACTGGATCATTATCAGTTACATAAGGAGATGCTGTTAGAAGTTTGTTGTTCAATACAGCATCAACATTCATTACAGCAGCAAAATCTGAAATTACTGCATAGTAGTCAATGTTTAAATTAGATAGAGAACCTGTTGGCTGCGATTGACCAACAGATCTCAATACTCTACCTGTAGCAGCAGTGCTGGTGGCTACAAAAGTGCCAGTATTAGCATAAGTAAATGTGGTGGAATTTACAACAGTTACTGCTACAGGAGTTGCAGTATTGAATGTCTCAATGCTACACTTAATTTCTACAGTATCGCCAGTAGTTAGTTGATGACTTTGTTCAGTAACAATTCTAGCAATATTACCAGATCTAGAGACTTGTACAATATTGATAGTACCAAAAATGTTTCTTGTAACACCAACATTAGAATTTCTATAGCCACCATTTTGAGTAATATCAGCTTCAAAAATAGCAGATCCAAGAGTTTTTAATCCGTGCCTAATTGTAGTTCTACCAGCAACACCACCGATTTCTACTGTTCCTGCAGAGCCAGCAATCTTAAGTTCAGTTAACCCATCAGGGAACATGGTAAAGCTGTTTACTGTTTCATCTACTTCAATAAATCCACCACGAATTGTTAATCTTCCATCAAAAATTGTTCTGTAATTTCTTACACGGAAAATACTTTGAGGAGGATTATTAAAAGCTCCACCAATTGTAATATTTGAACGATTTGTTGCTAGAGTATTTGAAACTACTCCTAAATTGATAGTTGAATTTGTAGACCCAGTATGTAAATTAAATGTAGTCGTAAGTGCTGATGTTCCTACATCAATTGTTTGATTGCCAGTTGTTGTATTGAACAGAGCAACACTAGTAGCATTAGCACCAGCGTTAAATGCAGTGAGAGTATTTTGATTTACAAAATTAAACGTAGTATTTGTGGTAGTAATATCTCCACCATTAACTTCTATATCACTTTCAAATCTAAAATCACCAGTAATTCTACCATTACCAACTACAACCAACGAGCGATCTAACTGAGTGTTGGTGGCATTAATGCCAACTCTACCATTATTTGTAGTAGCAACTCTCAATGTTGCAGCATTTGCAGGAGTTAAACTATCGCCACCAACCAACAACGCATTGTTGGAGAATGTTTCGGTTTTAGTTTGTACCCCACCAGTTACTGTGATAGCTACATTTTTGCCGCTAATAAATGTTTCACCAACTACATCTAAGTTTGCTCTAGGAGCAATGTTGTTTTCGCTTGCGGAGTCTACAAATCCTCTAGTGTATGCACTATCAGATGCTCTAGCAATAGTATTAATACCTAATTTATAGCTACCAAATGTTTCTGTATTTGTTCTGAGAGTTTCACTGCCAATTACACCATATTCTTTCCAGTTAGCTCTAGAAATTTCAAATGTAGAGTTTGATGGAATGTTATAAATTGTGCCATTTGCTGGTAAAATTGTAATTACAATCTTACAGAAGTTTGCACTAGCGTTAAATCCAGAAGATAGAACAGTCCAAGTACCATTTAGATTAGCATTAGTATTAAAACTAGAAATTCTTAATTTAGATCCTGGAACAACATTTAATTGCTGGTTTGTTACTGTAGGAATCCAATTTATTGTTAATGAAGTTCCATCACTAACAATATTTTGAATATTAGAATTGCCAATTACTGTAAAATAGTTTGCATAAATCCAACCAAGAGAACCAGACAATCCAACTTCTTTACCTTTTAATAAGATATCGCCATTTTCTGGTTTTTGGGTTGTGCTGTAGCTAACTTCTTGAAGAATATTGAATCTCTTATTTTGGTCTGGAGTAATATTGGTAGGACCAGTTGATGCAGAATAATGAGTTCTAATAGAATATGATTGACCATCATTACCAAGAATTTGTCTTGGAATGATACCATAGATTGCAGAATTAATTCTATTTTTGCCAAGTGTAATGTCACCATCATTATTATTTTGATGCTGCTTATTGCTTAGTGAAATATCATCTCCTAATTCATCATCAACTACGCTGGTAACTCTTAACGCAACACCTTCATCTGCGTCTACCGTAATTGTGACAGGATTGTTAAAGTTGGCATCACCTTCAACAACGATACGATCATTGAAAGTAACTGGTACGTCAAATGTCGTAACAAGAGATCCTAGGTTGTCACCACTATCATCTTCCGACTCCTCAAGAATTGCTTGCTCTAAGAATGTTTCTTCGCCAGTAATAGCATTAATCTTTCTATTACCGATGTAAAGATCGCCGTTAGAGTTTAGACCCGTGTAGAATACGATACCACCATCTTCACGCTTAGACTGTGCATAGAAGTCTTGAGTATCTGAAAGAACAACTTCCTGACGAAGTGGGAAACCAGTTGAATAGTTACCAGGACCGAAGCCAAGATATTCAAACGTATGGTTTCCAGAACGAGCAATCGATGGACGACGAAGTTCTACATAAAGTTTTTGCTCTAGAGGGAATTCAGAATCACCAGAAATTGGAATTCTTCTATTTTCAGAACCAGAAGTTGCATTACCTTCTTGTGCTTCAATAATGTTTGAACCACCAATAGGATTTGGTGTCACAGAAACTAATTCTTCAGACTTGACAAAATCATAACGTGAAAGAGCTGGCTGCTCAATCATATCATAGACAACTTCTTTAGTTTCGCTTCTCTTTGAATCATTAATTGTTACTAATCCATGAACATAGTTGTCTGCCGCCGAAATGGCAATAGGAGCATCATTATATGCAGGATTTAGTTGTTTAAACCAAACTGGGTCGTTTTTATAATTTTGTGGATATAGTTGAGAAATTGGTTGTGAGAACTTATAGTTTTTGAAGTTATCGCCAACGCCTGGGTTTGTTGGGAATGGAGAAATATTTCCTCTTACACAAGTTAGATAGTAAATACCGTCTTGCTGACCAGCAATTCTTTCTTGAACTTCGTTGATATCAAAGATATAGAAAGTATCTTCAAGATTACCTACATCTTCAACACTAACAATTTGATATCTCTTGCCAGTATCATCATTAATGAAGTCTCCAGGAACTAAAGTATAAACATTAGCACCATCAACTCTGTAAAGATAATCCTTGCGATCAGACTTATCTTTTCCTTCTGGATCACCTACACTATTTGCCTTTGCAACTAGATTTGCAGTAATTGTAAATGGATTGTTAATCTGACTGAATGAAGTTGCAATAACAGGACTGTATTGAATAGATCCTTCAATAATACGAAGAACTAAGAAATATCTATTTCCTACAGTTTTATACGAATGTACAATAGCAGATCCAGAAGAGAATCCACTCCAGTTGATTATTTCCGCATTTAATGCACTGTTAAATGCTCCACTTCCTCCCTGAGGTTGACTTATTTCAACAACAGTAAAGGTTTCATTTTTCAAAGATTGATTGATAATAGTATGATCAAAAGCAATAATTTCAAGATAATTATTAGTTACTTTTCTAGCAGATTGTATTGTAAATGCAATGTTTGATTCTGTTTCAACTACTTTTGGTGATGCGTATGGATCATAAAGACTTACACGCTTTTCTGGACTTTGTTCAAATACACTAATATCAATAGGATTAATTAAATCATTAACATATTCATTTTGCGTTAAACCAATCGTTTCTTGGAATCCTACTGGGTTTTTAAATACGGCAGTATTTTGTGTATTTCCAGCTACTGGAGCAAGAACGATCCTTTGAGGTACGAGTCTTCTCTTGTCATCAGTTCTAATCTTAAGAACAAACCCATTGAGAGGATCTCTAACTGTTTCAAGATACTTAGGAATAACATAACGAAGTCTGTAAACACGATCTTCCTTAGATCTTGCATCCTGAACACGAGTATACCAAGAATCTAGAGTTCTAATCTTGCCTGTTCCTGGTCCGTAAGCAGTAATATCATGGAAACGAGTTAAAATACTATCTGTTCTTGGGGTTAGACCAGAAGACTCATCTTGAACTTGTAAATACCACAATCCGCTTGTGTTTCCGTCAATAGAATATTCTGCATCAAATAGAAGTGGGCTTCTTCTCTTGTTAGCAAATACATAGAAGTTTTTGCCAGTTCCACCAACAAATGAGACTTCGTTGTTGCCAGAAATTGCATCAGCATGAGTTGTGTGAATAGTAAACTTCTTGCTGGTTACATAACGAACATAATAATATTGTTGTGGATTAATGTTACCCTGACCACTAATTTGTGGTAATTCAGAATCTAAAATATCTTCGGCAACACGGAAGAATACCTTTTGAGGAGGTACTGCAGCATTTGGAAGATCAAAAATGTGTGCAATATCTGTTTCAATATTTTGTGTATCTCCGCCAGTAAAGTTACACTTATATTTGTGAAGATCATATACATCATCAAGTACATACTGCTCGACTACAATTTCTACATCAGGATCGATTGATTCTGTTTCTGGCGAGTAGATGTAGATACCTGCAGCAGCATTTTCTTTTGTTGCAGCAAGCATTAATTTAGTTTGATCTGCTCCGTTGAAATAGGTAGTACCAGAATAATCATATGGTTCTGTTTTTCTTCCTGGAGCAATTACATAATACTTCGTATTTGTTTCAAATCCATTTGGAAGACGAATTAAGCGTTTATCTGGGTTTGTGCCAGCTCTTGCTCTGGGAATAAGCTTAACAGGTGTTCCAGTTTCCCACGTATGAGGATTAGAAGAACTGCCTCCCGTATTAATTGTAAAAATAGTGGCTCTTTGAGTTAAACCAGCATAATCAATTTCTGGTTCAATTTTAACAACAGTATTTGGTCCTTGATTAAGTGTTAGTTTAATATCATCAAAATATTGAGTGATAGTTGTAGCAATATCAACACACTCTGGATATTCTGTAGCTTGTATTAATGATGGATCTGTTGTTAACTCTACAGAATGTTGATCGTACCAAGCACCATCTTCAAGAGTAAAATACAACCAAGCATTTGATGAATTTTGTAGAGCATTTTTGGAAGCACCTTGATCTAATTTACTTCCAAAAGTACCAAGTTCAATAGTATTAGAATCAATGATATTTTTAATATAAGTACCAGATGAAATATTTGATGTAATTAAATTAGGCGATTCAATTAATTTACCATTCAAGAAACTGTTAGTTGTGTATTCTTCAACTTTCATTCCAATAACTAAACCTGTAGTATCTCCAACATTAACAATGGGAGATCCAGCCGTCGTTAAACATGTGGTACGCAAATAATCAAAATTACGCATCGCTGCGATGCTCAAGTTTTTAACATAATCAAGTGCATCGATAGTTTCAATCAATTCTGAATTAATATAAGCTAAAGAACCACCAACAAAGTATCCTTCTGCAGCTTGTACTGTATTAATATTGCCACCAAGTCTTAGATCAGAAACAACTGCATCAACAAAATAACCAATATCACGCTTACACTTAGAAATAGTGATATTTGTATTTGTTAATAGTTCGGGGTACTTAGCAATAATGTATTCATAAGCTTCGCTTTGAATAAATTCTTTATTGTCTTCAACTCTATCCGCAGCATCTTGGGCTCTGTTATTAATCTGAATTCCGCTAGGATTGAGAGTTTCTAGTGATGCTGTGTAAGAAGTAAAACCAGTTGGTTCTAGAGTAGAATATGCGGTTCCAATATCAAGTTTAACATATAATTTTTCGTCTTGCTTGGCACCAATACGATAACCTGCTACAGAAGCTGCTGGTCTGTTTGCTGGGTCAGTTGCTGCGTCAGAACCAATATAAACTCTAGTATGGTTGTCTTGATCATTTGAAGCAAGAATATCAAGAGTATAATACTGAATTTTTAACTCATTACTTGCAGCAGTATTAATAACTCTAGGAGGAATAATGTCAGTAATATAACCACCCTTATCTTGGTTAAAAGCAAATCCTTTAAATCCAACAGCGTGAAGTGAAGTATTACCAAAGTTAGAGTTAGAGTTGGTGATTGACATGTCACCACCAGACTCCATTAAGAAGTGGTCAAAAAAGCCTACAGCGAATACCGAAACGCATTGAATGAAAGCGTCATCAGATGCACGAATATGGAAGTTTCTCCAATCATCCTTCCAGTATGCATCACCTTTAGTATGATAAGGAACAGTAGCAAAAGCATCAGTTAGTGATGCTTGGTTCCAAGTATTGGTAAATCTATCGTAGCGAATGAATGCACGGTCATCTTTTTGTAGAGAAACACCAGTGTACTGTGCAACAACCATAGACTTGAATCCAGTTGCCTTGGATCCATCTGCCCACATACCACACATGCCCCAAGTGGAGCGAATTGAACAGTTAAAGACATATGGCGAAGCAGATTCAACCGAGTCAATTTCTGCCTGAGAAACTGCATTTGCATCCAATCCATTTGCTACAGTATAAGTAGCACCGCTTTCTAATTCACTATTTCCAAGTGCAGAAATGCTTCCTAAAATTGTGTACTCAAATACTTTAGGATTGCCATCTACGTTTGTACGAGTTACTTTAAATGTACCATTTAATTGATCGCTTAGACCATTGTTTAGAATTGCAATGTATTGATCTACAAAATAACCATGATCAATCTTTGTAGTTATCTGAACAGTAATCGTTCCTGCTGGAGTAGAATCGGTAATCTTAATGCTTTCGATTCTTCTTGTATCAGAAAGAGGACCAACAATACGGTTTTCTTGTACAAGGGCTTCAAAGTCTCCATCATCAATAGTTGGTTGGAATCTAGAGAAAGCTCTACCAACCTTAGTGTAATATCTGTCAAGTTCTTCGCCATCTGCATACTCCATGATGCAGATTTTGTGGTGAGAATATTCTGGTACTGCTAGTTGTAAAGTATTTCCAGCCTGATAATATACTTTACCTACATTAGCAGTAGAATCAAAGAGAGGAGAATTTGCAGATAAATCGCCATCTTTAATAGTGAACTGCCAAAGATAGCAACCACCAGTTAGATTGAAAATAGATGTTCTTTCTTGAGTTCCATCTGCAGGATCTGGAACGTAAAGAGGGCGAACAATAGTTCTACGAAGGTCGTAACCAATTAATGAACAACCTCTAGGAACAATAGCACCACCAGTGGTAGCATTAAACTTGTAAAGAACGTTATCTGGGTTGCTGAGATCAAGAATGCTATTATCATTCCACTCTTCTAGGGCTTGATTGTAATTAAAGATAGGAATATCACCAGTAATTTCAATTTCATCGAGGCTGCTTAGATTGCCGTCAGAAATAACTGTCGTAAGAATTAAAATAAGAGAACTAATTGTGTCTTGAACATCAACACAAGCCATCTCATTACCAGATGGAAGCAATGGTTGAATTAAACCAGATCCATTTGCTACAGAAGGACCAGCAAGTAAAGTTAAATCTTTTGAGTATAAACGGTTAGAAACCGCTTTTCTCATCATATCTCTTGCAGCGTTAAATGCGACAATTGATTGTGCTTCTTCTCCAATCAACCCATTACTAATAGGTAGACCATTTCTGTCAAAATATGATCTAGCTGCTTGAACAATATTGCTGTTACCGCCCGTTTTGAGGTCTGAAATAATAGCATCTACAACATATCCAATATCACGCTTACAAATATTTTGCCCATCGCCAATTGCTGGAGCAGAAGTTTCTCCAGGAAGATCATTTAAATTACCATCTTCAATTACGTCAAGTACAATTTGAGAAAGAGAAAATACTAATGATCTTACGTTTGCACAAGAATTTACACTTTCGTTGTCATTTGTTACTGGATCAACAGTAATACTTAAATCTTTATATGTTAGTTGATTTGTTAATGCAGCATTCATTTCGTCTCTTGCTGCAGCAAAAGCATCAATAGATTGCTGCTCTTCACCTTCTAAAGTGTTGCTTAGCCAGGAATTGCCAGCGGCATTGAAATAATTTTGTACAAATTTTCTGGTATATTTGTTTCCACCGCCAAGGCAAACGTCTAGAGAAATGGCATCAATAAAATATCCAATATCTCTTTGACATTTAATATCATCAACACCAGGAGTACCAGGAACAACAAATCCTGGGTTTGCATCAAGCATACCTTGATATGCTGTTTGAATAATCTCTGTGCGATTTTTTTGAATTAAACGATAAGCATCAAAAAATCTATTTAAAGAATTTTCCGTAACATCACCTGGAACTACCCAATCAGTTCCCCAAGAAACTTCATTATAGTCAATTGCAATTTGTGCAAATGCACGATCAATAATTTCCTGACGGTTTGCTTCAATTAGATCAGCACCATCAAAATATCTTGGCTCTTTATTTGTTACTTCCGCAACACCTGGGCGGTTATCGATATAGTGATTACCAGGCATCAACATGATGCTAAACTGGTCAAACCTATCTTCTGCGTTTGGTAGGTATGAATAACGAGCTACTTCAATAAAGGCTCTTTGAATTGTTTTGAAGGGACGAAGAGGAGAATTACCTCTATTATCTAATTCGTCAGTGGCGTTAAAATCATCTGGAGATACGTATAGATATTTGCCAGTTTTGCTTGAGTAAAGATTATCAAGTCTTGTAAGAGCCATAATTACTCAGACCTACTATTTGTGTGCTTTCTTCTTGAAAGTATTTATACAATAAAACCCCTCCCGAAGGAGAGGTTTTAAAGTCACACGGAAGGGTCTGGTTTGGCAGTATCGCCAAACTTATAATACCACATATAGTTAAATTTGTCAACAAGTGGAACCGACAAGATTTGAACTTGTGACCGCTCGGTTATCAGCCGAGTGCTCTACCACTGAGCTACGATTCCAATATGGGTTGCTGTCTCTTCCCTTTACCTTTCCTCAATTCGCATCCCCAAGAGACGGGGCAGAGGTAATTCCGAGTTTTCACCCTACCGTATCCTAGAAATACAGGAGTGTTTCTCATATCGGGCAGCAACCCAAGCCGAGGAAGGTAGAATTGAACTACCGACACCATGTTCTTCAGACAAGTGCTCTACCAACTGAGCTATTCCCCGAGGTAGTCCCAGCGGGGTTTGAACCCGCATTTACGCCTTGAAAGGGCGTCGTCCTAACCAATTAGACGATGGGACCATACGACCCTAACGGGATTTGAACCCGTGATACCACCGTGACAGGGTGGCGTGATAACCGCTTCACTATAAGGTCAAGGTGGGAGAGGAGGGAATTGAACCCCCGATGGTTCCGATGTAACGGTTTTACAGACCGCAGCCACACATATTGCCAACAGTAGCCACTCTCCCAAACAGTTTATGTTTAATGACCGAACTGGGGCGGTCGATGGGTCTGGTCGGGATCGAACCGACGACTTACAGGTTAAAAGCCCGCTACTCTACCATCTGAGTTACAGACCCAAAGGTTAAATTGTCGAGGTGCTGGTGGTCTCCCACCGATGTAACCATAATAAAAAAGAGGGGCGGTTTTGTCAACTGCCCCTCTTATAAATCTTGCTTATGTATCGAGTGTTAAATCATCGTTTACACTTATGAGCAAGCAGGGGCATTTTAGCGATATCTTCACGATAATCGCTCTCAATAAAAATATAAAATTGCTTGCTGAAGTTAGACATGATGTTCGACCTTTAATGTGTTTATTTATAAGAGTTTTTTGCTTTTTTTTGGCAACTGGGGCGGCAGGGATCGAACCTGCGACCTAGATGTTAACAGCATCCCGCTACTACCGCTGAGCTACACCCCAATAAAATTACTGTTGACTCAAAAGATATTCAACAGTATTAGCAACATCATTCATGGCGTCACGTAAATCTGGCTGTTGACCAGATTCTTGTTTTACGACAGGTCGATGGTCATCTGTTAATGTCCACCTCCATTGTTTCATTTCAGAGCAATGCCACAAATTAATTTTCATGTCAAAATACTTCTTTAGATTTAAGTTTTACCCAATTGAGTAAATTCATATATTGAAATTTATCGTCAGATTCCTCCTTTTTCTGGATTAGGGTTTCTAGTGCTTCAATAACCATTTCGTGGTCTTTTTTAGAAAGTAAGCTCATTTTTTACCCTCGACTTTTTTGACGATTTTTTAGCGGAGAATTTTTTCCCCATTTCATGGATTTAGTTTTTCAATTTCGGATTACAGAATCCGAAGTGCCCAAGAGAAGATTTGAACTTCCACGCTTTTTAAGGCGGCGGATTCTAAGTCCGCTGTGTCTACCGTTCCACCACTTGGGCAGTGACCCCTCTGTTTGAGCATCGTTGAGAGGCTTGAGGGGTGTTACTCCTGGCTGGGAATTGAACCCAGTTTCCATGTGTGTTGTCCACCCGTCCTTACCAATAGACTAACAGGAGTTGGGAGCGGGAGCTGGAGTCGAACCAGCAACCTGGGGCTTATGAGACCCCTGTGCAACCACTACACTTTCCCGCAATGTGGGGGAAGATTCGGACGTTTCCAACCCTTCCCCATACGACGCTCTGGAAGATACCCAGAGTAGAAGTTGGCGTCTTTCTAGGCTATCTGCCTAACGACTACCAAAGCCCCCTATCAGATTTGAACTGATGACCGCCCGCTTATGATCTTATAGGGTAATGCTCCCTATTTAAAGAACTTTCAAGACCCAAGGCGGGTGCTCTACCACTGAGCTAAAGAGGCATTCTAACAAATTCAAACCTACCATATTTAGAACCCCAAAGCTGATGTTTGTGTTCAGCACAGAATCCTCGGTCCATAACGTAATAGTGAGTTGGTGTCAACTCAATTTCGTTTTGGAGGTAGGTTTGACGACCCATCCAGTCTACCATACAATCGCATCCTTGTATACCCCCCACAAAAGACTCCCCTTGTTGACTGACCACGACATCACAGCCAGGTTTCAATTTTAGCACATCACGGTCAATTTCGTCAAGCCTTTGAAATCCAGTATAATTTTCTTTATCAATAATTTCGTAATTATAAATTCTAATTTGATTATCTTCTTGTTTAGGTTCAAGAACAAATTGACGATATGGTTTATGTAATTGATAATTGTATGCTTGTTCACCATATATTAATCCGCCACCCAAATTAACATGGGTGACACGAATCATAGCATACTTTGAAGGATGAGACATTGCTTGAATTTTATTTTCAAATCTTCCCTCAATTAATCTAAAAAATTCGTTAATCATCTTTAGGTAATAAATCTGGATTTTCTATCGGCAATTCAAACATAAGTGGATGCATTTCTTCCATAATTAAATAATTTGATACTTTATAAAGATCTTCATCATCGTAATCACGATGACCGAGTGCTTCAGTTTGAACTGAAGGATGATCTTGTATTAATTGAGGTAATTCATCAAAAGTATATGGAAGACCTTGTATGAAATACATACGCACAACCTCACCCATATAAAAACAATATGCTTGAGATAATGTGTATTTCATTACATTTCCCACTACAAAATATTTAGTGAGAAATAGGGACGGGGGGACTTGAACCCCCACGGGCTTACGCCCAACAGATTTTAAGTCTGGTGTGTCTACCACTTCCACCACATCCCCGTGGTATGAGACAATCATAGCAGGTCTTGCTGAGATTGTCAAGTGCTGGTTGTCGGGATCGAACCGACCTGTCTTGCCTTATGAGGGCAGTGCTTTCGCCAGAGAGCTAAACCAGCATCAAAAATAATTAAAGTTAATAACTATTCTACACTCCGAATCGGTGCAACTTGTTCCTGTGTGTGGAGTATTTACGTCAAAAATTACTAATCGATTTTCAACGCTTTCTACTTTTGTGCCATCTTCAAATAAAGTATATCCATTATTTGTGTTCACATAATATACTGCTGTTTTAGAATCATCATTATCAAAATCAGTGTGAAATCCATGTTCAATAATTTTTTCTGTTCTTGGATTCAAGTTTGCTTTAACTTTAACTAATGACCTTACCTTAATCTTATTTAAAAAGAAACGAAGAATCTCTGTGTATTCTCCTATTGGTCTATGGTTTTGATAAAACACATGAACAAACTGAAGATTGTTTAAGATATCACAATTTAATTCGTGTTCATCCAGCACTTTACTGCGATGCCAAGGAAAATAATTGCAACTGAAAAGATGTTTGATCTGTCTGAACTCTTCTGGTTCTAACAAGTTGTCTATAATTTGTAAATTCATAAAAATTATCAAACAATAGGGATACTGGGAGTTGAACCCAGACTAACCCGTTATAAGCAGGCCGCTCTAACCATTAAGCTATACCCCCATGAAGCGATTAAGAGACTATAAACGCTTCATATTCGGCCAGTTGCCGTCAATCGATTCTTCAACGCTTGTCTACGCTTTCTGGCATCTCTCATTGCCTGGGGCTTGAGGTGCCTTTTCTGTTCTTTCTTGCTGTGGTGTTGCCAATTTGGAACTTTCATGGTTTCCTCGACCCGTGTATGTATTTATGGTAGCACCCCATGGTCGGTCTGTCAACCCCCTTGACAAAATCTCAGAACCTGAGTAGGATCGCTCTGTCAGGGTTCAGGATAATTATACTCAACTTTTTTAATGATTTTTACCTGGGAAATTTTTTCCCGATTTCATGTAATTGAATTTTCAATTTCAATTTAAGAAAATAGCAGCAGCAACTGCGGTTAATTTCTTACCAGCAAAAAGATTAATTCCTGTAGGTGCAGTAATTGTAGCATCTGATCCAATGGCTTGCATATTAATTGATCCAGTAGAATTAATTTGCAGTCCTATTTTGTTGGGTCCTAGTTTTAATGAATAAGTTGTTATTGGTGGTGTGGTAGAAGTAGAAATACTTTTTCCTAAAATATTTTCATCTTTAATGCCACCAACCCACGAAAAATATTTACCAGATCCTATAGTAGCGAAGCCACCTTTAGTAGACGACATTAAAATATTGCCTAGTGCGTTTACCTGATATTGTCCCAACGTACTAATATTATAATCTCCCCTTATCAATACATTATAAGAACCCAAAGTGTTAAACGCTGTTACTGCACCAGGATTAGACTTTTGGTTTACTGTAAATTCTCCCTTAACTTCTGAGTGAGACCCACCAGTGTTAACATTTTTTTCAAAAGCAATATTTTTACTGATGTCTGCAGCATGAATATTAACTTTTCCTCCACCATTACCTGCTTCTAAATTAATCTCAGTTCCTTTTAATGTTAAAACATTTTTAGATACAACTGTTACATTACTACCACCAATGCTTACTTCTCCAGCAGCTTCAATTGCAATGTCTCCTTCAACCATCAAAGAATATGCAGGTCTCTTCTTAACCTCTTCTTTACCATCGCTACCTTTAACACGCTCTTCATTTGGAGTGCCAGTGATGTGAATGGTTTGAGTTTTACTTGTCTCTAATCTTTCAGAAGCATTGATAACAACTTGTCCTCCACAACCACCTTGAGAAGGATCTCCTGTAGCAATAATAATACGGTTGTTAGCATCAAAATGAATCGCTGCTTCTCCGTTAGTCATTACTGCACCAGAAGAACCATCTTCATTTTTATATGTTGCTAAAGTCCATCCATGTTTCTGTGCTATGACATAACATGCATCTGTTGCTATTTGTCCTGGTTCTAATGCATCAGCACCAGCAGGTCTTGCTGGTCCTTTTTGCTGCAGTTTTTGTTGTACTGCAGAAGTTTTTTGTAAGGGAGTTCTCGGTGCCATTATGGACAATCAATATATTTACCAGTTCCGATCTTAGTGTATCCTCTACGCTCAAGATCTTCTTTATCTAGACAAGTTATATTAGCAATAACTTTAGCTCCTGCTCCATCACCACCAACAATTTCTACTTTTGGCAATTTGGAATAGGTTTTACTTCTATCTAATACTCTAACACCAAATACATAACCATCATCATTAATTAATGCTTCTGCTAGTGTTTCATCACCATCAACATAAACTTTTGGTGGCGATGTATAACCAACTCCAGGTGCAATTAATGTATATGAATCAACTACACATACAAGACCAGCATCTTCGGTGGTATTTGTTTTATAATTTACACCTGTGCGTGTCACTCTAATTTCAGAAACAAATCCTTCATTATCTAATAGTGCTATAGCAGTAGCACCATAACCTTTACCACCGATAATTACTTTTGGTTCTTTTTGATATGGATCTCCTTTGTTAATAATTGGTATGCTGATAATAGAACCATTAGAATCTGTAATAGGAGTACCAGCTATAGGTTTATTAATCTTTGGCTCATCTGTTATTTCTTCCTCTGTAATTTCTTCACCAATAATTGTAACGTCAGTGAAAACACCTGTACCATTTATAACAAAGGTAAGAATTTCATTAGATTCTAGTTCAATATCTTCTTGTAATCCAACTACAACTTTAGCAGTATTGTTTGTAATAATAAAAGATCCTGATAAATTTTCCCCAACAACATCATCTGGGGTAATAGCATTTCCAAATAATGTATAAGATAAAACAGTATTATCATCTACATTTTCTGTAGTAATGGTATAATAAATGTCTTCTCCTTCTGTGTATTGAATTTTATCAGACACAACATTGTATGTTGGAACTAATGTTACATCGTCATTAATTCCAGGAACTAAAACATAATTAGAATCAATGATAACAGTAGCGTTGGCAGTAGTATTATTAATTTCAAAGACTAAAATTTCTGGAATATTTTCAACTACATTATCAGAAGCAATATTAATTTGAACTACCGCAGTATTGTTTTGAATAGTAAAAGTTCCTTCCAATCCTTCAACAATATCAGTTTCAGTTATGGTTGGTCCAGATAAAGTGTACGACAGATTAGTACCATTAGGAACGTTAATAGTTGTAATTGTATAAGTAATTGTTTCTCCTTCAACATAAACATTTTTATCTGTTTCTACTTCGTAGTAAGGATCCTCTATATTTTCTGGAAGAGGAGGTTCAAATTCTTGTTCTGGAACATTAGGAACTACCTCTGGGAGATCTCCAGGAGGCTCTGCTGCCTCCACAACGTCGTCTGGATCATATGCCTCAGGGAAGAATGAAGATGGAGTGTCGGGGCCTCCAGGAGGCGTAGAGGTGGTAGTGGTAGGAGGATTGGAGAAGACTCCACCAACAAAAGCAACCACAGTAGGTTCTTCTGGCGGCAATCCTTTTGCTTCATCACAGACTCCTTGATTAAAATCAAGTGGACCATTCTCGATATCAGCAATTAGTTTGTCAAGAAAATCTTTGTCATCAGTATCATCTTCTTCACAAGTTACAGATACTTCCTGAATCTTTTCGCACTTTGCACCAGGACCAGAGCAAGAGATGCCAAGAAGAGATAGAACTTTGTTTATAGCACTTCCAATAATGTTTAATGGATTAGCTAAAACAGATAGTAGTTGTTGAACAGGACCTAAAACTGTGCTAATTAATCCTTCAAGCACAGAAAGTATTTGATTTAGAATTCCTTGAATAAGAGTCTCCACAAAACATGATGCTTGATAGAAAACATCTGTCAAAAATCCAAACAATAAATCAAATAACCACTGGGCAATTCGATCTGCTGCGTCCTCGATACTACATCCAAGTTCAGCAAAAATTTTATCAAAAATTTCTTTGATCTTCTTTAATCTGTTTCCTTTCTCTCTAATAGGTTTGAAAGCTTTTTCTGGATCAGCTAATGGACCTGTATTGCCAATAATTTTTCCCGTAGGATCATCAAATAAAATCAACGCATCAATAAGTTTTTGAATTCCTTCACGCAACAAACGTACAATTTCACCTTTAACTCTAGCAATAAAACTATTAACTAGAGTAACTACTCTACCGATATGATATCTAGCAATGCCAACATAATCATACAACTTTCCGTTAGCTTTACTAACTAGATAGTCTCCCAGTCTACCACCAGCATCCTGGTTTGCTTTTAATAGGTCTCCAATAATCCTAGTGATACCACTCTTTAAATTACCTTCACTGCCACACTTAGGATCTGCAATAATATATTTGTGCTTTGCACCAGTTGGATTTGTTTCAGATCTTTTTCCAAGCAGTGCAGCAATTACTGGCGGAACTTGCCCAGGAATATGTCCGTATGATGCAGCAGGTTCTCCCGCTGCAATTACATTTGCCCCTTCTTCATTGGTTCCTTTTTGACTTACTGAAGGCCAATCTGTTTTAGGATTAGCTTGGTTTGAAATATATGTTGTAAAAGATTTACACTTACTACCTGGATTTGGATCAACATTTTTAAGGATAGTTGCTCCCTTCGTATGTCCAACAGAACCCATGATAATAGGCTTTTGTTTATCGTTGTCTAGATAAAATCCAACAACCCAATTACCTTGTTCTAATCCAATCGAAGCACCAGTAGTTAATCCATCTGTGAATGGTGTTGTCACGGGCATCATTACGTTTGCCCAAGGCAATTCATTTGTCGGAACAGCATCACATTCTTTTAAATGCTGTCCAACAATACGCACACGAAATCTTCCAGACTTTTTGGGGTCATCATCTTTATTAGATTCTATCTGCCCAATCCACCAATTGAATCCGTCAGAACCAATTTGATGAACAGGAAACAATGATGATAATACTGGATCCATATCAACAATTTTATTAACTATTTATTTTACTTTAGAAGCGGTGTCTCTCTTGCCATATGAATCACGAATTAACGTGATGAATGTATTCATTTGTCTTTTTTTAATATCAAAACCATGGTTAATTTCTGAGATTAAATACACTCCGCTATGTTCCTCATCATATTTCTGTTCTCTTCTTTGTGCGGTAGGTATTTGATTTGGTATTTCAATTTCAATCTTGTCTCCAACTTTTAAATCTGGATTACCTGTAACAGTAATTTTTACTTTTTGATTTTGTAATGTATTTAAACGAGAAATAGATTGGGAGATGTAACTTTTTTGAAAGTCTGGGAAATTTGTAGTGCTGCCACCAGCACCATCTTTTTCTTCAGGGGATGCTATACCTTCTCCACTAAACCATGTCTCGTGATCTAATAAAACACTCATGATGCGAGTAGGATACTTTGATAACTCTGCTTGACCATAAGGCAATCCTTGCTGTGTTCCCATGTGTCCCATGTTTTGATAGGAATCTGATAAAGAATAAACATATTCTTCATAAGACCCAGTGCTAAAATTATAATAACAAACAAGAGAAGAGAAGGCTCCCATTCTTAACTTACTCATCATATCAATCTCTTCTACGAAATCAATGTCAATAATTTTTCTGTTAGGAGGTCCACCAACATCAACATTTTCTTGTGTGTATTTTGCTACTGGTTTAGAGCCATTAAATTTATCAATAGAACATAATGAATCAATAGATTTAAAATAAAAACCATCTTTGTTTTCAAAGAAAAAATATCCAGCAGTCCCAGAAACCTTTGAGTAATCTCCTTTATTTGTTGCTGAAGTTGAAGAGACGACACTTGTTTCTGAACCACCCGTTTTCCCAGGTAATGATGATTTGCCAGATGATTTTGTTGAAGATCCCTGGGGTACAGATTTCATTTTAATTGATTCAATAATAGAAAATGGAGATTTTTTTCCTGGATTGAATATAATATTATACAAACATGGATCAACATTTACAGGCTTAGAAGTTTTTAAATTTGTTTCTAATAATTCTTTGACTATTTTATCTGGTTTTCCTTTTAAAGTTTTTGCAACTCGCACTCCCTCATTTAACATAGCCTCTAGAGATATCAACCCCAAAGTATATGTTTGAAATCTATCCCCAGCAAAACGATTTTGAACTTTATAAACTCTAAACTCATAGGTATATTCTTTGTCTTCTCCAGTCTTTAATTCTAATTTAATTTTTTCAAACCCTTGTATAGGTAAAGATGCAATTAAGTTTGATCCGTTATCTACAAGACCAAGAGTTCCTGAGATGGTTGGGTAATTAATGTTTTCAAAATAATCAAAACGTATTACCATATTGGTAATGTCAATGGCCTTATCCGTTCCTACCTGATAAATGGTAGCAGCTTTTAGAATAAAACTAGATGCGTATGGTAACTGTTGTGTCATAATTTTATGCTGTTGGGATATAAAGACCAGATTGATTTAATGGATCGTAACCTCTACCAATAGTTGTGGTATTAGAAGTTGGTGGAGGTGTATTCAACGATGGTTTTGATTGAGCAGAAGGTAGATTTAAATATGCAATGGTTGAAGCACCACTTGAATCTGTACTTCTATTTAATTGCTGAGCTTGATCTATTTTTGCTTGTCTTGTTGATGGCGGTGCCAAAGATGTTGCATTTTCAGATCGTTGTATTGCTTGAGATTTTAAATTCACAAAACCTTGAATAACTTTTCTCTCTTCTTCTGGATCAGTTATTTTTGTTCCTCCTTTATAGAAATCAAATCCTTTTGCAGTCTTATAAGCATGATATTCAACGCCACCAAGTTTGAAATAAAATTTATCATGAATATTCATACCATAATTTTCAGTGATCTGTTGACCAAGTGATGTTGATGGCTGCGTTGTTGGTGGTTGTGTTCTTTGTACAGCAGTTAATGCATTTAAATCTGCGGGAGAAAATCCAGTATTTGGTGACGCCATAAATGCATGTTTGTTGGCAGTATTGACAACAGGAGCATTAAAAGGTTTATTTGAACTTACAGTAGGATTATAAAAAGTATCTGATGTTGCTAACATTTTAGCTTCTGCATCAGATAAGCCAGCAGCCTTTGCTTTTTCATATATTTGTTTTGGATCTAATCCGCCTGCACCAATAGCTGCATTCAAGGCTTGAGTTCCTTGTTCGGCAGAAACTTTAGCAAATCTACCATCACGTACTGGCTGAAATTGATTTTCCGCCATTAATAAATCAGTAATTGTCATATTTTGTGCCGTTACTCCTTCTTTAACTCCCCATGCTTGAGGAGTTGCCTTTCCTTGTTTTACTTGTCTGTAACGATTAAGAATTGCATTTAAAACATGAGATGATCCAGCTGGATCTGCACCCGCTTCTGCATATACCATTTTACCAAGATCAGAAATTTCTTGCTGACTAAATCCTTGTAAATTTACTGGCGATAGATCACCTCCTCCAGGTGGATTTTGTGGCGGAGTTTCATTAATACTATTACTCATTTTCTCAAGAAGTTTTCCAAATCCATCCATCATTTTGGCAATAATATTTTTTTTAGATTCTCCAGATACTTCTTCAGCTTTATCTTCTTCTTTCTTTCCTTTAACTGTTCCTGCTTTTGCTTTATTCATAACTGTTGGAGGAACACCAAAGGCATCTGATATTGGACGAGAAAACTTTTCAATTTCTGGTCTCAATTCTTCTCCAGAACCACCTAAATTTTTCATAAGATTTGTTGTTGCTGCAACAACACTACCACCAGCAACCATCATTGGTAAAGACATCGCATCCACTAATGGTTGTGACATATTTGTTATGCTAGAAGCAAATGTATTACCAATTCCTAAATTTCTTGTTGTACCAAAACCAAATCTACCACCAACTCCAGATGTTCCTTTCTCAAACATCTGTGGTTTTTTTCTTGTCTTACCATCAACAGCACTAGGTTGCCCTTGAGTATAATTATTATCCAAAGGAACAATCATTTCATCGCCGTGAAGTTTGGCAAGATAACCACTATCAGGACCAGAAACTATGCCACCTCTTTCTAGTTGTGGCATGTTTGCTCTCGACATCATTTCTTCACGCCAAGCATTTCTTTGAGAATATGCATCAGGAACTAAATTTTGTATGTTAGTAATCGATGTAGTTGGTGTAATATCATTATCTACATTTGTATCTTGAAGACTTTCATCTTCAGGTGTTGTCAAATCATCTGGAGTAATAGTTCTTGCAACATCTTTTTGAGATTCTAATCGAGTTTCTCTTTGTTGATCTTCTCTTTTATCTACAGTTTGTTTTTGAAGTTGTGTTTGTTGAGATATAGCAGCAGCAATTTTGTCTAATTTATCAGACAAAGTATCATTTCTAGATTTTAATTGTTCTGCAATATTAGTTTGAGCTATATTAGATGATATAATATTTCGTTTAACTTCAGAAGAAGATGATTGAATAGAGTCTGCTACTGATTCAATTGATTTAACTACTCCAGAAATAGAATCAAGTAATTGTTCTCTACTAATTCGTTTACCACTTCCAGCAGTAGCTTTTTGTATTTTCTTAGCTGTTCCTGGTATTTTTGGAGACTTTGCTTGCACTGCTGGATCAGAAGTTTCAAAATTATAATCAAATTGACTTCTAAATCTAGAAAATTTAGTAGTTGGTTTTCTTTTTTCAAATAGTTCAAAAAAATTCTTTCTAGGATTTTTTAGTAACTTAACCCTAGAAACAATGTCAGAAATTTTTTCTTTTTTTCTTAAATAATAATCGCCACCAAATTCATGCTTTAATGCTTTGCGAAAGAAGTATCCTTTCTTAATACCAAAATCTTCAAGCTTTAATTTATCATCATCGGGGACATTTTTTTGTTGGGCAGCTAAAGTTTTTTCAGCATACTCTCGTTCAGCCTTCGCCATCGAACGAGCGGCCATAACTTTAGATACTACATCAATATTATTTCCATGATATGAAAACCCTTCTGTAAAAGCTGCCATTTATAATACCCTGACGAAATATTTATCGTAATCTAGACATAATAAGACTTCTGATAGTGTCCGAGTATTCATTTTCTGTTCTCCATCTACCAGAACCCATAGGGACAAAAGTAATATTTTGTGATCCTTGACCACCAACCGCAGGTCTTGTCGCTTGATTAACGATTAAATGCTTAGTGCCTGCATCTTTGTCTTTACCTTGCATCGATTCAAATCTTTGTCGTTGACCAGATGGAGGAGTGATTGATTGTAAATTTAACCCAGCAGCAATAGATCTTTCAAAAGGAGAAGTTAATGCATCTAACTGTTGTTTTGTTACTTGTCCTGATTGAACAGATCTTTGCAACTCTGGAGACATATTACCTAATTCAAAAATACTAGCTCCTCTATTTGGTGCTGCTAGATCTCTATGCCCTCTAGGAAATGCTCCAAAGTTTTCTGCAAAATGTTTTTCTACTGCGTTTAATTCTCCTTTAGGAACAATAACTCCTCGTCCACTTCCTTGTCCAGATTCCATTGATGCATCCATGTGAACTTCTAATACTTCCCATCCTTCTTGCTCCATTTTTTTATACCATTGCTTTTGTTTATTAAAACCAGCTTCAGTATCTTCAAACATAGAATTTACATCAACATATTTAATGTTTGCATCAGGATATTTTTGCTTTAAGTTGCTGTATGCATTTTGTGCTAATTGTTTAACTAAAGCTGCTTCTCCAGGTGCTCCTCCTCCAGCAGCATGACCAGGAACAATTAAATATCCTTTTGATCCTACGCCAGAAGTAGAACCAAAATTCTTATTAGCCATAACACCTTGTTTGCCAAGACCTTCAACTTTTACTGGTGTTCCAGTTGGTCTATCAACTTTTCTAATATTTCCGCCCCCACGCATCAATTGATTTACAATAGGAAGTGGATTTATATGTCCTTTTAAAGTTCCTCCTGTCCAACCAGTTCCAACTTCTAAGTGCAAATGAGCACCAGACGATCTTCCTGTGCTACCAATTTTACCGATAACAGGGAAAACTCCATTCGCAGATGGTTCTAATCTTTGTCCTTTTGTTGCATTAACTTCACTCAAATGACCATATAAAGAATATAATCCATCATCATGTTTAACAACAACAAAATTCCCCCATCCACCAGGATCTCCAGTTCCATCAGAAAGTTTTCCAATATCCTCAACAACTCCAGGTTTAATTATTGATATAGGTGTTCCCATTTTAAATTTGCTACTAGCAATATCAATTCCTTTATGCTTTCCTCCTCTATCACCAAATTTATCCCCAACATCCGATGCTTCTACGGCATAACCACCTTCAGCCATTAAAGAATCTCCATCGACTGTTGGAGTAGGACGATTGTTTATATTTTTAAGTAACTCTTGGAATCTTCCTTGAGGATCCAATATCTTTAATAATTTTTCTGCAAATGATTCTGAATTCTGTGTCTCTAATAAATCTTTTTCAATGCCTTCAAGCTCTTCTTCTGGTGTTTGTTTTCTTTTATCTTTTATTCTCTTAAGTTCTTGACTTAAATTAGGTAAAGCTCCACCAACTTTTGTTTGTGTAAATGTTTTAGGAATACCATATTCTTCTGCAATTGGAGCAGCAACTTGCTTAAATGTAGGAGCTATAGATGCTGCGAGAGGACCCATGCTGTTAATATAATTTGTTGTTGCTGCTAATAAACTGCCCCCAACAATAGCCATTGGATTCATTTGTTCTGATTGATTTTTATCCACAATCAATTCTGTACCATGAAGCATAGCAACTCCAGGTTTAGCACTCAATGTTCCTGTTTCATACTGATTTTCAGTAACTCCCAATGCCTCTGCAATGAACGCAGCAAACTGTTCATCGCCAAGTTTACCAGACATTGCTGGTCCTTCAATATGTTTCGTGTATGCAGCCACATCAATGTCTCGCAAGACATCCACCGCAGCGAATCCATATCCAGCTACAGGTATTGCACTACCAAATGATAAGAATCCACCCTTGACATCACCCATCATTATTCTAGCTAAACCTTCTCCTAATCCATATGCCGTAGCAACACCAGGAATTAATTTAGCTGCTAACTTAACTGTAAGTTTTTCTGCACCTTCTTTACCAAGTTTTTTAACCAATGCTTTTTGAACTACAGAACTGCTCAAAGCTCTCTGCAATAAATTGCCGCCAGATTTTTGTACTCCTTTAGCAGCAACATTGTCAGCAGATTTTAATGCTGGTAATGCTATATGTTCAAAACCTTTTGCAACAAATTTTTGTGTTGCTTTTTGAGTTGCTTTGTCTGCTGCTTTCTTTGCCGCTATTCTTTGAGCTACTTTACCAAGTAGTTTACCTGGACGTAATGCTTTGCCTAAAAGTTTAGCCCTTGATCTAATAGCTAATGGTAAAAATTTCCACAATTTTACAGCTATTTTTTTACCAAAAAATTTAACCAATCTGCCGAGTAAACTATTTGAATCTAATGTATGCCCACCAACGTCAGTGAATCCAGTAGTAAATGCAGAATCTCTTTGTTGTTCTAACCTAGCTTCAGTTGCTTGTCTCTTTAAATCTTCTTCGTATTTTTTAATTAAAGAAGTTTGATTAGTATAAAGATCTAATATGGTATCAAGTTTTCTTTCTAACAATGCATCCTGTTCTTCTACCGATTGCAATGTTTTTAGATTTAAATCTAAATTAGTTTGCAGTAAAATATTTTGTTCTTTGATAGAAGCATTAATAGAATCTAATTGCCCTTCAATTTTTAATAAATTATTTGTTAAAAATCTGTATATTTTAGTGTTAGTAATTGCAGATGTTGTTTCTTTTTTATCACCAGCATTAATAGTAGCACCTGTTTTTCTATTAATTACTTTAACTAAAGATGCTTGCAAACTTGGGGGAAGATCAGATAAAACATCTGGATCAATCTGAATGTCTTCAGCAATATCGTTTGCTTGTTCTATCTTTTTCTCTGTTTCTTTTTCTTCTGTATCAGAAACAGATGTATCCCTTATTAAATCAAGTAATTCATCTAAACCTTCAGCCTCATCTTCGTCTTCATCTTCATCTCGTATTTCATTTAATAAATCATCAAGATCATCTGGCTCTTCTTCATCAGCATCTGCATAAGTTTCAATTTCAAAATCAGGATCGACTCTAGGGATATGTAAATATGGATAGTTGCCTCCTTCCCATGCGTCAGGGGTTAGCTGACGTATCGTATCCATAATTTTATCACGATGTTCAGAAATATCTTTCCAGGTAATACCTAAAGTATCCTGCAACCAATCTAGTATTTCTGCTTGTTTAGCACCTTTGGGGAATGGAGACTTGCCAGCAAAGTAAATAGCATGATCTAGAACTGATTCAAATTCTAGCTCCCAAACACCAGCTTGCCCTTGAATATATCTTGCTGGAGGTATGTTAAGATCATCCAATGGAACGACAGCTTCGGTGCCATGTAGTATAACTGGATAGCCACTTTCTGGTCCAGAGAATACTCCACCTTCAGATGCTTGTGGAATAGTTCCTTTCAATGAATACTTTTGATTTATTTTTCTAGCTGTCGTAGAAGATGTAGATAGTAATCTAGTTTTGGATGATACTCTTTTTGTCTTTAAAGGATTTTTTGTATTAATTTTTAATGCTGTATCAAGAGCACTGTAAAAATTGCTTACATCTGATTGATCATTCTCAGGGTGACGAGCTAAATTTTCTAAGACATTAAAATATTCTGTTTCCTTTTCTTCGTTACCTTCTATTGCTTCATAATTTTGCAATGCAATTTTAGAACTAATTCCTTTCTTTTTGCATATAATTCTTATTGCATTAATTAATATTCTCTTATATGTTTTATACGATTGAGTATTTAAAAACAAATGATGTATTAATCCTATCGCCCCTTGCTTAGGGTCATAGTTACTACCAAAAAATGTTTCGTAGTATGTTATAGGATACCCTTTAGATGCCTGACCATAATCAAGAATTTTTACTTGGTAGTCATCAGTAATAAAAATGTTTCCTGCATGTAAATCTTTTTGAGCAATATTTTTGCGGTGCAATGCACCCATTGCTTCAACAATTTTTCTAAAAATATAATCAGCAAATACTGGATCTTCTTTTATTCTTTTTAAATTTCCAGAATCATTTAATGTATTACCTTTAAACTGTTGTATTGCAGCGTATCCTTTTCCAGAGCCCAATAACTGTGGGGCTATCTTAAGACCTTTTAATTGCTCAAGCATTGAAACTTCATGCTTAAGTTCCTTTTGACCTTTAGCATGAGCAACTTTAACAGCAGCACCTCTGGAAGAATATACAGTACCAAAGGCACCTTGCCCTAATTTTTTAGATCCAACTAAATTAAACGCAGTATTATAGCCAACAATTTTGCCGAGTAGCCTTACTCTTTTTGATAAATTAAATTTATTTTCGGCAGAATTTTTCATTACCTGTTAGCTGCTTCCCGTTTAGCTTCTTGTTCTTGTATGTGTTGCAATAACAAAGAAACATATACTTCACGTTCCCAAGGCATGAGACTTTCAATCTCTGTCAAAGAGTATTTATGATGCTGCATCAAGGCAAAATTGGTTTTAAAATACCCTTCCAAACTATTTTGGAAGAGTGCTATGCGAAAAAATTCTGCATACCCTCGATTTCATATTCAGATTCAAGTCCAGTCTTTGGATTTTTCACAGTAAATTTATGCTGTAGTTTTGGCATTGTCTCATAAAATTTTTGAATGTCTTCAAACTGTTTATTGGTTAGTGTCTCCACCCACTCAACCATTTCTTTTCTTGACGTTGTGGAAGAATCCCAGACATCTTCTTTTGTGAAGACTTGATCAATTGAATCAGCAATAAATTCAAATACTTCTTCTGTTTTAATATCTTTATTTAAAAATTCTGCATCAATAAATCTATCCATGCTTGGGTACTTCATAACAATACCCATATCATCACCGATCATAATTTTATTCACATGACCTTCTGGCTTAAAGACCTCAACTTCATTTAAATTAATAGCAACTTCAACCTGAGTTTCATTGTCATCTTTGCAGACAACATTCATGGTGACAATTTCTCCAACAGATGCTGCTCTGATTCTGAGGAACAGATATTCTAAATCAAAAGCAGGTAGTTCATCAACTTTGATTCTTGTGATGACACAATTTTTAATTAAATTTTTTACCGCATCTTTAATCTGGGCTTCGTCTTCAGATTCAAGTGCTAATAGTAAAACCTTTTCTTCTTTTACTATAAAAGGTCTGTACTTAATTGTTTTGCCGTTGGAAGGAAGTTGCAGTTCAAATGTAGGATAACCAATTTTAGGTAATGCCATATTATTCTAGTCAAATCGTTTAATTATTTATCCCTTAAATGAACGAACGTCTGCAAAGAAAATTGTATGCTTGCTATAATAAAAATTGGCAGTAACCCTAGTTAATTGTGATGTTCCATAAGAAAGAGGAACAGCATCTACGGAATATGGATAGCATTGTTCCATAACATATACTAATGGAACCCTACTATTGGGTGCGTTATTTCCTTTTTCTGTCTTAGCTATTCTTAAAGTAGCTTGATAATCTTTTGGATAGTGTAATCTTGTTGAGCGATTTGGAAGTTTTGGTTTGGCGTTTTGCTTAAATTCTTTGAGACTATCTGGAGACTGTTGTTCTATGCTATTAGAATTTTCTACGCCATTAAAAATATAATTATACCACGCCATTAAAAATTTGTATGGTGCCATATTAGCATCACACATCCATGTCAAAGAAAAGTCACTTACTAGTTTTGTGTGAGGATAATTTACGACACCCTCGCCCAAATATCTACCATTAATTTGTCCAGTAGCAGCTTGACTATTTGGTAACTGTGCTTCATCGCAAAACATATTAATCAAAGCACCAGGATTTCCAGAATCATTTGCACTTGGCAACGTAATACTGTATTGACTTAGAACACTTTGAATTTGCGTTCCACTAAGATCAAACTCAATGTCATATCCATTTGACATGGACATGCCACCATTTTTAGCGATAGCATTTATGAAATTGGTAATTGATCCTGCCACTCTAAATATACTCGGAGGGATATATTTATTTATGGCATACTCTGGAATCTATAAACCCACTAACCCCAAAAAATATAGGGGGAACCCCACAAGGATCATCTATCGTTCCATGTGGGAAAGAAAGTTTATGGTATTTTGTGATAATAACAATAGTATTATAGAATGGGGTAGTGAAGAAATAATTATTCCTTACCGTTGCCCTACGGATGGCAGAGTGCATAGATACTATCCAGATTTTTATATTAAAGTGAAAAGCAAAGATGGTAGGGTTAGTAAATATCTAATAGAAGTCAAGCCAAAGAAACAAGTTACTGGTCCTACAGAAAAACCAAAAAGAAAAACCGCTGCTTGGAAAAGAGAAGTTCTAACATACATAAAAAATCGTGCTAAATGGGAAGCAGCAGAAGATTTCTGTGAAGATAGACAAATGAAATTTTTAATCCTCACGGAAGACCATTTAGGAGTATAGCATGGCAGCTAAGAATAATCTAAAGCCAAAACCAAATGCAAAAGACAACGTTGATAAATGGAGTCATTTAACAGGGCACGAATTAGATGGAGGTCTTTCTGCTGACACATACACTAGAGATCAAATTCGTGCTTTAGCTTCTAAGTATGGTATAAAAAGATATTCCTCATATAAAGATATGAGGGAACTTGCTGAAGCAGTTAAAGCTACGAAAGGTTATCAAGAATTTTTAAAGAAAAATTATAAAACTATTTTTGAACAAATAAAAGAACTTACTGGAGGAGAAGCAAAAAGTATCACATGGTATAAGTCTGCGTTAAGATCAATAGGGGATAAGTATACCACAGAAAACAATAGAATGACCATCGAACAAAAGATGGAGTCTGTTGATGCTCTGGTGTATCAGGATCAAAATGTTTTAAGAAGAAGAGTTTTTCCTGGTCACTTATACTTTTACGAATACCAAGCAGAGACTCAAAGCCTACCATATTACGATAAGTATCCATTAGTATATGTTTTAAGTGTTCACGGCTCAGAATTTTATGGGGCAAATTTACATTACCTAAAACCAAAACGAAGACAAATAGTTATCAATAAATTACAAGAAGGAAGAATAGACATTCCTCAAAAGATTATTCATAAATATTTAAATAAAAGGTGTAAAAGTTTATTCTTAGATCTTGCCAAACAAGAATGGGAAACTGCTATATTTCTTCCAGTTGAAGAATTTGTTCTTATGAAGGGGGGCGGAAGAATTGAATATCCTAAAGAATATGTTTGGGAAGAGATCGAGCAATATTGGAATGATAGAATAAAAGGTATTCGTATTGTAAAAGGTTCTGATAAAAAAGACATAGAGAGAGTCAAGTAATGGCAAAAGGAGAATACTACATCGAAGGAAGATCTTTATTCTATGACAGTGGTGATGGATTTAAGAATAGAGGTAACGCAGGTTCTACTGCAAATCAAGCTTTGATAAACCAAGGAACTAAAGTAAATGACCCAAATTCTAGTAGTTCTTCTTCTGGATATACTCCACCAAAATCAGATAATGTTATAAAATTTACAGCCCCCAGAGAAAATAAAAGTCAAGCTTTAAGGTATCCATCAGACTTATTAGATGATAAATCTGACTATGTAATTTTTACTTTTTTTAAATACGATCCCCCATTCGGAAGAGGGCAAGGAGGAGATGGGAGTGTAAATATAGACAGTGGAAACTCAGGTTATGATTTGTATGCTCAATCAGGAATAGGTAAGAAAACAACTAGTCCTCCAATAATTTTATACATGCCAGAGGATGTTCAAGCTCAATACAGTGCCAAGTGGGGAGGAGCTGGATTTGGTACATTAACTGCAGGATTGTTAAATTTAGCTGGAACAAATCTAAGTGCTATACCTACAGGAATTCAATCAGTACCTGGGATGATAAAAACAATGGCGTTTGATCAAATAACAAAATCTATAAATGAAACATTAAATGCTAATGTTAATATAAATCAAGTAATGGGTGGAGTCAGTGGTACTGTGTTAAATCCAAACGTAGAAATGATGTATGAGTCTCCAGATCTTAGAGGATTTGATTTATCATTTAAAATGACTCCAAGAACAGATGGAGAAGCAAAAACCATTAGAAAAATTTGTAATAGATTTAAAAAATCAATGCTACCATCATTTGGGGGACAAGCAATATTTGGATTTGAAAATAATTCTCCTAATTTATTAACTATACCAGACGTATGCCAAGTTACATTTATGAAAGGATCAGGACTTCATCCTTTCTTGCCTCAATATAAATTATCTGCGATTACTGATGTGTCAATAAATTATACTCCAGATGGTTCTTATGCTACATATAGTGATGGATCTCCTGTAGCAACACAACTAAAAATTACTTTTAGAGAAATGAAGATCCTATTTGCAAGCGAAATCAACGAAGACGGACCAACTTTCTAAAATGTACTTTAAAAATATTCCTAATATAGAATACGATACAAAGCCAATTAGTTATCCATTTTCTAATTCAGACTTTGTTGTAGCTAAAAATTTCTTCAGAAGATATCAGGTTAATCCTGATGTATTTTCTTATGCAACTTTCTTTAAACAATACTCTATAGTTGAAGGCGAAAGATTAGACACCTTAGCAGAAAAAGCATATGGAGATCCTTTTTTTGATTGGATAATTGTTTTAACTAACAACATAATTAATCCATTATTTGATTGGCCAATGAGTGAATATGCTTTAAGAAAATATTGCGAATCAATTTACGAAGATCCATATTCTGAAATACATCATTATCAAACATATGAATACAGAAATAGCAATGGAGATTTAGTTCTTAAAGAAAATATAATTGTTGACGAGACATTTTACAATAGACCATTCAAGTATTGGGACGGAGATGAAATTAAAAGTATTCCTGGAAGTGAACTGTCGTATCCTGTAACTGCGTTTGAATACGAAAGTCAAGAAAACGAAAAGAAAAGAGAAATCTATTTACTAAGACCAGAGTATCTTGATGCGTTTCTTTCTGATTTTAGAAAAACAAATATGTATACTCAATCTAGCGATTACATATCCAATAAGTTGAAAAAAACTGGAGTATAAAAAAGGGGGCGTAAGCCCCCTTCGTTGTATCAATCTTCTTCAGCCAGTCGAGCAAAGTAGCTCAGAGCATCATCGTCATCATCGTTAGATTTGAACGAAGGAAGATCAGGTTCACGAGCAACCGTAGCAGTAGCAACAGCAGCGGGTTCTTCTTCCTCTTCATACTGAGCCTGACGAACTTCAGGAGCAGTATTCAGAACAACACTCATGCGATTTTCAAGCTCTTCATAGCTCTTGAATTCACTGGGAGCAGTAAATGCTTCAAGAGAATACTCTTGCTTCCAGATTGCTTCCAGTTCATCATCATCTTGACTCAGAGCAGCAGGAGAACCAAATTCAGAAGCATCATAGTTCCAGTAACCACCAATGGTACGGATCTTGATTTTGAAGTTAGCACCTTCCCAAAGATCAAACACGTTGATAGGAGTTTCATCTTGGAATTCGGGCTGCATGGCGGCGAGGATCTTGTCGTGGATCTTCTTACCATACTTGAACAACATAACCTTGCCGTTGTTGTCGGGGTTCTTGGGATCGTTCACAACATAAATGTTGCTGTAGTAGGAAAGCTTACGCTTACGATCACGAGCGATGGCTTTGTCGGATTCATGACCACTATTCCACAGACGTGTGTTGGCAGCACAGATGGGGCACTTATCACCATTGGTGGTGGGACAACCATCAATCAGCCAACCACCAGGACCTTTGAAGGCGTGGTTGTAAACCTTTGCCCAGGGTACGCTCTCACCTTCGGGAGCGGGGAGGAAACGGATAACAGCATACCCGTTACCAGAAGCGTCAAGTTCGGGCTTCCAGAGCCTATCGTCGGCACCAGATTGGGTGCTGGACTTTTCAAGTTCTTTCTGAAGGAACTCAAAGTTACTCTGGGACTTACGCTTAAGATCAGCAAAAGACATAGGATTTTCTCGGATAAATTGGATTTGGCTTGTGTGACGCTGAATCACCTAGACATCATATCACAGGCTCAAGGGAGCGTCAATCCCCCTGAGCCTCTAGTTGCTGTTTCATGACACGGACCTTTTCAAGAAGGTCATCAAACATAGCTCCCATGGTCTGATTGGGAGTGGCACCAAGCATGATAGCAGCTTGCTTCATACTCTCTGCCATTTCCTGTGCCTCTGGGTCATCACTCAAACACACACGGGCATGAAAGATTTTTTGTTTTTCAATTAGTTGCTCCATCACTTCAAAGTATTGAAGCTTTTTTTCTTTTGTAAGAACAGGAAAAGCAACCATAGATCTCATACAGAACTGTTGAAGCTCTGCCATTTCTTGAAGATCACCCCGAACCATTTCGGATTTAAAAAAATTTCCCATAGTTATACAAGCATGAGTTTTGCTCTTGAAGTTTTCTTCATGAAGTTGAGCTTCTGAGCGTCGTATTTAAGTTTTTCTTTTAGTGGCTTTGACATCAGTTTGGGCACTGATTCAATTTCGATTTCGTTATGTTCGCAGTAGTGAATAATAGCATCAATATAATTCATTGAATTTTCGTGAGCTATTTTTTCAACCTCCTGAGCAAATTTGGTAGGCGTCATAAAATTGTTTTCAAATATTTCTTTCATACCTCTCTTCGTATTCCCGAATGTACTGTTGTAGTTTAATAAGATATTCTTTTTTGGGAGGCTGAATACTTACTTGTGTTTCACCATTTTCACAAGCAACAATTGTAACTAACTGTTCCACTTTCAGATTATAAAGTTCCTGTAGCATACAAGCATATGCTGTTTCCTGAACATAATAATCGTAAAGATATTCTTCTTTCTTTTCTTCGGCTGATGTTTTGAAGTCGATGATAGAAAGTTTACCGTTGTACTCAGCAATACAATCTACACGACCAGCGATTCCAAGGAAATCAGAATATAAGCCAGCCTCTTGTAAGTATATGTTATTTATATTATCAAGAATTTTACGAGAGGAATCAAACATAATCCAAACCAAAGGATATTCTTTATAAAGATTTGGATCATGTTCATTGTTGAGATAATTCTCTACCAATTTATGATAGCGATTGCCTCTAGTAGTGGAGCGAGAGGAGATTCGGTTTGCTTTTTCCTCCCCAACTCTCGCCCTCCACTTAGCAATTATCTCTTTCTTTTTTGGGTTGTTGCTAATCACGGTGGTGACTGATTTGTGCTTCTTCCCAGTCGGAGTATTATAATACCTCCGACCTTCAATCATAACAGTATTCATTTCAATAGGCTCAATCAGCCCAACATGATTAAAAATTTTCATTTACATTCCCAAATTAATTTTAGCGATGAGATAAGACTTCACAAGACCAGAACGAACGATGTCTTCAATACCGAATTCGATAAGAGAAAACTCTTCCATGTTCTGAAGAATGCGTTGGAAATCAATGATACCAGTACGCTCGTTGGTACGTTGCAAGTCTGACTGACTAGCATCACCACAGAACATAATCTTACTATCTTGTCCTACACGAGTCATGATTGAATCAAGTTCGTGGAAGTTAAGGTTCTGACATTCATCAACAATAATAATTGAATTGTCTAGAGTAGAACCACGAAGGAAAGAAGTGCTCCAGAAACTGATTGTTTCCTGCTGTTTGAGATTGTCATACAACATATCAAACGAAGGATCGTCTGGCATCTCAAACATATACTTCACCATATTCTTATAGGGAATTTGATAAAGTGATGACTTGTCTTCGTGCGTACCAGGAAGGAAACCAATTTCTCTAGTTGCAACTAGAGAGCGAACGATATAAATTTTTTCGTAAGGTGATTTTTCATCTAGAACATCACGAAGAGCAAGGTAAAGGGCAACGAATGTTTTGCCTGTTCCAGCACAACCGTAAGCAAAGATGTTTTGACCTGTTCCATACTCTTCAAACATTTTAGTTTGATTTTCTGTGAGAGGTTCGATCTCAAGAAGATAATCAGAATTGATTGGCTTCTTTCTTCTCATTTGCTTAGCACTCATACCATTAAGGTCTGGAGTATTTCTTTTTCTTGCTCTTGGCATAGTTGTTTATAGTGATTAGTTTACCATTGAACACGAGAACCAGGGGCTTTAGCCACCTTGTTCTTCATAATATCAGCCCAACCTGGGTGAGTTTTGCTCATCTTGTCTTTCCAGTCTCCGACTTCTCCGACACCAGCGACACCAGCAGACCAATCTTTATCCCAATCGGGATTGTCTTTTTTCCACTGATCATACTCTACCATAGACATGTAGAGTTCTTGTTTCTCTCCAGTTTCTTTATGAATTACAGGATAAGTAGGCATCAGATCCACTCCAAAGCTTCAGCGACAGTTGGGAATTGTGTAGCGAAAATTTCTTTACACATTTGAGCAATTTCCATATGCTCTTTTTGAGTACCGTTAGCGGACCTCAATTCTATATAGTGTACCCACGAACGTACAGATCCTGTCATGTAAATTCTTGTGGGAACAGCAAGTGGAAGTACAAACCGAGCACACTCTTTAGCAACTCCAGCACCAAGCATGTCTGTGTATAGTTCTTGTGCCTCGGCAAACAACATCTTAGTACGACGCTGGAATGCAATTACTAATTCAGGATCAAGATCATCAATAGAATTCTGACGATTTTTTGTATCCTGCCGTCGAAGATCAGGAACAGGAATCTCTTCTGTCAGAAGATTGGTATCAGCATATCGCTGAGAAAATTCCTGGAATGTGAAGGATCTATGTCGTAGTATTTGTGCCGCCAGACCCCGAGTAGTATTGATCTCTAGGGTCATGTATGCTTGTTCAAATACAGACCAATGTTCATGCTGAATACAATACTTAAGCAGCCCCGAGATCTTCGGGTTGTCCTGGTTGTTCGGATTGCTGACTCTCGCTACATACGCCATCGTCTCTTCCGCATTCGGTGTCACTGTCACTAGTTTCACCGATTGATTGTTCAAAGATCGCTGGATCAATTGTGTATCCAAATCCACGGGTTGCTCGCTCATAGTCTTGTAGGTTTTTACGTAGTTTCTTAATTTCATGACGACGCTTGAGAATTTCAACATATTGGTCGTAAGAATAATTTGGGTTATCTAATGCTTTAGTAAGCATCTTGGTAGCCCGCTTTAATGATGCCATAGTATCAAAGCAGATTTGTCTGTATCATAACACAAAAAAAGAGGGGTGTCAACCCCTCAGTAAATTATTTCATTGCCATTGCAAGTTGTGCTTGTTTAAGTTTATTTTGTTTTAATATTTGTTTGCGAATCACATTTAGCCAGTTCATTTTGCTACCTCCTGGTTGTTGCAAGGACGGTAGGCAACACCACGATATGTATTCTGTGGATGTGCTGGTGCGTGAGTTTGCGAATACCAACGCTGATATTCTTGCTTAGGTACGTCAGTGTTGTACTGACAACCTCTGTAGGTTGCTTGTGACATTAGGGTTCTCCTTAAGTGTTATGTTAAAGAGCGTTCCTTCAGTCGGCTTTTCCGTTTACAAAATTCGATACTTTGTGTAGAATTTTGTAAATGAACGATGCGTTCCGAGTCGGCTTACTTCCGTCCCAGAGGGATGAACGTATTTTATATATTTGAATAATTCGGTAACATTTGTTACCTTTCTATAAAATCTAAAGTATAATCTTTAGCAATGAGTTGCTGAATAATAATATCGCAGGCAATCTTGGGTTCAGATTCTCCGCAGGTAAATACATCTACTGCAGCTTCTCCTTTTTCTGGCCAAGTATGAATGCTGATATGACTTTCAGAAAGTAAACAAATTGCTGTTACGCCTTGGGGTTCAAATTGATGTGACATTGTTTGCAACACATGAGCACCACATGCTTCAGCAGCATTCTCTAGTAAATCACAGAGAAAAAACTCGTTGTCTAAAAGAGACAACGAGCACCCGTAAAGGTTTAGTAAATAATGCTTTCCCATTTATCTTTTCTTTTTTTCTTCTTTATTTTTTATTCCCCAGAGTTTGGGATTTACTCTCCCTTCGGATTGTTTAAACCATTTCAAACCTTCTCTATATCGATCCCAATAGTAATCAAATATTTCTACTTTATTTCTAGGAATCACTAGATCATAACATAATGCTCCATCAAGTTCATAATGTACGAGGTAAGCAGTATAGGGAAGAGACCTATCATTTGCTAGTTCGGGTTCACAGTTTTGATGAAGAATAACCATTAACTACGTCCTCCCCATTTAATTTGGGGGAATGCTTCTTCTACACAAGCACGAGTAATTTTATATTTTCTGCCTAGAGATTTATCTTTTACAAGTACTAGTAGGTTGGCTTCTTCTTCTTGTAGCCCTTCTAGAAGTTGAATGAAAAGATTTTCTCTGGTGGTTTGATTGATGGAAGAAGTTCCACCTTTAAAGAATAGATAAAGTTTGCGGTACTCATGTTCAAGAACAGTATGCTCTGTTCCTTTTGGAGCATCATTTGGTGTGAATGGAACTTCACCTTCAGGAAGCATAGAAACTACGCTCTCATCGAAGTTGGCGATGAGAAGAGAACGTAGAGCGGGAGTATTATGTTCATGAAGAATTTTAATCTTTTCTGCTTTGGTCTTAGCATTGCTCACTTTCTGGAGCACTTCGGAAATTAACAGTCTCATTTCTTAAATGGCGATGAACTACGAAAATAGAATACTTCTATCAGATCATTAAGTTGATTTTTCTGAAAGTATTCTAAAGGAATTTGTTTGTCAATTGTATTTAGCTCATTAAATTCAACCAGAATTTTTTGTTCTAAATCTTCTGGAACATAATCTAAATCAATAAGTGTTCTATTACGATAGTAATTATCAATTTCTGATTTAGTTTTACAGAACATGGCTGGGTCTTGGTCTACCCATACATTCAATTTCTTTTGACTGATTGGTTTTTGTCTTTTTTCTGCGACAAAAGTATCATCATCAGAAAGAAAGTTGGGGATACCATCTGATTTATCTCCCTTAATGATATGTTCTTTTATAAAAGCATATGGATTGTCTGAAATGATATAACTTTTCATGATGGGATTGTATTGATATACCCCAGGATACTTATGTAGTTGAATGAAATCTTTATCTCCAGAAAGAATTAGAATCTTCTCTTTCGGTTTCTTGTGTCTGCACAGTACAGAGATAACATCATCAGCTTCTGCACCCAATACTTCCATTACTCGGTATGGAAAGTATTCTTTAATTTCATCACGAATTTTATTCAGAACATCAAAGATTGAATGCCAATCTAATCCAGAACTCTTACGATCTTTTTTTCTATTGTATTTGTAGTAGGGAAAGAAGTCTTTACGCCAGTAATGTTTACTATCGTAAGCTAAAACAACTTCACCATATTCTTCTTTGTATTGTCTCTCATAAGCAACTAAACTTTTGAGAACCATATGACGAACTAAGTTTTCATTTAGTTCATCTTTTTTAAGTTGTGCCATCAGGTTACTAATCATAACCTGATTCATGTCAATAATAATCATCCTCTTCTTCTTCCTCTTCTTCGTCAATAAAGGTTACAGCGAGTAGCTCTTCGTTAATAACAATTCCTTGGTCATCATACATTTCTGGATGAAGCTGAAGAGAATTATTTTTGTTATAGAAATTATAAACAATATCGTTGATAAACCAACCAGCTATAATTCCAACTATAAGAAACAGAACTACAAAACAGCCCATAAAAAAGAGGATTGTAGGCGATTCCATTTTTAATTCTCCGAGTGACTTGGTTAGTTTAAGTCCCTCCACGTAAATTCAAATCTAAAAAAGAATTGTTTTTTTCGGAGGGAAAATTGTTTGAATAATTTTAAACCAAATGTTTTAGGTTCTTTAGCAACCCTCCTGAGCATTAGCTCCACACCTTTATTTATGGGCGTTTGATCATTGTTCGGCATTTTTCTTTGATGATACTAAACCTTTTTCTACAAAAAGTTTTACTGTTTCTACTAAACCTCCAACTGGTTCTTCATCAATAATAGTATAAGGAAACCCAGAAGCAAAAGGATATTTCATTTTAAATTCATTTCTTGAAATATCTTTACCAACAAGAATAGTATTATATTCTACATCGGCTCTCCTCATAAGTTCTTTAATTTTTTCGCAATAAACGCAACCGTTAACTGTGTAAATTTTAATATTCATATTAATTATTTAAAACTATAAAGATTGTCTTTGTAATAAACATGCCAATCAATTCCTTTTCCAGTTGTATCTCCATCACAATAAATGTCTTCTCCAGCATATTCGATGCCAGTTACAATAGTCCAAGTTTCTGCAACTTCTTCTATATTTACAACTAATTTTGACGGATCAAATTCAACATCATCTGGCAATTCAAATTCTCCAATATAACCACCCCTCTCATAAGAATTATAAAGAATCCAAACGCCTTCTTTACCACAGAGTTCATAATTTATTCTACAAATAGCTCCAGTTTCTTCATTTTCTTCTGGCATTTTCTCTTCAATCTCTTCTCTGGTATAGAAAGTTAATGCGGAAAGTGGTTTAACCCATATTTGCTTTTCTTCATCACTTTCATCATCAGCTAAACATACACCGATGTTTTGATCGTCTACATCAGGACCCCAGCAAATACAACCATCAGTAATTGTATCCCAAGTAGGAAAATCTCTGTCTTCATCATCCCAATCTTTATCAGATGCTTCTGCTAACACATCAGGATCAAAATCAATTTCGCCATCCTCACTAAAAGTAAAATACTTTTCAATTTGTTCAGGAGTTAACTCAACTGCACCTAACTCATTAAAATATGTGCGGTGCCACGAACTTTCCCCACAACTAATCCACACGTTATACTTTGTCATGTTTAATAAAAATTCACTCCTGTATTGTAGGGCATTCCTAGCGATTTGTCAAGTGTTAATTTGATTACAAAACAATTTTTATTGTATCTTGAGCTGCTGACCCCATAAAAAAAGGAGCCCCTAAGGGCTCCTGAAACCGTCTAGAAGGCATGTCAACCGATAGCTGGTGCAGTGAGTGCAACAGGGGTTGTATTTGCAGCAGCAAGGTCTAGAGGGAAGTTGTGAGCATTACGCTCATGCATTACCTCAAAGCCAAGGTTGGCACGGTTAAGCACATCGGCCCAAGTGTTAATCACACGATTCTGAGAATCAACCAGTGACTGATTGAAGTTAAAGCCGTTCAGGTTGAATGCCATAGTGCTAACACCCAGAGCAGCAAACCAAATGCCAACAACAGGCCAAGCAGCAAGGAAAAAGTGTAGACTACGACTGTTATTGAATGAGGCATATTGGAAGATGAGTCTTCCAAAGTAACCGTGGGCGGCAACGATGTTATAGGTTTCTTCTTCTTGTCCAAACTTATATCCATAGTTTTGAGACTCAGTTTCTGTCGTCTCACGGACGAGAGAAGAGGTGACAAGAGATCCGTGCATAGCAGAGAAAAGAGAACCACCGAAGACACCAGCAACTCCCAACATGTGGAAAGGATGCATAAGAATGTTGTGTTCTGCCTGGAAAACAAGCATGTAGTTGAAAGTTCCCGAAATCCCAAGAGGCATTGCGTCACTGAAGGATCCTTGACCAAAGGGATAGACCAGGAACACTGCAGAAGCAGCAGCAACGGGTGCAGAGTAGGCAACACAAATCCAAGGACGCATACCCAGTCGGTAAGATAGTTCCCATTCACGACCCATGTAGGCATAGATACCAATCAGAAAGTGGAAGACGACCAGTTGAAATGGTCCACCATTATATAGCCACTCATCGAGAGAAGCAGCTTCCCAAATAGGATAGAAGTGAAGTCCGATAGCATTGCTAGAAGGAACAACAGCACCAGAGATGATGTTATTTCCATAAAGAAGTGAACCAGCAACAGGTTCACGAATACCGTCGATGTCAACGGGAGGTGCAGCAATGAAGGCAACGATGAAACAGATAGTAGCAGCGAGCAGGGTAGGAATCATTAGAGTTCCAAACCAACCAACGTAAAGACGATTGTTGGTAGAAGTCACCCACTCACAGAACTGTTCCCAAGTGTTGCTTTCACGCTTTTGAGCGAGAGTAGCAGTCATAGTTATTAAGACAGTAAGGTTTAAAAAGTATGTTAAGAAATGTTTCCATTTCCTAACAATATTTATAATAGCACGGGTTCCCTCCCCTGTCAAGGGGTCAGTCGATCAACTGTCCTTTTGTTACCAAGTAGCAATCGCCACTCTCTGCCAGGTATTTGTAGCAACACAAACATACAGGAATCCACTAGCATATCTAATGTCGCCAGCAGTTCCTGTAGACGATGCAGTTGCAGGAGCAGCAGTATTTTTTAGTCTATCTGCAGTATTAACACCATTAACTGTTAAACTACCCCTAATTGTAACAGTTCCTGTATCATCTCCTACTGTAGCTGGATCAATGATAAATGAAGCTGGACCACGAAGTTCTCCAGTTAAAGTAAGATGCGAAGCAGCCCCAGTAAATGACATAGGGGCATTTACTAAAGTAGTACCATTAATATTAATAGCATCACCAGAAGCATCTCCTAATGTTACATTACCATTAGCATCTAAAGTTGTAAATGCACCAGTACCTCTAGTAGTGGCACCAATGTTTACATTGTTGATAGTTCCCACCACTGTAGGAGAGATAGATAGTGATGTAGCTGGAGCAATTGTCAATCCACCCGCTGGAGAAATTGTAACAGTTCCAGTTCCTGATGGCGAAATAGTTACATTAGCATTTGCTGGAGATAATACAACTGTACTATTCGCATCTAAAGTTGTAAATGCCCCAGTTCCTCTTGTGGTAGCACCTATATTCATATTATCGATAGTACCAACACCAGTAGAAATAATATTAACAGTTGGTGTATTAGATGCAGTTAAGGTAATTAAATCTGCATAAGCGGCACCATCTACGTCATATGCTGCAAGAGAATAATTATTGCCACTAGAAGTTCCTGTTCTTAATTCTGAACCATTTGCAAATTGAGAATTGATAGTAATAACATCAGAAACAGCATCTCCAATAGTTACATTAGAGTTAAAATTAATTGTATTAGCAAAAGTAAAGCTATCTACTGTGTTGACGATTGGTTTTACAGTAGTGCCATCAGTAGTTTCCCAACGAGTGTTTGTATTGTTCCACTGAATTCTTTGATATGTTGATACTACTCCGCCACCAGTTGTTGTTAAGTTAACTTGAATGCCACCATCAGCAGCGGTTAAAGAGTTTCCTCTTCTAAGTTCAACAATTGGATCTGCAATAGTAGTGATTGTAGAATTAATTGTTGTAGTAGTTCCAAGAACTTCAAGATTTCCTTTAATTTGAACTATTCCAGTGTCATCACCAACAGTTGCTGGGTCAATAATAAACGTGGCTGGACCACGTAATTCTCCAGTTAATGTTAAGTGTGATGTAGCACCTGTAAATGTTAGTGGGGCATTGATGGTTGTTGTTCCATTAATAGTTACAGTATCCGCAGAAGCATCACCTAGAATTACATTACCATTAGCACTAAGAGTAGTAAATGCACCAGTACCTCTTGTGGTAGTACCAATGTTTACGTTGTCAAGAGTTCCTACAGCACCAGAAGATAACGTCAAAACTCCTGTGCCTGTAGGAGAAATAGTTACATTATTATTAACAGGAGACAAGCTAACGGTATTGTTGGCACTTAATGTTGTAAAAGCACCAGTGCCTCTAGTAGTAGCACCAATATTCATGTTATCAATACTACCAACACCAGTAGAAACTAATGTTAATGTTGGAGTATTAGATGCAGTTAATGTAATTAAATTAGTATAAGTAGTTCCATCTAAATCATATGCAGCAATTGCAAGTGTGTTGCCATTTGATTGCGAAGATCTAAATTGAGTTCCATTTACAAACTGTGAGTTTACAGTAATCGTATCAGATACAGCATTGCCTAATGTTACGTTTGCATCAAAAGAAATAGAACTCGCAAATGTAAAACTATCTACTGTATTAACGATTGGTTTTGCAGTAGTACCATCGGTAGTTTCCCATCTCAATGAAGAATTATTCCATTGAATAGTTTGAGATGAAGTAACATTTCCCGAACCGTCTGTAGTTAAATTAACTTGAATACCACCATCCGCAGCGGTTAAAGAATTACCTCTACGAAGTTCAAGGAAAGGATCTGCAATTGTAGTTACTGTTGAGTTAATAGTTGTGGTTGTACCAAGAACTTCAAGATTACCTTTAATTCTGACAAGACCTGTATCATCACCAACAACAGCAGGATCAATTACAAATACAGAAGGACCACGAAGTTCACCTCCAACAATTAAATTAGAAGTTACACCAGATAAAGTAACGCTAGAATTGAATGTGGAAGTTGCATTTACTGTTACGTTATCAGTTGATGCATCACCGAGAGTAACATCACCATTAGCATTTAATGTTGTAAATGCACCAGTACCTCTAGTGCTGGCACCGATATTTACATTGTCAATAGCACCTACAGCACCAGAAGAAATAGTTAAAACCCCAGTTCCTGAAGGAGTAATAGATACGTTAGCGTTTGCTGGGTTAATTGTGGTGGTGCTATTTGCTTGCAATGTAGTAAAAGCACCAGTGCTTCTAGTAGATGCACCGATGCTCATGTTATTAATTGTACCTGTAGCAACAGAACTAATTGTTAGTAAAGGATTATTCGCTGCAGTTAAAGTAATTAAATTAGTATACGCAGTTCCATCTACATCATAAGCTGCAATATTTAATGTTTCATTTGTTCCCTTGGAAGTTTTAAGTTGGGTACTTGCAGCAAATTGAGAAGAAATAGTGACTGTATCAGTATCAGCATTTCCTATAGTAAGATTAGTATTTAAGGTAACATCAGCATTAAACGTAGAAGTTCCATTTACAGTAACTGTATCTGCAGAAGCATCTCCCAGAATAACAGTACCGTTAGCATCTAGAGTTGTGAAAGCACCAGTGCCTCTAGTGGTGGCACCGATATTTACATTATTAATTGAACCAACTGCACCAGAAGAAATTGTTAAAACTCCAGTTCCAGAAGGAGTAATAGATACGTTAGCGTTTGCTGGATTGATCGTTGTTGTGCTATTAGCATCTAGAGTTGTGAACGCACCAGTAGCTCTTGTAGTAGCACCGATGTTCATGTTGTTAATAGAACCAACTCCAGTAGAAACCAGTGTTAGTGTTGGTGTATTAGATGCAGTTAATGTAATTAAATCTGTATAGGATGTTCCATCAACATCATATGCTGCCAATGCAAGAGTGTTGCTTATATTTTGTGCAGTTCTAAGCTTAGTTCCATTTACAAACTGTGAGTTTACTGTAATAGTGTCAGTTACTACGTCACCAAAAGTGACGTTATTGTTAAAAGTAAATGTACCACCAACAGTAAAGTTATCTACAGTATTAACAATTGGTTTTGGTGTAGTGCCGTCAGTTGTTTCCCAGCGAGTATTGCTATTGTTCCATTGTACTCTCTGGTATGAAGTAACAGTGCCAGTGCCATTGGTCGTTAAGTTAACTTGAATGCCACCATCAGCACCTAATAAAGAATTGCCTCTTCTTAGTTCTACGATAGGGTCAGCAATACTTGTAATCGTAGAATTAATTGTGGTGGTCGTTCCATCAACTTGAAGATCACCTTTAATTTGAACTGTTCCTGTATTGTTTCCAACTACCGCTGGATCAATTACAAATACAGAAGGACCACGAAGTTCGCCAGTTAAAGTAATGTTTCCATTAACATATTCATTGCCATTAACTGCCAACTTATCTGTTGGTGCTGTGTATCCTATACCTACATTATCAGAAACATAAGCACCACCAGTAACTTGAAGTTTTTGATTGGCTGTTCCAGTATCTGTGCCAGAACCAATCAATACACTAGTTTGAAAATATCCAGATCTCCACAATCTAGTAGTTGATCCTAAATCGATATTGGTAGCAGTAGATTCTGGAACCAATGATTGTACATATCTAATACTTTCATTAATATGAATACTACCATTCAATCCAAAATTACCTGCTACATCAAGACCTTTAAACGCAGGAACTTTATTGATTCCAACACCTGGATTATTATCCCCAGATTTGGTATGAACATAAAGAATTGTATTACCATCAATGGTAATATTATATTTACCTAGATTAGTTAATGTCTCAATATATTGATTATAAGTATCACCGCTCCATTCATAAAAACTATTTCTATCTGTATTAGTAGGATCATAAACTCCCAACCCACCAATAAGAATTTCATTCAACGTGGCATTACCATTTTCAGTTATAGCATTTAAAGTTAATTCGGGTAAATTGATTAAGTCTAGATAGTCTCCAGAAAAAACTGCATCTGTATTAGGAACCCATTTAGTACCATTCCATTTTAAAACTTGCCCTATAACTGGAGGATCTGTAGTTATATCAACATCTTGCAAATCACCAAGAGTGCCATCAAATTGCGTGGTAAGTAATCCGTTTTCATCTACATTTAATCCAGATCCAATATAAACTAATCCAAGTTCTGCTTGAGATGCGGGAGGAATACTACCCCATTCTAAACTATTACCTAATTTTTTTAAAAAGTCCCCAGTGCTACCACTATCAGTTCCAATAGTAATTGATTTATTTAATGGTATTTTAATACCTTCACTTGCTTCAAAAGGACCATTTGCATTTTTGTTGACAACTCTATCAGCTCTTAGTCTAGACATTGAGACAATAACCCGTTTAAATATTATTTATCTGCATAAAAAAAGAGGTCTCTCGACCTCATCTTTTATTTATTTTTTAATCACCAAACACTTGGAATAATTTGCCCAGTAGTGAAGTAAGTACCAATAGCAATTACAAACCCAAGCATTGCCAGACGTGCGTTGAGAATCTCAGCCTCAGGGGTAAATCCGAATTTCATTTTGTTTCTCCTCTTTTAGTAGTGTTCTGAATAACAATAAATTTGTCTTTTTTTAAAGTGCCTGCGATACAAACTTTAAGTTCGTCATCGTTAGACCAGACACCTTCTTCTACGAGTTGTTGAAGGGCAAGACTTAATTGCCCTAGCATTCCAGCACTCACAGGTTTTCTTCCTGCTCAGTGAGAATTACACAATTGGATTTAGGATATGCCACACAAAGGAGAGCAAATCCATCTGCCATTTGGTCATCATCCAGGAAAGATTGTTCCTCATTGTCAATCTCCCCAGAAATCACTTTACCAGCACAGGCAGAGCAAGCACCTGCCTTACAAGAAAAAGGAAGATCGATATCTGCAAATTCAGCAGCATCAAGAATGTACTGATCTTCAGGACATTCAAAAGATTGTTCAGTGCCGTCAGGGGATTGGAGTGTAACGTTATAGGTAGTCATTAGTAAGTTTCGCAAAGTTTTTCTACAGAATATGCCAGCAGAACTAAAAAGCTGACTCCTGTAATTGTAAACAAAATTTCAGTCATTGTCAATCAATTGTCAGAAGATCCCGAAGAATAGTTTGCCAGTGCTAATATAAGAAATAGCCCCAGCAATAATACCGACCATAGCCCAGCGTCCATTGTACATCTCCGTAGTTTGCATAGGGGTCAAAAGACCCTTACGATTGTATTCTTGATAGACCATCTCAGGTTCCTTAGCCCACATATTTTGTTGGCCAAATTCATTAGTCGTTACAGTCATTGTAGATTTATTAAGAATTGTTACACTAGTATATATGGGAAAGGGGGGTTTGTCAACCCCCCAGTGTCAGCAAATCAGAACTTGAAGCCGAGACCCGTGGTGAACACAGGAGAATAAGTCCCATTGGTAGCACCATAGCTATTAGCAGCGTTGGTGGTGGGGAACTTCAGATCAGCAAAACCAACGAGAGAGTTGGTCAGACGACCTTCGATACCCAGAGCAAGCACAACTTGACCCTTCTCGCCAACAGCAGACTGATAGTTAGCAGCAGTATCGTTCACGAAAGGAATTTGATAACCAACACCAGTGTAGATGTTAGCACGGCTCACACCAGAAGCAGCACGGGAAATGCTCCAATCATAAGAGAGGAGAGCACCACCACCAGCACCGATCTGACCAGCAGGAGTACCGACAAGGTTAGCATAAGGACGAACAGCAACAGCATTCTGATTGCTGAAAGTCTTCACAGCATAACGACCTTGAATGGTAGCACCAGAGATAGTACGGTTCTCGGTGTAACCGTTGCCAGCAACACCTTGCTTGTTAAGAAGTACACCAGCACCAAGGTAGTTACCAACTCCTTGTGCCTTACGGGCAGCAGCGAGTTCCAGAGCACTCACACGGGCATTGGTAGCACCGATTTCTTTAGCGAACTCAGCACGGAGAGCAGCAGCCAGAGCGGCATCAGCAGCACTGTAGAACTCAGTGATACGGTCGAGGCAAGCATTCGTGAGAGCAGCAAGCTCAGCACGGGTAGCAGGTTGACCAGGCTGGAAAGTGCCATTGGGATAACCAGCAACACAACCATAACGCTCAACAAGATTAGTAATCGCTTGATACGACCACTGGGTAGGTTGAACATCACTCAGTTGCTTAACACTGGTAACTTGTGCCATAGCAGGAGCAGCCATAGAAGCGGCAGCAACACCAGCGGCAATAAACGAACGAATCATCATAGTATTGTATAATTAACTACAAGGTTTATTTAGCCCATAGTGGGCAAGCGAGATAGGGGATTTGAACCCCTGACGTTCAGCTTGGAAGGCTGACATTCTACCACTGAATTAATCTCGCAGGGTGGGGACGGTCAATCCCCGTGAGCAGGCTCGCCACCAATTTTGATTACGAGAAAATTGGAAACTCGGCGGGAGTTAAAAACCCCATCCGCACCAGTCGGCATATTTAATGTCCAATCCGACGAGGACAATCGAGGGGGTCCCGACCAGTGCTGTTATAGTCCATCCGTGACTGTTTGAAGAATCAAATCTTCATAAGCTGCTTCCACAGCATCGTCAAAGTCCTCGTAAGGACCGTGATTGACATCATTATACACGTAGTAGAATCGATTGTCAATCTCTTTCACGCTGTAATACGTGATTACTTTGTCACCTGTGTCGAGTTCTTCGACAAACCTCATGTTAACTTCTGACATAGCATTTAGGGTAATTGGCTCCACCAGGGTAAGTTTAAAGTCTAACCCAGACCAGTGAATGAAATTACATCATCGTTCATAGAACAAGGAATGTTATAATTGTTTGTATAAATTCCACCGCCAAAATCAATTTTATATTTCGATGACGATGCAAACGTATCGGCAACAGTAATCGTACTCAAACTTGTATAGCAATTCATTAACTTGCTAACAACAAGTTCATTTTTATTTTCAAGTGCTGTGATAAGTGCTTTACTTACAGCATCTTTCGCAGTTTCAATCTGTGAGTTCAGGGACATAATTTTTTTGAATAACGTTGTCAAAAACTTCTTTAGTTTCTTCATCAACAGGTGCCATCACAACACCTCTACCATCAGGTAGTCTGATTAGAAACATTTCTTGGTTTTGTTCAACTCGATCCATGTAGGCATCAAAGTTGCTTTCAAATTCATCTTGTGTAATTTCAATCATGGTATGTCGTAATGACAATCGGGGTGACTGGGATCGAACCAGTGTCTTCTTGCTCCCAAAGCAAGCCGTCTACCGCTGACTTACACCCCGTTATGAGCCCATTATAGGGCTATCTTACTTCAAAGTCAAGTCTACGAACTCTACGCTGCTTTCGTTGTTCCTGAAATTCTAGATCTTGTTTCGTCAAGATCGATTGATCCTGACGCTTGGACTTGGCTCCCGAGATTATTTCCACCAACGACAGATCCATACCGCTGATATGTCCACCACGGATGCTGGTAAGGTTGGGGCACTGACAGCATCGTAGTTGGGAAGGATGCTCCTCTAATACTTTCCCGCAATTCTTGCATCTGATAACTAACATCTCTCAACATTCCTTTTATATCGTCAAGTTCTTTTCTAAGTTTTAAATATCGTTCTTTGTCCATAATATTTATAGATGTAATGGGCGATACTGGAATCGAACCAGTGACTCATTCCTTGTAAGGGAATTACTCTACCGCTGAGTTAATCGCCCTGGCGTCTCAGGCTGGATTTGAACCAGCGACCGACCGCTTATGAGAGTATAGGGTAATGCTCCCCATTAAGTCCACTCGGAACTCCCGAAGGCGGTTGCTCTATTCCACTGAGCTACTGAGACAACTTGTTTATTGTACCAGATTGTTCTTGGTTTGTCAAGGGGCAATCTGGAACCCATGGAGCACAGATTCGGATTTCTCCTCCAAGTGCTTGACATTCAGGAGTGTAGCACACCGAGGTGTCTACTGGTTTCTCGGAACGTCGTGGTGGTGGTATTCTAACAGTTCCATCGTCTCCTGTCAAGCGTTCGTAATCACGAATTGCTTTATCAACTTCCAATTCAATTTGAGCGTCAAGTTGTTTTTCATGATCTCTTATGTCAGGTAGTTCCTGTTGTAAACCAAGTCTATTAATTAAAAGATTATAAAATTTCCAAAGATCTCTTTCATTTACTTTCAATGCTCCTGATAAGTTAGCAATTATAATTGCAACAATTGAAATTATAATAAACCCACCAATATTTTTAAACCTTAATGAAGGTAAAATTTTTAATTTTCCTTCCTTAACTTCAAATAATTTAAACATTGCCTCCACCATTCAGATAATCTTCTAGTGCTTGATCTACAGCAGATTTAGCATCTATTCTTTTAGAATCTCTTAATTTTTTTGTGTCGAAAGTGAGAGTAGGTGTGATGCTTCCATCATTTTCTACTTTTACTTTTGCTCCAAAAACATTTCCCTTTGGTTGAATATTTAAAGTATTTGATGATTCTAAAGATACTTCAATTTTATCATTGGAAGCTTTGAGGTATCCAGCTTTTGCTAAAATATCAATAGCATCTTTTTCATCATCTGGTAAATCTTGAATAGACATTAAAAAAGGGGGAGATACCTCCCCCATATTTATGCTGTTATACTCGGGAATAACAGACTCGGGCAACGCCTTGACCAGGAGAAGCAATAGTAGTGAATGCTCCATAAGAAAGGTCAAGTGATCGTCCGCCCACAAAAGGACCCCGATCATTCACACGAACAATTACAGATCTGCCATTCGCTTGGTTAGTTACCCTGAGACGTGTTCCAAAAGGAAGGTATCTGTGGGCTGTGGAATGACCGTAAGCATTATATCTTTCACCGTTAGCGGTGGTGCGACCGTGATATCCGTCACCAACTCCATAATGTGATGCGAGGGAACATCCGCTCGATGCCTTTGCTTGAAGGGGTGCCAGTCCTACAGTAGCAATGGCGAGAATAGACAGGGTTTTAAAAAGCATTTAATTGAATAGAACTCTACATCCCAATAGAAGGGGGGTACACCGCCCCTCTCGGGGGGCACCTTCCTGGGCTCTAATTGTCACTCACTCTCTCATGATGTGATCCCCACATGTGAGGAATTCATAATATAGCATCTATTTAGCCTCTTGTCAACCCCCCACATAAATATTAGTGTATCGGTATACCGAATCATGTCTAAGGAAAAGAACAAAGGTAGCAAAGCTGCCAAGAAACCAAAGCAAAATCAAGGTAATGCTACTGCGAAGAAGGCAAAGAATGGAGGTAAAAAAAGTGAAGTATGCCAAGAGAATGGAATACTCCCAAACGTGAGCCTTGGAACGCACCAATACATAATATTCTCAAAGCAATAGACAACCACACTCAAGAGTATTTCAAGAGTGGTGATAAATGGCATCTAGAAAAAGCAGATCAACTTAGACAATATCTTCACGAATTAAAAACTTGGATACATAAACAGGAAGGTAGATATTAAAATGGAACTCAATATGGGCACGATAGCAACATCTCTAATAGGAGCTGCCATCATTGGTGGTGTAACAAGTTTTTGGGGTCTTCAACAAAAGACTGTAGTTCAAGAGCAAAAAATTATTCAGATGGAAAAAACTCTTCAAGAAATGAAGAATGATTCTGAAAAACAACAAGATTTAATGATGGAGATTTTGAGAGAAGTTAAAAAATGATTCACGATTTTCCTTGGGGAGTAGTTATTATACTTGGCAGTGGATTGGTATTCACTGCTTGGATAATTTACTACATATTAAGGTTAGCATATTTGGAGATGAAAGATGTATCAATACAAGATCAAGAAGATCAAGAGAATCATTGATGGCGACACTATTGATGTTGATATTGATTTAGGTTTTGGTATCACACTCTCTCAAAGAATAAGACTAAAAGATATTAATGCTGCCGAAACTAGAACCAAAGACCTAGCAGAGAAAGAAAAAGGTCTATCGGCAAAAGAATGGCTAAAAAAAGAACTCTCCCGTGAAGGAGAGTGGATTATTGAAACAACAAAAGAGGACAAGTATGGAAGAATACTTGGCACTCTTTATCTTGTTGGCGATCCTGTCACATTAAATGAAAAAATGTTAAGCGAAGGTATTGCTTTACCCTATTCCTAACCACAAAGAACCTTCTCTTCTCCTTCTCCTCAGTAATCCTGCTTCTACGTTAGTGCCAGGATCACGATACAATTCTAATGTTTTTGGGATTGATAACCAATCTTTCTCACGTAAATTGCGAGAGATAGTATTAAAACCAACTCCGCCATAAAAGCCAGCACCGAGATTATAAGCAAAGCTGAGAAGTGCTCCCCGTTGATTGTCATTCATTTCTCCCCAATAAGGAATTTTTTCTAGATAAGGAAGGAATCTGTTTTTAATATCAAATTCTAAAAGTTTATCAGCATATTCTCGTGTTATTGTCCTTCCCATTTTAAATGATTGACCATTAAAATCTTTAGTACTTCCCCATCCAATTGTAATAGGAGGTCCGCCAGTTTTTGGGTCTGGATAGGCATGTAAATGACATCCTTCAAACTCACGTATAAGTTCTATCCCAGCTTGAGGGATAGAACTTTCTACTTTTTTACAGCATCAAAAACTCTACCCCAACCATCATTTCCTGCAGGACACCATCTACGCACAAGATCGCTACGCTTATACACCGCACCCCTGCCATTTGTAACAGGTCCTGTATAACCGTCGTTAAGGCTGCCATAAGGGTCGTGAACGATGTAATCGCCTGCGGGCGTCTTCCCAATCACAACAACCATATGGCCTCCTGTAGGGGCTGCTAGGGTTCCCCTGTGAAGGATTCCAATAACAACTGGACGCTTGGCTGCAAGTTGCTTATCGAGTTCATCAAATGTTAAGTTATATCTAAAAGCAGAATTAATACCATAAGACATCAACACACGAGTTTGAACCGTGTGGTCAGTGGTATCACCTATAGCAAATACTTTTTGAACATAAGCATCATCACCTTTAGGTCCTTTGAGTGTACCTGGCTTTAAATATTCTAAGCACATAGCACAGGCAGAACTATTACAAGTTCTTTGTGCATCCCTGTAGTTGTCTGTCTGAGGAAACCAAGGAAAGTTTTCTAAAATATTTGTTGCTTGTTTTTGAACAGGTGTTCTGAATGTTTTGACCCAGCCAGAAGTATCTTCTAGTTCTTCTGGTGCTGCTTTTTCTAGGGCATGTAGAAACATTTGTACTGCTTTTACATGATTCGGATTATTCTTATCAAAGTGTTCAAAGAAATTTTGTAAAGTAATTTTCATTGTTTTTCTCCGTGAAGTTGAATGTAATACTCGGCATCTACTACAACCAATGGCTTTTTGCCATTCTTTTTCATGACAAGGACTGGTTCATAATCACCTGAGTTTGCTTGGGCTTGTTCATATGCTTCCCAAACATTTAACTTTTCTACATTTTTACATTCAATGCTGTGAGGAAACTTTTGTCTGGCAGCTCGTGCCATAATTAAATCTTCCCCACCAGCACCCATAGATCTACTTTCAATATCTTCAGGATGGACATCAAGCATTTCGATAAGTTTATCACGAACCCATTGTTGAAGACGGCGACCTTTCGCTTTTGCTGATTGCACTTTCATAATAAAAAACCTCCTTTCGGAGGTATTTATCTATTCAGTTTAAAGCTGGAATCCAGCGAAAGTATCTTCTTTCACATCTTGTTTAAGACCACCGATCACATAAGATTCAACTTCTGTTTCTTGTGGGGCAACTTGAAGACCTTTAGAAGATAGCCAATGTTCAGTCCAGGGAAGAGGATTGTTATTCAAAGGAGCATCAAAGATTGGGTTGAGACCAATTGCTTTGAGGCGACGATTAGCTGTCCACTCAACATACTTTTGAAGTAATTTAGCATTCAAACCAATCATAGAACCATCTTTAAAAAGATAATCTGCCCAACATTTTTCTTCCTCAACACATTGCCTAAACATATCATAAACAGTTTGCTCTTCTTCTTTGGCAATCTGTAGCATGTCTGGGTCATCATTACTATGCCACTTATTAATAATATTCTGTGTGATTACAAGATGTTGTGATTCATCACGGGCAATTAGTCCGATGATTTTGGCGTTTCCTTCCATGAGTTTGAGTTCGCCAAAGGCAAAAGAACAAGCGAACGAGACATAAAAGCGTATACCTTCCAGAATATTAACGTTAACAATGGCACGGTATAGTTTTCTTTTGAGTTCATAAAGAGTTTCTTTAGCAGCAGGAACACCTTCAAGTTGATGCTGCCATTGATTACCAGAAGAATAATCCTGAGCAGCTTGAATGAATTCGTCGTATGACTTAGTTACACTTTGAGCACGTTGAAGGATTTGCTCATCATTGATAATAGTATCAAGAACTTCTGAAGGATCTGGATACACATTCTTGATGATATAAGTGTATGAACGGGAGTGAATCATCTCCATAAATTCCCACGCCGTCATACAAGATTCAAGCTCAGGTAGTGAACAGTAAGGAAGAAAAGCCATCCCAGGACCACGCCCCTGTACAGAATCCAAGAGGATCTGGTACTTAAGGTTAGAAGTGAAAATGTGTTTTTGTTCAGGACGAAGAGTTTGATAATCAGCACGATCTTTCTGAAGAGAAACTTCTTCAGGTCTCCAGAAATAACCAAGTTGTTGTTGAGTCAGTTTATCAAAGACAGGATACTTAAATTGATCATATCTTTGGACCCCCAAGGGGGCACCAAAGAACATCGGTTGTTTTAGAGTATTGACTTCTTCTGTATTGAATACAGTCATTCCTTGAATGTGGCTCATGGGTTCTTCGTTGAGTTTAAATTTTACAACTGTCACAATCGTCCTCCTGTAGGTTTAACAAATCATTGAGCATATCTTCGACATCTTGCTGGCGTCGATCTTCGGTAACTTCATCCTTCTTAGCATCATATGTATTTTGATAGTAAGAAGTTTTCCATCCATACTTATAAGTATTGAGGAAGTCTTGAGCCATTACCGAAGTAGGAACTTCATTATCGGCATAATTCTCTGGATTATACGACCAGTTTCCAGAAATCGCTTGATCAAAGAACTTCTGCATAACAGCAACAATATTGATATAACCAGTATTGTTAGGCATATCCCAAAGAAGCGTATAAGCATTTTTGAGAGTTTGATAACTGGGGACAATCTGCTTAAGAGGTCCTTTCTTTGATTTCTTAACGGACAAGTAATCTCTAGGCGGCTCAATTCCATTTGTGGCATTTGACACAACGGAACTGCTTTCCGAAGGCATTTGTGCGGACAACGTTGAATGTCGTAGTCCATATGTTTGAATCTCGGAACGTAAAGTCTCCCAATCATAATTTAAATTATTAGGTACAATTTCGTCTACGTCTTTTTTATAAGTGTCGATTGGGAGAATACCGTCTGAATACTTCGTTCGATTAAAATATCCACATGCTCCTTTCTCTTTGGCGATGGTGTTTGATGACTTGAGCAGATAGAACTGGAAAGCTTCAGTAAGGTCGTGGACGAGTTTCCAAGCGGTTGGGTCGTCATATTTTACTCCATGTTTTGCTAGATAATGAGCTAAGCCAATATAGCCAACTCCAAGTGAACGACGATTAATTGTAGAAATCTCAGCTGCTTTCACGGGATAGTTTTGATAATCAATTAACTCTTCAAGACCACGAACAGAAAGATCACATAGTTCTTCAAGATCATCAAGATTCTTGAGTTTGCCTACATTGATAGCAGAAAGAATACAAAGAGCAATTTCACCATCACCGTCAATGTGTTGAATAGGATCTGTGGGAAGTGTGATTTCTTGACAGAGATTACTCATCCAAACTTTATCTAGGAAAGAAGAGTGTGAATTACAATGGTCGATATTCATAATATAAACACGACCAGTTTCTGCACGTTCTTTGAGTAGAGAAAGGGTTAATTCCTGGGCACTAACTCGTTTTTTGGGAATTGAATCATCAGACTCATAACGCTTATATAGGTCATCGAAATCGGGAGTACCAAAAGCATCATTAAGACCAGGAACATCGTGAGGTGAGAATAATGTGATATCTCCGTTTTGAATGAATCTCTCATAGAACAATTTGCTAGTTTGAATTGAGTAATCAAGCTTACGCACTCGATTATCTTCTGTGCCTTTATTGTTCTTAAGAACAATAATGTCTTCTATTTCTTGGTGCCAGATTGGAAAGTGGACAGTAGCACTTCCACCACGAATCCCGTTTTGTGTACAGCATCTGACAGTTGCTTCAAACTTTTTGAGGAATGGGATAACCCCTGTATGAGCAACTTCTCCCCCTCGGATCTTACTGTTGACTCCACGGATTCTGCCAGCGTTGATACCAATACCCGCCCTCTGAGCAACGTAGCGACCAATAGCCATGTCGCTGCTAAAGATGCTATTGAGGGTGTCATCAGAATCAATAAGAACACAACTAGCGAATTGTCTAAGAGTTGTTCTGACTCCCGCCATGATTGGCGTGGGGATGTTGATCTTGTGCTTTGAGATGGCATTGTAGTAACGGCGAACGTAATCCAATCGTACTGAAAGTGGATACTCTGCAAACAGGGTCAAAGCAATCATCATGTACATATACTGTGGAGTTTCAAAAATTTCTCCACTGCTTCTGTCTTGAACAAGATACTTATCAACTACCTGGCGAAGACCAGCATAGGAGAAAAGATAATCTCTATCGTGCTCTACCCAACTGTTAATCTTTGTCCAATCTTCATCTGTATACTTGTCAAGAATTTCTTCATCATATACTCCCAGCACAGTTGAATTATATAGGGCCACATCATAAATGCTGGGCATACCTTCTTTCCAAATGTTCTTGTGGAAAACTTGCTTGCGTAAGGCGAACAAAAGAAGACGAGCCGCAACAAATTGATAATTAGGATTGTCCAGTGAAATAAGATCACTGGCAGAACGAATTAGAATTTCTTGAATTTCTTCTGTTGTAATGCCATCATAGAATTGAATGCCAGAATTCATTTCTACTTGAGACGCAGAAACTCCAGCAAGTCCATCACAAGCTTCATCGACCATACGATGAATCTTATCTAGATTTAAAGCTTCAATAGTGCCATCACGTTTTTGAACTTTAATGCCGTTACTCATACTTTCTTCCAGGTTGTAAATTTAAGTTTTGCTTCTAAGCCTTGGTAGGTGTTTGATTCTACCACACTTTGAACGTCATGTCCAGCCAATACCATGTCATTGATATCTTTTTCAACAATGGTTTGTGGCCAGATAACTATCCGTTCTCCATCGTCAATTGCTTTATCATATTTGGATACAATCTCTTTATTTCTAGGTTCGTTATCAAAAACATATACCAAATTTTTATTGTTAATGTTGACATCACTACCACACATAGCAATGCTATTAGAAAGGAACATACTATCAAATGGTCCTTCGGTAACATAAATTGGTTTGTCTTCGTCTACCCTGTCCATCCCAAATATTTTGGTCTTAGAATCATCTAACATGATTGTGATGTATCTAATCTTGGCTTTGGGAGCCATTGACCTACCTTGATATCCAAACATGTTTCCATCTTTATCCCTGAGAGGTATGATAATTCTAGGACCATCTTGCTTTAAGTTTGGGAAAACTTGTCGCTGTGAGTTCGTCCATTCTTTAAATTTGGGACAGTAATAAAAATAATCGAGATCTTTAATTTTTCTTTCTTCTAAGTACACCCGAGCTGGGTGTGTAATATTTAGTTCTGAAATCTTTTCCAGATCAATTCCTGTTTTTCTCTTCTGGAATTCTGGTTTCTTGAAATTGAAATCTGGATTTTTAGTTTGTGTATTTTTACCAGTAAGTCCTTCACGATAACGTTCCATCACATACTGATTATGCAGATGGGCACAGTTATCTTTTAGGAAATTGGTAAAGGTTCTCCCCACACCACAGTTGTGGCATTTAAATACAAAATCATTCTTTACCTTAAAAAGATACCCTCTAGTTTTATTCTGATGCTTCTTACTATCACCACAGTAAGGGCATCGGAAATTGTAGAGGGAATCTTTTTTCTTTGAAAATTTTTGAAGTTGGGGGGATACTAGACCAATGTACTTGACATCAATGTAACTCATTATCTAGATTGGGTTTGCTCAGTCCTCCCATTATAGGACATCCCCAGCATATTGTCAACAAACGGGACGACGAACCCAGCAATCAAAACGGCGGCCCCCACAAGGGCAACCGCCTGCCATTTGAACTTAGATAGATCGTTGATAGTAGATTCTACTGTTTCTAATCTTTTGATAACTGCTTTATGTTCTTCTGTGTTTTTACTTTTAACTTCATCAATCATTTTGACGAGAAGCTCGTCAGTTTTAATACTTTGATCAATACGTTCATCATGCTTAGCAAGTATATTAGCAATTCGTTGATTAGATTCTGAGATCTTATCTACAGCGTTTTCTAACTTGTCTAACATTTCCCTTGATAGAGTTTCGTAGATGTTTAATTTAGATTCTAAAACATCTAATTTTGATAGCTCTCTTGTGATATCTTTATTAAACATCTACTTAATCCTCTATCAGATATTGCGGACTGCAAAATCAAGAGCACTTTGATATGTTGCAGCACTCTTGTTTAACATATATCTGAATTGTTCTTGATTCTCTGGTGAAAGAGAAGCGTAAGTAGCAGCAATTTTCTTAGCAGAAAAATTATCTAGATTTTGAACTGATCCATCTTCAAATTGAATTTTTGCGAATTGAGTTTCGCCGTGAGTCAATTCTGATGTAGCAACTTGAAGTGCAACTTCAACAGTATCTAATTGAGCAGTATTTTCATTCATAGTTTCGCCTTCCATTTCATAAGAATTTTTCAATGATACTTTCTTCTGTTGTTCAGAAGCTCTTTTTTTAAAGTCTGATAATCTTGCCTTCATCAAGATATCCATTTCTTTAGTTTTGCTCATCATCTTTGACTTAGCTTCGTCTCTCTTCTTTTGAAGATCTTTTTGACGAGTAAGCTTTTTCTGTTGAGCAATTTGTTTCTGGGCTCTCTCGGTCTCGGAGGGAGCCGCCTCACTAATAATTGATTCTAATTGTTCTTTCATTTTTTTACGCCTTGAAATGCGAGAGAGTAAATTTTTTGCACCCCTTGTTCTACCATCAATATATTCACTATTGTTTTTCTTATACTTTCTATGTTGTTTTGGATTGACTAATACAAATGATGGAGGTAGTTGTAATCCGCTACCATCACCAGCAGAATTAATCATTTCATTCATAGAAGGTTCAAATGTTTTAGACATTCTTGATCAACATTTTTATTAAGGGACTCTGGTAATCTATTTAGGAATAACAAAAATGCTTTCAAAATAGGCCAGTATATAGCTTCAATTTTAAAAAATAATAAAGGAGTAGCTGCATCATCAAAAACATTATACATTAAAATAATATGGTTTAGAATTAAATGAGTTTTCAATTCACCTGTCATTTCATATCTTTTAAGCAATCTTTTGATATACTTAAAACGATTTAGATCCTCTTCAAAATCTTCGTATGTGACTGAAGAAGGATTATCATAATGTTTAATAGCAAAGATAACCCAATTATCTTTGGTCAATTCATCAAATTTCATTTAAAATCATGCAGCAGTTACTGTCAAGGTTGCAGCATTAGAAAGAACTTCTTCGGCACCAGCAGAAGATGTGAGCTTAACACGATACTGATAACCAGTAGAAGCTGTGGTGAGTGCTGTAAGAGCAAGCGAAGAGCTAGTAGCACCAGAAACATTAGTCCACTTAGCGGTGCTGCTTGTTCTACGCTGCCACTGATAAATGAGTGAACCAGTTGTTGCGGAAGCAGTTACAGAGAATGTAGCTGCAGCGGTAGCAACAGTAGCAACAGTAATTGTAAGATCATTAGTAGTATCAACACCACCCAATGCACTTCCAGGAATTAAAATTGTGTCAGTAGCAGCAAATCCAGCACCACCAGAATTAACTGTTACAGTATATACACCACCAGCTCTAGAAACTCCAACAGACCATGTTCCGCTTGGGGCAGCACCACCAGAAACATTAGTGACAGTTACCCCAGCAGTTGAATTAGTAATTGTATATGTTCCTGTTCCTGTGGCAGCAGTTCCCGCACTAGTTACAGTCAAGAACGCACCAGCAGGAGTTCTTGTTGATTGGTTGGCAGGTTGAACAGAAATGCTAATAGCAGAAGCAACGTCAGCAGCAGGGTTATCTGCAAAGTCACCAGCAACAGCAGCACTAACATAAAGAGGGGCAATACACTCTGACTTATGGCGTGTTGATCCAGAAGCATCAGTATATGTTTTATATACCCACCAACCAGGGCCAGTCAAACCTCTAATTTTATTTTCATTTAATAGTGCCTCAGCAGAGTCTAAAAATACAAGAGATCCTGTATTTGTATCAGCACCACCAACAACATATTGAGCAACTTGCTTTGGTGCAGTTCTTCTAATAGCATTTGCTGCAGTGATGGTTGCAGTGCTTCCAGCGTAAGCTTTATGTAATTCAAGAGTAGTTGCAGAAGTAACTGCTTTTACTACATACTGGACACCGCTTAGTGAAAGAATATCGCCAGCTACAATGTAATTGGCTGTTGCTTTGTTGAAAAAGCTTCCTGAAGCTAATGTTACAGTAGCATCGCCATTAACAACACCTACATTATTAGCCAATGCTTTAGCATCTAATTTTCCGAGAATTGCCATCGGTTCCCTCTTTTAATTATCTTTTATTATCTAAAACATATTTATAAAAAAAGGGGAGTTAGTCTCCCCTTACAATTTTTTTAAGTTTAGTATGTATCCAATCGTAGATACTATTTTCTTTTATATTTTTATTGTGCCCCATCCATTCGGAAAGGGCAAGTAAAAGTAAAAGTAATATGTCAGCTAAAATGTTTCCTAAGAAACATTCCATCACTCTTCACGAAGAAGAGCCTTCTTAACCATTACGACAACCATGTTATCAACATCATTGTCGGTTGTTGCAGCATAACGCTCAAGAAGATGAATAACAAACTCCTTGACTTCACGGCTAGCCATGAAATGCTCTACAACTTTTTGTGCTACGCCTAAAAATACTTTCATAATTTTGCTCCTAAATTGATCGAGGGGACCCCGTAATATTTAGCTTATCTTTTTTCTGTGTGTTTACTGCTCTACCGATGTACTTTTTATTCTTCTTAGAGCTTTCTCCGTCTTCAGGACTATTTGGAATTTCAGGCATCACTTCTACAGTGGATGCCTTCAGTTCTTTTTTTCAGCGATAATCTCCTGTTCCCAAGCAATCATTTCATTAACTTTTTTCTTGGCAGCAAGAATTTTACCTACTGTTTTACGACGATTTAAAAGATACTTATCTGACTTATCATGATCACCATCATTATCAATATCTTTATCTTCCTTTCCTACTGCATCAAGTTTCTTTTCAGTTAAATCAAACTCTTCTTTCTGTTCTTTATTCTTTTGCTTCCATGCAGTAGCGTAAGCAATACCCTTTTCTTTATCAGTTAAACCATCTTTAGAATAGCTCTTCTTAATATGTTTAACCATTCTTTCAAACTTAGCCCCAGCGGGGGCTTTTTCATCAAGCACTAATTCACCAATTGGTTCATAACCTGCTTTAACACAATTATTAACTTCTTTGCCACCCTTCATTTTGGTGCCAACTTTCTTGTATCCTTTCCAACATGACGTGAAACCATTGTCATCCTTACCATCCATCTTTTTCTCAAAGATGTAAGTATTGCCATCCAGTTCTAACTCGTAGGTTTCCTTCATTTCCTTTTCTTTCTTGTCTTCTGCCTTCTCATGCTTTTCCTTGGCAGTCTTGCTCATCTTCTTTTCTTTTTCTTCTTCAGCTTTACTCTCGTCTTCCTTTTCTACTTCTTCACGCTGTACGTTCTTGGCACGAACTGTAGTATATTCAATCTCTGCACCATGAGATTGTTTTGTGCCAGTGCCAGCAGCAATATTGATTGCTGGGTCAGCAGGAGCTGCTTTTGCTTTAGGATCTTTCTTTGAGAAATCATCTTCATTACCTTTCTTTTGCAATGAAGGAATTCCTTCTTCGCCAAGATATCTGACTGACGACTCAATCAATGCTTTAGAAAAATCGTCATAATGTGCTAGTTGGGTCGTTGCTCTTTGTCGTTCCATTTGTAAAGTATATATGATTTCCTTAATTTATTTATGTTTAGGAAACGTTTACTTCACGAATATCTTTTACCCAAGCACGAAACATTTGATTATCTTCCGTTACAGCAATTACATAATTAACTCCTGGACGAATAATTTTGCCTTTCTGTCCAGTATTAACATTCATAATATAATCACCTTCTTGAAAAATTTCTTTTTGAAGATAAAACTCTTGAGTTACTTCTTGTCTTAGTTGTTTAAAACTTTTCATTTAAGGTTTTATTATTATTTATTTTTTATGGAGAATAGGAGACTTGAACTCCTGACACCCGCCTTGCAAAGGCGATGCTCTACCAACTGAGCTAATTCCCCGAAGCGGAGGGTAGGCGAATCGAACGCCTAAGGGCTTTAACACCTCGACTGTTTTCAAGACAGCTGCCGTCACCTATCGGCTTGACCCTCCATGATGGTTCAAGTGTGATATACCTCAAGGATATAACAGGGACTTGAACTCTATCTTGGTTATTTAGCGATCATCTTCTGCACGATGTTCGGAATAATAGATGTCAAAATTACCGCCAGGATAACGCTTTTCAAGTTTCTTTACATTACGTTCAATGACTTCATTGAAAGAAACTCCAAGAGCTTGAGTTGCTTGAGCAACATACCACATAATATCACCGAGTTCAATAATAAGATGCTCCCGATTGTCATCGTTCCAAGGTTTACCCTGAAACACCATCTTCTTAACGATCTCAAGGAATTCACCACCTTCAGCATTAATACCAACGCCAGCAGTAAGCAGTCGTTCAATATTGGCACCCTTAGAATCAAGCTCAACAAGGCGATCAGCCAGTGAACAAAAATCTTTAGAAGCATCGCTGGTAACGGCATCCACGAATTCCTCGTAACGCTTAAACACAATAGTATCAGCCATAAGTTAAATTACAAATTTAGAAAATTTATCAAAACGATTTTGTCTAACAGAAGTTTCTTCAAAAGATTCAAAAGATTCTTCTTCGACATCATTGGTGATGTCTCCGTCAGAGTCATCTACATTATACAGCTTCATCTTCGCTCTGTCAATACCCACTGTGAATCTCTTGTAGTAAGTCGGATCGTTGTATCGGTTTTTAAGTTGTTTAACCATGATACGCCCAGACTGTTCAAGCTCCTCAGTAGCAATAAGAGCAAACATAAAATCTGCTGTAGCAGGTAGACCAAAGGATTCAGAAGTGTCGGTAAGATCAACGTCAGAATTCCCGAAACCAGAACGAGTAGTCTGAGTAGCACTGACAACTGGTACGTCGTGCTCAACAGCAAGACCACGAAGTTCCTCAGCAATTGCTTTAACATACGTGTAAGAGTTTACAATATGTCCTTTATATCTAGCTGAGGCACAAATGTTAAGATAGTCAATAAAGATAATATCTGGACTAAAATCTTTCTTCAATTTCAAATCGCTCAGTAGTGATTTAAAATGTCCTGCATGAGCAGACGCTGTTGGATATTCTTTAATGATAAGTTTGCCTTGTGTTCTTCTGCCAATCTCCATGACTCGTGAAGTAAAGATAGATTCAGGAAGAGAACCAATATCTTTGATATTCACATTCAATAGATTAGCGTCAATCCTTTCAGCAATCTTTTCTTCTGCCATTTCAAGAGTAATGTATAAAACATTCTTGCCTTGAGAAAGGCAGGCAGCAGCAACGTGACACATGAACAAAGATTTGCCAACGCCAGTTCCAGCAAGAGCAACGTTAAGCGTTTTATTGGGGAGACCACCTTTAGTAATGAGATTGAATTTCTCTAGATCAAAAGGAATCTTTGCTTCATCTTTATGATAGTAATCATATCTTTGCTCAGCATTGTCTACGTAGTCGTGTCCAATGTATTCATCAAACGATACTGCCAGGGCCTCTTGAAGGATGGTCGGGATTGCATCTCTTGATATTTTTTGATCTCCCCCGTCAGCAATTTTGATTGACTGGAGTAGGGCGTTGTAAATGGCCCTGTCTTTGCACCACTTTTCTGTGGAGTTAATAAGCCAATCTTTGTCAACCCATTCTGTAGTGAACTGGTTGATCTTCGTAACACTTTGTTTGTAAACTTCTTCAGTAAGGTCATTTCTATTCTGTAGATTGATAATTACTACTTCTTTGGTTGGAATTTTATCGTACTTTACAGAGAAGTCTTGAATCTCCTCAAATATAATTCGATCATCAATCTCTTGAAAGTAATCTGCTTTGAGGAAGGGCACTACCTTTCGGTAATACTCTTCATTACAAAGCAGATTACGTAATATAGATTGTTCAATCTTCTCCGTCATTACTTACTCCATAAAGAAATTCTATCGCTGCTTGTTCCTCAAGTTTTGCCATCACCTCATCAGTGAAGTATTGCTCAGGGTTTCGTAGAATCTCCTTACCATATACTTTCTTACCATTGATTTCATAGCGACCAGCCGAGTTCTTCCATATGTTAGCACGTTCTCCCAGTTCTAGCAACCCATAGTGCCGCTCCAGGCCACGCTCGTCAAAGAATAGACGAGTCTCCACCTTTGACCCCTCACGGGTCAGACGGGACTTCTTCGCCTCACATTTAATAATGTTTCCGATGAGATCGGTTCCATCTTTTTCTTTTTTCTTTGAGAGATAAATGATTGTGCTAGCAGAATACTTAAGACCACTGCCCCCACCCATTTCCTTAGTAGGAACATACGAGCCAACAACGTCATAGGTATGATTAGTAACTAACATTGGAATGTTTGCTTTGCCAAGTTTCAGCGTAAGAATTCTAAACACTGATTTGACTAGCTGTGCCTTGGTCATGTCACGAACATTCTTGTCGTTGGAAGCATCCTCGACTTCTTTGTTAGTTGCAAGCATCCCAAGGGAATCAAGAACAAACATGAGGGGCTTACGCTCCTCTTTTGGTTGTTCCATGTATTTATCGATAATACGTACAGCCTGGGTACGAAACTCTTCAATTGTATCTACGGGAAAAATTACCATACGTTTGGAATCAATTCCCCTGCTCTCAATCATATTTTTGCTAATAGCAGATTCAGTTTCAAAATATATAACACCAGCATCAGGGTTGGTATTAAGGAAATTGCGAACGACACTAAGGCAAAAGAATGTCTTACCTGTTCCCGATTCTCCAGCAATAGCCGTGATCTTATTTGAGGGAATGCCTCCAAACAACGATCCAGAAACCAAGGCGTTAAAAACGTAGCTACCAGTATCAACGAAAGATTCAATATCGCCAGCAGCGATACCATCAGCAGCGAGTGATGCAAATTCATTTTTGCTATCTTTAATTACTTGTTGTAAAAAATCCATAAATCTCCTAACTAAAAAAACTCATGAGCGAGATCTTTCGCTCAGCATTCCATCCAATACATTCTAGCACATTTTTCAGCGGTTCGTAAAATGACTTTTCAAATTGTGTTCGATAGTCAACATACTTGTCAAGGTTGAACTCGACAGGCAAAGTACTAAAAAATGAGATCACATTTTCTTGGATGGGGTTTGGCATCTTGAGGTAGAGAAACTTGATCTTCTCTCCTTCTTGGATAAGAGGGTACTTATGAGTAAGGTTATTACTCCGTACATAGTGATTATACAATAATGCACCTCTGACCTGAATAGGCGTCCTCTCTCTATAAATCGATCCTTTAGATCCATATTTTTGTAATCCATTGCAACCTCTTGGGAAAGCGATATCAAGATAGTTTTGTTTCCGAGTATCTTCTTTAATCTGTTCAATGAAATCAATTATATCATCATTAGTTTGATTGATAATAATTGTGTACGCTTTGTACAATTTGTCTCGGAAGTATGCTGGAGTGGAAGACCTAGCGGTTTCCATACCACAGATTTTCATCTTCGGTTTGGCATATCGCACACCTTCACTATCCCAGACGTTAAGAACATAACGTTTTTTGGCAGTCCAGAATCCACGATTGGCAATGTTCTCTCGCTTCATCTTCATCATCTGGGCATAAGCATTTACGTACTGGGCCAATTCTTGGTAAGAACTTTCAATAAAAGGCTCAAGTTCCACCTGACAGACCTTATCAAGGAACCCAACAATTTTTTCATTAGTAACCTCTCGCCCCTTGTATACAGTTTGAACCAAGCCGTCCAAGCACAAATACATAGAATCAGTATCGCAAGCAATAACATAATCAACATCCTTTGTCTTTAGAACTTTATTGAGATAAGCATTCATCTTCTTCTCAATCCAGCGAATAGATAGCTGCCCTGAAAGAGTGATTGCCTCAGCGATTTCAAGTTTGTAATAACGGAAGTGCTCGTTACCAATAGCACCATAGGCAGAGTTGAGTTGAATCTTTCGTGCCATCTGAATATTATTGCATCGGGCAATCTCTTTCTTCAATTCAACCGTTGGATTATTTTCGTACTCCTGCTTTGCAGCCAGCATTTTCTTTTTGTAGATAGTACGTTCCTCATAGATCTTTTCCATGAGCTTTGGCAGGAATCCTTGATACTCAGTTGTATAAAAAGTGCCATTAGCACAGAGAGTTTTTCCAGACAAGTCACTTAGATCAATCTCCTGTTTTAACAATCTATCTACATTAGCCTGTGGATGTCTTTCGCCCAAAAGAGTTTCTGGGGAAAGATTGTACTGCATGATAAGATGTGGATACAGACTATTCAAGTCGAAGTTAACAACCCAATCATACATTCCTGGGACTGGCTCTTTTACATAAGCCCCAGCATACTTATTATCTTTACTGCTTTCTTTCTTTGGTGGTATGGTAATTTTTTGTCTAGCCAAGTACACGTAAATGATGTTGTCCCACATACGAACTTGAGAATACACATCCTCAAAATTCACCTTAGCATCGTATGCCATAGTGAATGCCAGTTCAAGTAGTTTCATTTTATCATCAAGACGATCTACCAGGCGAACGTCATGAATGTTGTATTTTACAAACTTGTCCCAATCTTTTGTATAGAACTCTTTGAAAGTATCAAACTCAGAGTGATCAAGTTTCTTTTCATCCAGCTCCACGAAAGCAATGTGGTCCAGGCGATACGACTCTTGATTAGTATAAGTAAATTTTTTGTATAGTTCAAGATAATCCAACGTGGCAATGCCCATTAAATCATAAGCAAAGTTCTTACGACCTTTGATAAAAATCTCACGAGCCATTGTGTTTTTCCATGGCGAGAGAAGACGAGCTTCAGCTTCGCCAACCATACGTTCAATCCTACGATAGATGTATGGGATGTCAAACAACTGAATGTTCCATCCAGTAATTACATCAGGATAGTTTTCCATCCACCAGTGAAGGAATCCTTTAAGCAAACCAATTTCAGTTTCAAAGTGAAGATAGTTAACTTCTTTGTCATCATTATCATAAGGACGAGAACCAAAGACAGTAATCTTTTTCATTTCACTGTCTTTAATGCTGATCAAAAGAATCTCTTGGTCAGCAGATTCAATATCAGGGAATCCATTCTCGGCACCAGTCTCAATGTCCAAAGTGAATACACGGATCTTGCTGGTGTCGTATTTCATTTCTTCATCAGGATATTCTTGAAAAATATACTGATTTAAAAAACGAGTCTGACCATAGATCTTGAAGTCATCAATATCTTTATGGTCTTCAATAAACTGCTTTGCATCACGGATGCTGCCCTGTTTCACGGGGCGAACATTCTTTCCGTCAAGAGTTTTCCACTCTTCTTTTTTGGCAGAAGGAAGGAACAGTGTTGGATCAAATTGCACTTTGTCTTGAAATCTTTTACCATGATCATAACCACGTACAAGAATATTATTTCCTGATTGTTCAACACTGGTGTAAAATTTCATTCTTCAGATTCTTCAGCAGGAGGTACATGGGTTTCCATATCGACAGAAGCACGATATAGATTATATAAAAAGTCTGTAGGTTCAGTAATTAAACTGATTTCAGACGATCTCACGATGAACTCACGTTCTCTAGAGTGTGGCGGGAAGGGACCCAAGCATTTCCCTTCCACTTCATACGGGTATTTTAGCACACAGTCTGGGTCTCCAAACTCCACATCAGGAATTTCTTCAACTTCTGAAACGATCCATACTCCATCAAATCGGATTAATTTAATTGTTTCATTCATGATCTTGTTTTGTTAATGTAGAAATTTTAGAATTATATGCATCCACTAAAGTAGGATCGCACGAACCTATAGCCATTACAGCATCATAAGGAATTTTAAATTCAGTATCTGGGCTATATGGACACCACTTATCAAATCTAACTTGAACATTTCCAGAACTATTTTGTTGATCATATGTCTGAACAAGTTCTAAAGTATAAGGATGAATCATCAACAAGCACAATCCTTTTCTGCTTTCATCTTCACCTTCAAAAACTTCCTTTAGATTGCAAATAACTTGAGTGCCATTTTTTAAAACTACTATTACTGTGTTATCCATTTAATAGACGTTAGGGTGCTGACATTATACCACACCAAAGAAAAAAAGGCAAGTGCTGATTCTGACCAGCTCTTGCCTGTGCGACGACGATATTTGGGTAGCCCCAAATTATTTATTGATCGTGTTTTCTCCAGGGAAATTTGAATTTCGATCTTCTGTTAAAAACTTTGGGGCACTTACAGTTCGTCCAATGTTGTAGACAGTTTTCTTTTTTTCCTCTGGAATAATTTTTTCCAAAGAGATCGTCAACAGACCATCAACGAAATCAACTGATGCTATTTTGACATCATCTGCAAGTTGCCAGGAATTACTGAAAGAACGTTTGGACAATCCTTTGTGGAGGTAGGTTCGTTCAGTATCTCGTTTCTCAATTTTTGAGGCAACTCTGAGAATGTTTTGTTCTGTAGAGACTTCGATCTCATCTGCTTTAAATCCTGCAAGAGCAATTTCAATTTCGTAATTGCTTGAATCATTTTTGATTAAATTGTAGGGAGGATAATTTGTGCCGTGATTACTGATGGTATCAAGACGATTAAAAATATCATCCAATCCTACAGAAAATGGGGAGTAAATATCCCAAGTATATTTTGCTTGTGTATTCATTTTTGTTCTCCTTAAATAAGCGAGTTTGTTTTAGGACCCCGAAGGCATCCAATATAATTTAGCACAGATCATAAAAAATGGCAGGGCGGATTGCCCCACCATTATTGTTCGGTCATCAGTATCGTGTATCCACGATGACGATACCAATCCAAATGAGCTTTACCCCAAGGAACCAAAATCCAAACCACACGTTTATCTGGGGTTAGAAATTGAACCTTGACTGTTCTCATTCTGGTTTCTTTCTACCAATGTTATACTTACTTTCCAAAGTCCACTCATCTTTCTCTTTAAAAGAGAGTACTTTAATTTGATTGAGCGGAGCAACGTCTTCAATTTTTTCTGGCGTTACTACAGTAATGAGACCCCAATCAGAAAGTAATTGAATAATACGATTTCTACGCTGAACATCATTCAATGAAAGATTGGTATGCTTTCCATCGAGAGCAAACAATTCTTTAAAGTGAACAATATAGTATCTACCTTGCTTATGAAGAATGTGGCAAGATTGATAGATCTTTTTTTCTTTACGTGAAGCAACACCAATTCTCGTAAGGGTTTCACGAACTTTCAAAAAGTCGTCTGGCTCAGCCAGAGAAACCTCTACCATATCAGATTGCTGCCACTGGATTTCAATATCAGTTGTCATTTTGTTCCACCCTTATACAATGCTTTTTTGATAGCTTCAAGTTGATCAGTTGTGAGAATTTGTAATGCTTCTAAAGCTTTGTTATGACTATAGCCATAATACTCTTTCACCAATTCAAGATTCTCAAGTGTTTGTTTTTTAACCCAGGGACTAAAACGTTTCCTTGGTTTCAAACTATTTATATAGAAGTCAAACTGAAGTTTCTTGTCTAGATGAGCATTCTTGTTCATCTCGTTAGCATACAGAACAGTATCTGTAAATGAAGACAAGCATTTATTAATGATAAAAGATGGATAGCCTTTTACCGCTTCTTGATCATCATCAAGAAGTTTCTTTTTTGATTGATTAATTGCGTTAAGATAATCTTTTAACTCATACTTCATACTGCAGTTACACCCATAACTTTGGCGTTTGGATTCCTAGCAAGAGCAGTTTCTTTTGCTTCTTCGTAATTACGAGCTTCTACTTCTTCGTTGAAGACTTTACCAGCGACATAGAGTTGAACACGGCAACGCATAATTAAATTCCTCCTTCGGTTTCATCAATCATAAACGGGTACTGAGCCCCGTGGTTCAGCACAGTGCCAGTTCCCGTAGTGTCATAGTCAGGCAAATTGTATTTAAGAAATTCTCTAAAAGTCATTTTCATTTCTTTCTGAGTCATCCCACAATGCTGTGCCGCATTTGGCAAATTCATTGTGGAACGAAATAATCCTTCGTTAGCTTCCCGAACATTTTCGGGAGTAGTTTTTATTTTTATAGATGTAGATTTTATTTTCATAGGTAACGAACCTCGTCAACATAACCAGCTTCAAGAGCAGTTTCAATCATATTATAGGAATAACTATTTGGCTTTGGTGGGGCAGAAAAATAGATTACATAATATGCAGATTTATTAATATGCTTTAACAAAGCACCATTACATACCGCCTTTTTAACATTGTCAGTACGTTGTGCTCCTGGTCGTTTTTTACCTCCAGTATGTCCACCTTTAGCCTCAACATATTCAGTTCGTGTTGGTAGATCAGCAATATAATCAAGCTCAATGCCAATTTCTTTTACGCAATAATCTTTTCCAACAATCAAACCTCCACGGCAAAGAAGATCTTGTTCAACAAAATACTCAAATTCATCTCCAGATTTTTTACTTTCTGATTGAAAATTGTTCATTTGAATTCACATCCCACCATAATTTCAGTTAAGCAAGCAAGAAGATTAATCTCTTGATCAGCAACAATACTGATGTCTCTCATGTACTTGGCGATGATTAGCACTGCTTCTGGGATAGAAGGACCCTTGAGAGTATCATAAAGAGCATCGTAAATCTTTCTCATGACAATAGCAGGATCGTTGTCAATGTTATCAACAACCCATTTTTTGACCGTAGTAAATTCTTTATTCTTTAATGCCCTGACCAAATCATCCAGATTAATGTCGGCAATGTCAATAAGAATAGAAGAATCAATGCATCCGTTGGCACTGTGTCTCTGTGTTTCATTTAGTAATCTCCTCCAATCTGGATAATAACGTCTGATCAATTTGATCAATACTTTATCATCATATTTAATATTGTTCTCATCAAGAATATTCTTGAGACGAATAAAGAACTTCGCTTGAAGTTTGTCAACCTCTTCATTCTTAATCTTAAAATCAATTACCGTACAACGAGAGTGCAGAGGGTCAATGATTTTGTTCGGGAAGTTGCAAGTAAAAATGAAGCGGCAGTTACCATGAAACTCTTCCACAGCGGTCCTGAGCGAGAGCTGAACGTCACTAGTGGTGTTGTCTGCCTCGTCAATAATGACGACCTTGTGGGCTGCCCCAGAGGTCAAGGAGACAGTTGTGGCGAATTGCCTGACCTTGTTTCGTACCGTATCCAGGAAGCGTCCCTCATCTGATCCATTGATCACGATGTAGGAAGCACCAATCTCATCACAGATTGCTTTAGCAACAGTAGTCTTACCAACACCAGCAGAACCACAAAGCAGAAGGTTAGGAATTTCCTTCTGCTCGATAAAGCCCTTAAAAGAGTTTTTAATATTCACTGGAAGAATACAATCCTCAAGAGTATGAGGACGATACTCTTCCACCCACAAAAATTTCTTATTCATCAAGGTTCAAGTGCAATGTAATATACAAGGGGGAGGCGACTATGTTTCCATTCAGTAATCAACTTACTAGAAATTTTTACATCATAGTTACCAGGAACAAGATTAACATGTTCCATCTTCATCGTCAACTCATATTCACCTGTATTGTCCCCAAAAATTTCTTGAGAATAAACATTGCTGGTTTCATTTTCTCGATCACACAAATTCAGTGATACCGTACCACCAGCAGAAGATTTGAACACAAGATCAGGAATGCCATAAACATTCGCTGCTTTACGAAGTGCTTCAAGTTGATCCCCACTAATGGAAAACTCAATATCAGCACCAGGGAAATTTACTTTACGGTCAGGAGCAGTCTTAAGAGTGATCTCTGGATCCGAGAAATAGTATTTTGCACTACGCCCATCACCACGAATGGTCAGATACTCAGCATTGTTAAATTCAAGAACTGGGTTCTGAAACAAAGAAAGACCAGCAAGAAACTGGTTCAGATCATAGATAGCGAAAGTTTGTGGGAACACTTCTTCGCAATCGTATTGAGAAATAAGATTTTCCCCAACATTGATTGTCTTTAGTTGGGAGCCTTCCCGAATCAGAATAGAACCATTGATCGTAGAATAGTTCTTCAGAACTTCTTTAGTTTGATTAGAAAGCGTTACCTTATTCATTTAAACTCCTGGAGACCATTTTCAGTGCGAGAATAGTGACGATCAAAGTGAAGTAGCAGCATGGCGTAATGAATAACTTTAAGCAGGTCTCGCTTGTTAAGCCCATCCTTGTCGCCATATCGGCTGCCATACTTAAGGATGTTTGCTTGACAAAAGGGGGCAGCGAGACCTTTAGCTGCCATCAGATCAATGGTTTGAATATCACAATAACCATCTTCATCACCACAGTAGTGACCATTATAGGTACTGACTACATATTCTTCGATGTCTTTGAGGATCTTTTCCTCGTTGTATTTCCATTGCATTTAAATCATTCCTCCGTTACATACTGTAGATCTTCATGATAGCACTCTTTGATTGTTCCGTCAAGTGTCTTCACGAAAAGTTTTGAATTATGTCCACCAAGAATCTTGACGGAACTGCCGTCCCGAAGGACGGCAATGTTACCAACGTAACCGTGAAACTCAGGCTTCTTCATTCTCTTCCACTGGAGCATCGTTATTGATATCGGCACCAACGCTAGCGTCGATCTTGTCATACAGCTCCAGGAAGCTGGACTTGGTTTCGTCATCGAAACGATTCACACAAACTTGAATCGCTTTCATACGCTTGCCGAAGATGCTGTAGGCACGAATGATGTGGGACAAACGACGGGTGCTGATCACTTCATCAACGCCACCATCCTTGAAAGTCTTACGGATAATGTCTGCCCAAGCAGCAAGCTTCTCACAGAATTCTTCATCCAGACAGCCAAGCTTCTTGGAAAGTTTCTCAAGAATCTTTTGCTCAGTTTTCGGACCAGGATAATCCTGTTCAAAGGTGAGAGCGAATCGCTCAAGGAACGCTTCGTTCAGAACATTGGTGCCAATAAAACGACCGTCATCAGAACCCTTACCTTTGGTGTTGGCAGTGGCAACGATGGTAAACCCAGCGGCAGGCTTCACATAACGACCAGTCTTCTTCAGGAACACGCCCTTACCTTCAAGAATCGACTGAAGGCACAGGATCTTGTTAGAAGCAAGGTCGATCTCGTCAAGCAGCAGAACAGCACCACGCTCAAGAGCTTCGATAACAGGACCGTTGTGCCACACAGTTTCTCCATTGATCAGACGGAAACCACCGATCAGATCGTCTTCATCAGTCTCGATGGTGATGTTCACACGGATCAGTTCACGCTTCAGTTGAGCACAAGCTTGCTCCACACCGAAAGTTTTACCATTGCCAGACATACCAGTGATGAACACAGGATAGAAAATACCAGAAGAAATGATTTTCTTAACATCACTGAAGTTACCAAAGCTGACGAAGTTAGCATCTTTATCAGGAATCAGATTTTCACGGTGGATCACAACATGCTCAACTGCTTGCTCAGCAGGTTCAGCAGCAGGAGCGTTGTAAGTGTTTTCAATATCTTGGGCAGTCAGGTTCCAACGACCATGACCAGTCTTGTATTGATCAAGACGCTTGGCGATGGTGGGATACGAACTACCAAATTCTTCGGCAGCAGCAATTACAGCGTTGCTACCAAAGTCTTCGCCAAAGTGAGTGGAAATATAAGCGATGAGGGCTTCTTGTTCAATGTTTGCTTTACGAGCCATGATGAGTAATCTCCTTTGTGGATGTGTTAATTATAGCAGGGGTTGGGGGCGTTGCCACCCCCAGTGGACAGATTGGGAACTGGTCAAGCGACCAGGGTAGCGAAGGAAGACAGGAGCTTCTTGTTCGTTGTCTTCTTCTTGAGCATAGTACGGAATGCCCGTCCGATGTCAGCAGCAGTAGCCTCTTCGTCAACTGTCATAGTAGTGTCAACTGCCAAGTCGTGAGAAGAAATCATGTACAGGGCATCATACCCAGCACCATTAATTTCATAGGACTTTTCTTTACGCCATACTTTCATGGCTTCATCGGGTTCAACTCCACCGCCATTGGATTTGTAAAGAGACCGATAAAGATAAGAGAAACTATTGCCACTGCAGATTCGGAATCCAATCAGATTCACTTCGGGGAAGTTATCTTTCAGATTCTCCAGAAGAATAGCAGTCAAGTTGCTGTTCACGTTATCCATTTCAAAGTTACGATAAACATAACCGATCTTACGATCCCGAAGAGCATTACCACCACTGATGTAGTTTTGTCCAATGTAATTGTAAGAACCATTAGGGCGTTGAATATTCAAATCAAAATTTAGATGATTTGCTTCACCGTCAGTCAGAATGACAACGTTAACTTTCTGAAGTTTGTTGCGAGTCTTGAACTGAGGAATGATCTGATGAAGAGCAATGATGGATTCATTAAGAGGAGTTCCACTGAGATCAAGACCAGCAGGAACACCATAGTGATGATAAGTAGCACCATTGTAATTGGAATCCTCACGGGCAGCAAGACGCCACAGATTTTGAATACAGTTGTCCAGCACTTTGTTGTTGGCACGAGAACTCAGAAAGTTCAGCAGACGGAAGCGACGATGAACTTCAATAGTGCCGTCTTGCTTTTTGTACAAAGACTTGGGAGCACTGTAGTTGGAATCAACATAAGAGTTGCTCCACTCGTAGGTAAAAGCATACACCTCAAAAGGAATCTGAACTTTCTTACAGAACCACACAAGGTTCAGCAGTTGTTTCACCGTATCAAGCAGATAATCATTCATCGAACCAGACCAGTCCAGCACGAACACCAGACCATGATTCTTGCCATCAGGAATCACAGAAACCTTACGGAACAAATCTTCGTTGTACTTATAGGTGTGAAGTTTGCTGGTGTCGAGAGTACCAGTACGAGCAGTAGACATACGCTGGTAAGCATCTGCCGACTTCTTCATCTCAAACTCTTTAACCAGATAGTTCACTTCCTTTTGTGCTTCGGTACGATACTTCTTATAATCAGCATCGACCTCTTTAAAAGCATTTTCACGATACTGAGAAACATTAGCAACTTCACTGAAGTGGGCATTAATGTAATCGTTAAGGATTTTGTAATCAGCAATCACATCATCCATCTTTAGTTGGGGACGTTCGATGTAAGTAGTTTCGCTGGCATAGTGATTGGTCAGCTTTTCTGCTTGCTGATCAAATGCTTGCTGGGTTTTAGAAACTTCTTCGTTCAATTCTTCGTTGGGACCGCCACCACCAGAGCCGATGGGAGCTTCTGGTGCTTCAGCACTGACACCACCGCTAGCTTGTTCCTGCTGAGCATCACTACCAGGATTGATCATGCTTTGCCCTTCACTGGTCATTTGTTGATCAGATTGTCCAGCAGAATCTCCGCCGCCTTGTTGACCAGAACTGGATTGAATAGAAAGCGACAGTTCTTCCTGCTGCTTCTCTTTCACATATTTGTGAATCAGTTCACAGATGGTCAGCACTTGCTGGAAGGTTTCTGCACCTTCAATCATCTCAACAAACTGCTGCTCAAACTCGTTGAACGGCATCTGAGCATAGGCACCAATCTTGAAGTGAAGATTAATACGGTCAATGAGAGTAAGTTTACTAAGATCTTCATCAGCAATACTGAAGAAGTCATCACGATTCAGTTCGCTATAACCATTGTAGAAAGTACGGGCGAGACCAGGAAACTTACGCTTCATCAGTTTTTCGATACGAGCATCTTCTACAACGTTCACATAATCTTTGGGAACGTCAGCGATCTCTCGCCAATCTTCGTTCGGGGTGTAGAGAGCATGTCCAACCTCATGCCCCACCAGAAGGTCGTATACGACCCCAGAAGCCCTGTCCCAGATCGGCAGGGTCAGGACACGGCGTTGCACATCAAAACATGCTGTAGGCACCTTCTTGTGCTCAATGATGAGGTTCTCCGTTGCCAGCAGTTTGGCAAGAGTACCTTTGACTTCGTGGTTAACAACGGGCATTGGAATTTCTCTGAACTGAAGTCAGTATAGCCCATAAAAAAGGAGGGTGTTACCCCTCCTGTGCCACTTCATTAACTGTCTCTCGGACGATGCTGAAGTTCTTAATTTTTTCACACTTCCATGTTTTATCAAACTTTTCTTCCATGCCTTCTTTGTGAGAGATAACAAACACATTTGTATTCTCGTCAAAGTTTTTGAGGATCCATCCTAGCTCACTGGTTCCAGACTGGTCAAGCGAACCGTCAAAGATCTCGTCAAGGATTAGTAAGTTAGTATCCACGCTACTCTTAAGCTTAGCAACAGCTCTCCAAGTAAGCAGAAGAGCAATATCGATACGAGCTTTTTCTCCCTCAGAAAAAGATTCATAAGAAAACGAGTCCCGATAACGTGATTTAATTGTTTCTTCAAAACTTTCATTCAATGTAAAGTTCACATAGAAGTCCATGTTTTGAAGATACTCATTGATGAGTTTGTTCATCACAGGAAGATAACGTTTGATAATTCTAGTTTTAATGCCGTTATCTTTTAGAAGTTGACTGGCTGCCAAAAGGCAATCACGTTCTTCTTTAACAGCGATCATCTGATCTTTAGCTTCCTGTAATGCTTTTTCTAAACCCTGGAGCTTAGAATCTTCTTCGTTGCGATTGGAGTTATTGTTCTGTAGTTCAGAAATTTCTCGTTGAAGATCTTGAATCTGTGATTGATATGAACTAATTTGGAACTGTTGAATTTGAATTTCGTTAAAAATACTAGTCAATTGTTGACTTAATTCAGTGTATTTAAATTCACGCTCTTCTTCCAGTTTAATTGCCAACTCCATTTCTTCCATACCCTGTTTCAGTTCTTTTATGGATTCCATAATTTCAGACACCTTAGCATCCCGAAGGTCTTCGCTAATGTGCTGTGTACAGGTTGGGCAAGTGGTATTCTCTGTAAAGAACTGATGTTCTTTTTTGTGAGTGGTAAACTTCTGCTGAATCTTACCACGAAGATTACCAAGCTTTCTAAGTTTGCCTGTGGCAGTAGCAAAATTTTCAATTTCTTTGCTTAAAGTATTTCTTTGTTCATCAAGTTTTTCTAGCTTGACATTAACTTCTTGCTCAAGACCTGTAAAGTGAACAATCTTATTGTTCTTTTCTTGAATGTCGTTTTGATTTTGAAGATCAAGGTTAACGATAAAGTTCTTCTGCATCGTAACTTTTTCTTCAAGAAGATCTATTTGATAGTCACGATCTTTAATATCGTCGTTAGCAAATTTAAGTTTCTCTTTAAGGTTAATATTCATCACCGAGAAGATCTGAATATCAAGAATGTCTTCAATGATTTCCCGTCGTGATGCCAAAGGCAATCTCATGAATGGAACAAACGTAGAAGAACCAAGCACTACAATCTGAGTGAATGATTTGTAATTCATCTTAAGAATATTTTTCTCAAGATAATTTTGGTAATCTGCTGTAGATGATGATTGATCTAACAGAACTCCATTTTGCCAGACTTCAAAAATTGCTGGTTTGATTCCACGAATGATTTTGAATTGATTTTTACCAGACTCAAACTCAATCTCAGTAACAAGATCAGAACCATTAACGCTGTTCAAAAGCATCGGTTTGTTGATTTTTCTGAATGGCTTACCAAACAAAGAGAAGGTGAGGGCATCCAGAATAGTGCTCTTGCCAGCACCATTTGTTCCTACAATAAGATTAGTTTTAGATCCATTCAAATTAAATTCTGTAAAGTTATTACCTGTGGAAAGAAAATTTTTCCATTTCAATTTTTTAAAAATAATCATACTAATTCATTTGGGGGAACAATAAAATCATCTTCGGTAATTATAGCATATTTTTGATCACGCTCTCGACAAGCTTTAATAATTACTTCTTCTGGTATTTCAAGAACCTGAAGTTTATATCGTTGAGTTTGAAATTCAAGTTGTTCTTGGTATCTCTCAGCATCATCCTCACACTCAAAGATCGGGATGATTTGATCTCCATTGATATCATCAATAACGGAGAACACTCCTTCTGGTTTGTCCTTAAGCGTGAGAATAAACATCATACTACTTCACAACTTTCAATATATAGTGTTTTCATAATATTTTTGAGTTGATTTTTATTTACGGAAATTTCTACATCATCAATATATTCATTGAGAAGTGAAAGAGTATCCTTAGCTTCAAGTTCTGAGTCAACATGTTTAACTGTATCTTTTTCAACTAAAGTTTCAACAACTTTTAAATCATGAACACCAACATCAAATAATGCTTCAATAGTTTTTTCAAATCTAAAATAATCTGTTTTATTTTCTACGATAACCTTGACAAAAGTATTTGCATAGTCGTTGGGATTGACGCTGAAATTAGGATCAGCATCATCATAATAAATCTTTTGGAAAATTTCGTATGGGTTCTTGATGAATTGTAACTTATTGGATGACGGTTCATAAAGATGGAATCCTCTAGGGTCTTTGTAATCATTCCAGAACATCTGGTATGGGTTGCCAAGATAAGTTACATTTCCTTTTCTTGACTTGTGATGGAAGTGTCCAGAAAACACTTGTTTAAATTTAATGAATACATCTGGGTCCATGCCACCTTCATGAACAAGACCAGGAGAAACCTCAAACCCATTCAGTTCAAGATGTCCCATCACAATTTTAGCAGAAGTTTGTTTGAGATGTTGATGAACCTCTGCTTCATTTTCTGAGTTGATCCAGGGAAGCATACAGATATCTGTACCTTCGATGTTTACCGTAGTTGGTTTAGAGTAGACAATGATGTTGTCATAATCAGAAAGGAGAAGCTCTGGAGAGTTTATATCATTTGTGTTTTTATAATACACATCATGATTTCCAGTAATCATATGAAGAGTAATGCCAAGCTCACGGATACGGTCAAAGTAATGACGGCGAATACGAGTCCAAACATTAAAATCAATGCCCTTGCGATTATCGAACGTATCTCCAAGGTCGATGATGGTTGATACTCCTTTCTTTTGAAGAGTTGGAAAAAATACTTCATTATAAAATTCCAAAAAGTATTCCCAGAAAATCACACTACCTTTACGACCATCCAAATGCTGATCGGTAATAAGAGCTACTGTCATCGCTTATTTTTAATCTCAAGGTTTTCTTTAATGCCAGACATATCAGAATAGCTTTGATTAAGTCCTGCCATATCTCCTTCAAAACTTTCAGTATACATCACATGATCGTATCCACTACGCTCAAGGATCTTAGTTTTGATTTCCAGTTGCTTTTTCTCTTTGGCGATTCTACGAAGGAAGGCAAAGTAAATTACCTGAGTAAAATAGGCAAAGGGATTACTTGATTTTTCTGGATCGAAGTTGTGAATATATTGTAAACAATTTTCAATCCCGTCTGAGATCATCTCATCACGGAACATATAGTTTACAAAGTTTGGTTTATAGGATAAGTGCGTAGCAATTTTAAGAAAACAGTCGCCAATATAATTCGGAACCCGAGGCTTAGGCAGACCTTTCTCTTTTGCTTCAAGAACTTTCTTCCTGTAAACGCTAATAGCCTCTAGGAATTCTTTGTTATTGACGTAATTTTCTGTTTTCTTTTTTGCCATGATGCATGTCTCTATCCAAATTGTTATGGTATCAGTATAGACCATTATCATGGGTTTGTCAAGGGGGGTTGACAAAACCTCAGAAACCCAGTAGAATAACTCTGTCCAGGGTTCATGAATAATATATCTAATACTTTAGAGTCTTTAAGTTCTTTAGGATTTTTTATAGATTTCTTCAAGAAACCTTTTAGTTTCCTTAACTGATCCTAAGTAACCCATTTGTTTACTAAATTTATTAGGTTTAATATCAATACCATCTTCACTAGAATCATCAGTATCATTTAAATTACTTAAGTAAAATGATTCTATCTTCTTATCTAGTTCTGTCATAGTGATTACCTGTTCCATTTTAATAACGAACAAAGAATCATAAGTGGAATGTATCCAATCTTTTAATACAAAACCTTGAATAGATTTACCATTTCTTTTTTGTATTAATTTTTCAACTAATTTAGGGTTCTCTACTAATAAAGAATCTTCATCTGGTAAGTAACATACTTTAGCTATAATTTCTTCACCAGATGTTAATTTTAATGTAGAGAAGAATTCTTCTTCCATCATTTTAGATTTACCTTGATAACTTCGTATTTAAAATTTTCTTCTTGATAAATTTTAATTCTTTCTTGAAGGTGTCTTAGAGTATAATTTTGTCTTGTTTTACTTGAGATATCATCAGCAATATCATAAAGAGTAGCTATTTCTTTTCCTTCTCCTTTTCTAAGTACTCTTCCAATACTTTGGAGATTTCTGATACGAGATTTAGATGGCGAAGCAAATATAATATTATGAAGACGTTTAATATTAATACCAGTGCTAAACGTTCCGTAGGAAGCAATAATAATAGCATTACTTTCTTGTTCAGTAATTTTTCTTACTTCTTCTCTATCTTCAGTATCAATCGATCCATGAACAAAAAATACTTTACGGTTGTCACCAACTGTACTATTTATGAGTTCGTATAAAGGCTCCCCATGCTTCTCTACGTAATTGAAAAGAACTAATGTGTTGCCATCAAGATCGTTTACAAGATTTTTAATTAAGTTATTTCTTTTCTTGTTTGTAACAAGATAATCCATCTCTTGATGATAATCTTCAAAGTATTGATACTCATGTTTGCACACAAGAATTTTAATGCGAAGATTAGATAGATGTCCTTTTTTAATTAGATCATCAGTCTTCGTAACTTTTTCACAATGTCCAAACAAACCTTCTAGAACCCACTTGTGTGTTTTGGTTCCATCAAGTGTTCCTGTAAAACCAAAACGATACTTGGCATTATGAAGCTTCTCCATAATACCTGTGAGAGATTTTGATTTGAATAGATGTGCCTCGTCTCCAATTACACAATCAATGTCATCAAAATATCTTTTAGGAAATTTGTAAATGGACTGCCATGTAGAAATGATAATAGGTTTGTCAGAATTCTTTTCTTGACCTGAATAAATTTTGTGAATATGTTCTTCAGCATTCCATCCATAGTCGGTGAAGTCTTTTACCATCTGTTCTACCAGAGATGTAGTAGGAACAATGATGAGAATTTTTTTATCTGTAGCGTGATAATATCTAACAAGAGAATAAATCATTAAGGACTTACCTGATCCAGTAGGAGACAAGAATAATCCTCTGTTATATTTAAGAGCAAGATAAACAGTGTAATATTGATAGTCTCTAGCTTTGATACTAGAGATTTTATCCATGAAAGTTTTTACACCTTCAGGAGATACCATTGAGTTGGTATCACTAGCTTCTCCATACCAATCATTCTTAACTGATTCAATGGAGTATCCTCTTTCTTTAGCCCATAGAAGAAACTGTTGATATAGACCAACATAGATTTCTCCTGTGCCAGGAGAGTATAAACGAATAGTACCATCCCAATATCTATACTTTGGATTTCTTTTTAGGAACTTTGCTTCAGGAACTTCAAAGGTGAAGTAATCAGATAATTCTTGATGAACGTATGGTTCTGCTTGGATCTGTAAAAATACTTCGTTCTTTTTCTTAACAATGATTCGTGTCATTAAGTAGTACCATTAATAAACTTTTCCCAGTCAATAGCCGATTTGATTTGAAATCCACGATTGGAAATCATTTTCATTACACTGTCCAGGAAGTAAAGTGCCTGTTCAACGTATTTAATTTTTGCTTCTATATTGATGATATCCTCATCTGATTCCAGATAAGTCTTCATCTTTTCTGCTGTTTTAATACTTGCACCGAAAGGTTTCTCGGCGTATACCTTGGCGTCTGCTTCGCCAGAATAATATTCTCTTTTTTCTTTTACTACACGCCTGCATTCAAACTCTAAAGAAGTTTTAACTTGACTAAGATCTGTGTAGTAGTTTAAGTATTTATTGTGCTGAAAAGGGATCTCTAATGCTAACTTACCGAGATCTTCTGTATACTGTTTGTTTTTAAATTGGAAATCAACATGACTGTCTTCTTTCCATTCTTCTTTAATTGTTTCAAATAATTTAACGATGTTTTCAAATTTCATAGTAACTTAAAATTTTTATCACGAATAAAATAATTTTGGAATTTAAATGTGGCAGTAGCTGTAAAAAATTCTATGTCATCTACAGTAGCATCAAAATCTATTGAAGATAAGTTAATTGGAAAAATATTTCTATAATCAATAAAAAAAGATGGATTAAAATTAGAAGTTATAATCATTAATTGACCGTTAGAATATTCTACTGGACCTGATTCTATTTGATCACTATTGGCGTTTTTTCTAATCCATTCATGAATAGAATAATAATTTTTTAAATCTTCATCAACAATAAAAGTTAATTGCAAATCATCGTATGAAACTCCACCACCAGGAACAATGGGGAAAGATCTAAATGGAGTTGGAACTTCTGTAACTGGCATAGAAATTCCAGGTAGATTAGCCTGTTGGCAGAAAAAATCTACTCCTTCAAATAATTCTAGTTTCATTTGAAAACCTACTGGAGCAAGAAAATTCCTATTTCTAGGTTGCTCTTTATACCATTCAGCAGTCATGTCAACTTCCCAAGCTATAATATATTTATTTGCATAAAAAAAGAGCCCCCGAAGGGACTCTTGAAATTTGTAAGAAAGACTCACATGAGGTTCTTGATACGAACACGTCTGTAGTACATATTCTTGGAAGCAGTAAGAGCTTCGGCATCAGGAATAGGTACACCGTCAGCATCAACACCGTTGAATACGAATGGGTTAGCAACCATGCCGTAACGGGTTTTGAAGCCAATCTTAGGCTGGAAGGTGTTAGGATCAATCGAACGTAGCATCTGGAGAGGAACGTATGGGCAATAGAAGAGACCAGCATCATAAGGATTGGTTCCCTTATAACCCATGACATAGTAATGATCGCTAGATACGTTAGCCGAATAAGGATCAACGAAGACCTTGATACGACCGTTGATGGTGCCAACCATGAGGTTGCCAGTGTCATCAACCTGACCGATGGAAGGACCACCAGCACCAGTTAGACCCGAGCTATAGTCAAGAACACCAGCCATCGCTAGAGCTGAAGCTACGTCAGCCGAGCAGATGAGGAAGTTGCCCTTTCCACGACGAGTTTCCTGAGCGATAGCGTTGGCATCACGCTCAACCTGGAATAGAAGACCCTTGAACTTCTCAACAGACCAACGACCGTTTGAATCAACGTCAAGGTCGAATACACCAGCGGTAGCAACGTTGTTCTGAGCACCAGGCTTAGCGATGGTGTATACAGTACGAACGACTTCACGGTTGATCTCAGCGAGAATCTCGCTTGAGAGAATGTTGGCAAGCTCTTGCTCAGCGTCAAGACCGTGAACAGCCTTAAGATCCTGAGCTAGCTCTAGAGTGTACTCCGAACGTAGTGCTCTGGTTCTGGCGGTTACAGCAGTCTTCTCGATGCTGAAGCTCATTTCGTTGAATAGGGTTGAACCTGATCCAAGAACTTCAGCGGTCTCACGGGCGATAGGACGAACGCCACGCTCGTAAGTACCAGCACCCGAACCGTCATCATTAAGAAGACCAGGGTTGGATTCAGCGTAGGAAGGATCGTTAGCAACACCGATAGGTACAACTGGATCGTTGTAACCAGTTGAAGCATCAGGACCCTGGGTGTTAGCTGAGAAGTTTACATCAGGCTCGTTGAAGAGAGCTTCACGTCCTTTACGTAGACCAGCAGCACCACGATGCTGATAGTGAGCCTTCATGGCGAAGATGAGACCTGTAGGACCGCTCATTGGCTGAACGCCACAGATGTCATAAGCCATTAGGTTAGGCATGGCACGACGGACTAGGCTGATCATGATAGGATCGAAACCAGCTAGACCACCAGTTTTGGTGTCAAGACCTGAACCTGAAAGTGCGTTAGGACCGATAGCACCAACAGTGTTGGGAGCCTCGGTGAGCATTCTGTCCTCACGGAGAGCACGCTCTTGGTTTTCTAGGATTACAGCGGTTACAGCCTGTTTGTGCTTATCTGTGATAGCAGGAGCTTCAGCAGCATTTAAAACAGGTGCCCACTTTTCTGTAAGATGGGAAGCGTTGAACATTTTTACCTCTTAAAACGTATTATTGTCGTTTGATAATATTTATGATTTAATTATTTCCAGCGTGAAAGAGCTTGGAGGTATGCAGCCATAGTTGGCGATACATCTTCGCTTAGTGCTACTGGAGCGTCATCACCTACTTCTGATTTGGTTACTGCTTCTGGGAAATATGACTTACGTAGAGTTTTTACTGCTTGAGTAAATTGATCTGCGTTATCAAAAGTAACACCTTCAGATAGTGAAGCGAGTTTTTCTTTTTGAGTATCAGCAAGTCCTTCTGAAACTTGGTTTAGAATTACGACTTTGCTCGACTCAGCAAGACGATTATTTAATTCCACATTACGCTCAATTTGTTCGTTGAGGCGTTCTTCCATCTCACGAAGCTCGTCAGCCATTTCTTCTACAACATCGGTCTTATCCTCTGGGATGTTGATCCAATGCTCTTTACAGAGATTCATGAAACCAGCAATGAAATCTTCGGTGATTTCGTTACGGATGCCACGATCAATAGCGACTTGATTTTCTTCAATCCATTGGGCAATACCATAGTTAACAGTGCCCATGACTTCTTCAGCAAGTTCAGCTTTAACAGCTTCAACTTGCTCAGCAAGTTTTGCTTCAAAGTGCTCTTCAAGCTTAGCGTACTCTTCGTTAAGCTTAGCTTTTACAGCAGCTTCAAAAATTGTTTTTGCTTTCTCTTTATATGATTCTGAAAGCTCTTCTCCTTCAGTCAATGCAGCAACATCAGAAGAAAGATCAAGCTCTTCAAAAGAAGGCTTGATTGGATAAGTTACGTTTGGACCAGTTGTGGTTCCGTATGCAACTTGTGTTCCTACAGTAGGAGTTGCAGCCATATCTCCAGGGCTTTTTTGATGTGCCTGTTGTGCATCACCCGAAATTTGAGAAATAGGAGCCGCCGCCTTAGCACCAGGATTCTCTTCGCCATCCTCATCATGTTCATGAGGAGTGGTTGTAGTACCACCTAGATCAGTAGCAGCTTTCTGACCGATAGCAACCGTAGGAGGAACAGAAGGTTGTGGATCCTTACCACCAGCCTTAGCGGTTTGAACATCGGAAATTTGTGAAGGCTCCTTACCTGTACCAGGAATTACGGAAGCAGAAACGGTAGGCATTGGATCACCTGCTTCAAGAACAATATTTTGTTCTTTTACAAGCTCCTCAAATCTTTCGTTTAACATATCTGACATTTGAGTTTCCTCGTATTTCTAACAATTATTCTAAGATTATTTATCAAATTATAGATTTGACAGGAAATGCTCAAAAGCTTTGAGCTTCCTTTCTTCAAGATTTTTTCTGGTAGATTCAGAAATATATCTATGATATTTAGCAACTTGTTGTTCACGGAGAATTCCTCCGTCCCATACCCATTCCTTGCCTTCCATGATTCCGTTAACAAATGCATCAGGAGCTGATGGATCTGCTACAATGTCAGCAGCAGTTGCTAGCATAAAATCGTCACGAACATAATTCGCACCGTTACGCTCTTCAAGAGAACCCATGCCTCTAGAGGAAACTCCTAGCTTTACTCCTTCATCAAGAAGAGACTTTGCAATTTGTCCCATTGGGGTATCAAGAATTCTAGCCTTTCCGTAGAAGTTAGTTCCTTCAGAACGAAGTTCGATAATTCTATGTGATACTCTATCGAGATTCACAGTAGGTCCATCTGGGTGTCCTAGTTCTCCTAGAGCACGACCAGACTTAACATAACTTTCGTTATATCTTTGAACTTCACGATTTAGTACATCAAATGGATATACTCTACCGTTTCTATTTTTAATTTCTGATTGAAGAAAAATACCCTCAATGTATAGGTGCTTTTTCCCAGCGGTTTCTTCTACAAGAACATTAATGTCCTCGATATTTTCTGTGATGAGTTTCATTCTTCTGTCTCTAGTGGTTCTACTGGTTCATCAAAATAAGTAGAAGCAACGGATTTTTTGTACATACCCAAAGCTTCTGCTGCAGATGTTTTCATCAAATCATGAACCATATCCAAAGCATCCGATTTGTTTTTATCGGCAATTGCACTTACAATATTCAAAGTATTAGACATATAAATATAACCTAATTTATAATCTTATTTAGTAGAACCACTATTTGAAGAAGGTTTTGGAGCAAGTTTTGCCTTCTCTTTTTCTGCTTCTAGAGATCTTTGAGCATCAGCATCTGCTTGAGCATCCTGAATTTCTGGGGCAAATGCATCATTTTGTCTTGCCATAGTATCCAATGCCATTGAATCAGATGCAGAAATTGCAACCCCAGATTTAATATCTTTTTTCATCTGACGATCCATTTCTTTAAATTCTTTTTCAGTTTGCATAAGAATTTGGCGACGAAGATATTCTGTGGAGAAATATTTACCAACAAACGGATCCATTTGAGTAATAAGTTGGATACGCTCCTTCATAAGCTCAACTTGCTTTAACTCATTAAAGTGATTATCAAATAGGAAGTCATATTGAATATGCTCTTCCATATCCTCCCAATCTTCTGGGGTAATAATACCTTTGAGAATTAATTGAGTCTTGAGAATATCATGGAATAATTCGCTAAATCTCTTGCGGAGACGACCAATAAACTTAGCAAATTTAAGTTCGTCTCTAAGAATTTCAGTTGTCTTGCCAAGATTGAAAGCTTTGTTATCGTCAGTTAATCTTGATGGAGGAAGGTTAAGTGAATTGTAAAGTTTCTTTTTGAAATATTCTACGTCTTTGAGTTCTCCTAGATTCTGTCCACCAGGAAGTGTAGAAATTTCAGTTCCTCTACCACCTTCACGACGAGGTAGCCAGAAGTCTTCAAGCATACTCATATGCTTTTTATCATCACGAATTTCTCCAGTAGCAGAATCATAAACAAGTTTATTTCTGTAACGTGTCATTACGTCACGGAGATATTGTTCAGCTTTTACTTTAGGGAGATTGCCAACATCAATATAGAAGATTCTTCTTTCTGGTGCTCTTGATAATCTATAGATAACCAGAGAATCCTCAATCATTCTAAGTTGGTTGAGAGACTTAATTGCTTTATGAAGAAAACTAATAGTCATCTTTTTATTAGTATCCTTCAAACCAGAATCGCAATAAGCAATTGAGTCTGCTGCAATTTTAATTCCTTGTGTATTAGCATAGTTAAATGAACCTGTTGTGGTAGGAACATTTGCTACACCAAATCCCTGTGGGTTGTAAAGATAATACTCAATGTAATCCCCCCAGTCAAACTCTAAAGCAGATCCTCTTTCAATATGTCTATCTGCTTCTGTCTTAGGAAATTTTTGTCTAACTTTTTTAATCTTTAAGGCATCAATATATCTTAACTCTAAGATGCCTTTTTTTGGATTATCTAAATCAACCACTTTATGGTAATGTAATCTACCATCAATGTACCAATTGCGAATAATTTGATGACAGTGCTTATCAAACTTAAGCATTCTAAGAATTGTAGAAAATTCTTTTCTAATTTTTGCTTTGATATTATCAGCTAAGTCTAAATTAGATAACTCAATTTCTACTGGAGCATCGTCGGCGTCAGAAACAACAAACTCATTCACGATCTCGTCAATAGCAGTATCACACTCAGGGTGAAGTGCCATGCTACGATATCGTTGAATGAGTTCGTATTCGTTTCTTGATATGCCTTCAACGTCAACATACGTGCCAAAATAGCCACCTGCTACAGTGGCTACCGCATCTTCTTGATTAGGAGGGATTGGGGACTGACCTTTCAATCCCTCCTTTTTGTTGATTTTAAAACCAAACAGTTGACTCATATTAAATTATTTAATTCGATACTCTATTTAGTTATCAAACGTCAGCGTTAATTTGACGATTTGATGCGTTTTGTCTTGCGTTGCTTGGAGTTTCTGTAGTCCAGTATGAATACTGGAACTCAACTGAGAACTCTTCAATTTGGTCATTGCTATCATAAGCAAGATCAATCTGAGAAATATTGGTTGGGAATGCATACCAGAGCTTGTAAGTTCTGAGAATATTACCACCAATGCCATTTGCATCTGGAGTTGGAGCTTTCTCTAGTTGGTGAACTAGAAGGTGTGCTGTGTAACCATTTGCATCTGCAGCAGAAGGAGTAAGAAGATCAGCCGTGTTACCAGCATGACCATTGATCGCTTCTGACCACTGCTCCATGATTGCACGAACCTTGAAGTCCTTATCATTGATGAATGTTGGGCTCCAGGTATCGAAAGTTCTGTCGCCAGCAATTTTTACTGTACGACCACGGAAAGGAACTTCGATAACTCCTAGGTTTGATGCTGGAAGTGCAGCAGACTTACACATTAAATTGGTAAGTTCTTTTTCGTCTGCAGTTACAGTACCAGTTCCAGTTCCACCAGCACCGATAGATCCTGATGGAAACTGAAGATCAACTAGGAACATGTTAGGCTTTACGCCTTGTCCTACCTTACTAATGAAATCGCTGAGTTTACTTGTATACGCCATTGTTGTTTACCTCGATGATTTTTGGTATATAATTATCGTCCCACTACTTCACTGAACGAAACTCCAGTCTTCGTTGCAGTAAATGTTACGGTAACATAGTTAATTGAGCGGGTTGGTTTAATGAATAGTTCAGCTACAAATTCATTTCTGTCAATAACATCTGGAGTGTTATTTGATACATCACATACCACAAGGTAATCAGTAAGACCTCTACGAGCTTGAACTTCGTTGAGGTATGAATTCACTGCACCAGCAAATGAAGCTCTGGTAACTTCATCGTTCTGCTCAAACAGAACTTGCTTGGCTAGTTGCTCTACACGCTTCTCGATATTGAGGAATAAACGACGAACGTTAATTCTGTCGAATGCACTTGGAGAAGCAAGGGCAGTTTTGTCACCGAATAGAGTAATACCAGATCCAGGGAAAGAAACAATAGGATTGATTCTGTTTTGATATAGAAGGTCTCTATCAGCTTTGTTTGGATTGTATGCTAGTTTGATAGCATTTCTTAGAGAACCACGGTTGACACCAGCAGGCGAGAACCAGTCATCTAGAGATGCTGAAGTAGCAACACATAAACCTGCTACGTCTCCGTTGCAAGCTAAGTAACGATACTTATCATTGAAGCGGTCGTAGTAATACTTATAACCGCTATCAAATACAGCATAAGAAGTTGAAGTTAAACCACGGAAGAATGCAACCGTGTTATCTCTTTGTTGAGTAGCAGTGTAAGCACCGCTAGTACCGATTTGATTTCCTTTGTGAGGAGAAACAAATGCTAGGCAATCCTTTCTTGAAGTTGCAATTTGAATAACTTTGTTTGCCTTCGATAGAGTAGCATTCTCAGTTGAGAGTGAACCACCCATGAGTACGAAGTCAATTGAAGCCTCTTCGGTATCTAAGAATAGATCGTATGCATCACCAATTTCTGCTTCTGAGTAAGCATAGTCATCAGTTCCACCGCTGAGCGAAGATTCTGATAATGCACAAAGAGCAAATAGATCACCAGAAGTTAAAGCTGTGGATACTTGACCCCAAGCTTCACCTGCACCAGTTGTGCTAGGATTGATTGATGCGGTTGGAGCAGTTCCCGAATAGATGTATGAAGACTGTAGATTAACTACATCCTTATAGTAAGATACTGCACCTTCAGAACTTCTTGCATCAGATAATTTTGAAAGATAAGTTAGTCTTTCTAGAATTGTGTTAGGTGAACCAGAGATTTCTCCAGTCGTATCAATTACTGCAACGTGTACTTCGTCATACTTGATTCCTCTTGCAGCAGCAAACTCAGAAGTGCCAGGACGAGGACCAACTGCAGAAAGAGCGATACCAGTGGTGCCGATTTCTGTGTTTAGATACCAATCAGTTACAGCAGTAATAGCAACATCACTTGCACCATCTTCAAGAGTGTTTGCTGTAGTAATTAAAGTGGTAGGATCATCTAATACAACAACAAGCTTCTTAGTGGTGCCATCCCAAGATACAACCTCAGCGGTTTTGGTTCCAGCACCAACATTGAAAGTGACATTGGAACCAGCCGAAGGAACAGTATCAGGAACTTCAGCTAAAGTAATAATTTGATCAGCACCTCTGTCAACAACAACTACTTTGAGTGAGTTGCCCCAGGTTCCAGCAGTACGAGCTACAAATCTTTCTGATGATCCAGTGCCAGCTTCCCAATCTAATTGGTTTTTAACTAGCACGGCAGAGCCATCAGCAGTAGCATTAAGAACGCCAGAAGATGCACGAACAACGGCTAGTCTACCACCGTAGTTTAAAAATTCTGATGCAACAAACCAATCATCTGCATTAGCATCAGATGGCTTTCCAAAAACATCAACAAATTCTTTCTGAGTGCTGATGTTTACAATTTGATTGATAGGTCCTTTCTTAAATGTAGAAGCAAAGGCAGCGGTAATTTGCAATGCATTAGTTACCACAACATTAGATAGGTCACGCTCTTTGAGAACAATTCCAGGAGAGACTTGACTTGACATTTTAATATCCTCTTGGTGATCCAGATTAAATCTAAAATTATTTATGATTTCGTATCTTTTGAATGGGGAAACAATGCGTGAACAGTCTACCAGTCAGGATATTCCCACAATGATTTCAAATTTTTTTTGCCTCTAGATTTTTTTATTCTTTGCATTGTGCAACTTTTACACTCATATGAATATGCAGAAGCTGCAGTTGCTCTATCTTTTCTAGTCAAATAAAATTCAGATAAAAGATCCTTTACTTTTCCACAAGACCTACAACGTCTTTCTCTAAACAAAAGATGGTCCAGCAAAAATTGATCTTCTATATCCATTAAAGGTTCCACATATATGATATGTCTTCTTGTGTATCCCCATACCAAAGAACTCCATCTTCAACAAAACCTTCATCACCCTCTAACCCTGTTGTGATAAAACCAAATGGAGCCATGTCTTGTTCGATTTGATTTTTCTGCTCTTCGTAGATTCTTTTACGAACATCATTGTCCGTCATTTCCTTAAAGTAATCCTGAACAGCAAGCCAGGCAAAGATAACGAGACACATTACAAGGTCATCATGAAATCCATCATCAGCCTCAAAAGATTGCTTTTTCTGAATAAATGTGGTAAGCTCAGAGATGATTTCGTAATCTCTAAACAACAGCTTGTCGTCCTCGATCATCTGTTTTAAATTGGCACATCCAACCTTCTTCACAGTAATGGACATCTTCAATCCAAGCTGAGTTTTATTTCCAGAGAATCCTTGTCCAACAATTTGACCTGCCCTACCTCGCATAGAACACATCAATACGTTCGGATACTCTAGATCGTAGTTAAGAATAGATGCTACCTGATCACCAACGTCGTTCACTTCACACAATACATAAGCATTATTGTATGCCCTAGCAACGTCATTAATAACGTTGGGGAAAAGCATCGGTTTGATCTCGTTGTTCCTATATTTTGCTACGATCTTATAAGGAACAGTTGTGATATCGAAAACAATAAACGCTGAATAATCACCGCCTATACCTCTACTAACGTCGGCAGTAATAATGTATTCTGATTTTTCGTTTGGTTTTTCATAAACATCTAAACCTTTGTTTGAACTGATTGGAGTATCAAAAACAAGTGATCTAAGTTTAGATGCAGAAATAAGAGTGTCAACCGATCCTAAGAATTCGCACTCAAATTCCTGAGTGAATTGACGTTCTGAAGTGTTCTTGATTGTTTCTTCTTTCCACTTAGCATCACGACCAGGAACTTCAGACCAGTGAACCTCTGTCCAAATATAATTGTTTCGTTTGTTTTGAGCATCTACCCACAACTTGTAGAAGTGGTTCATACCATACGGGGTAGAGATGATGATAACCTTCGTGCTCTTACCAGATGAAATGGTAGGATATACAGACGAGAAGAAGTCGTCAGCAATGTGATTTGGAACGAACGCAAATTCGTCCAAGAAGATAATGTTGAATGACATTCCTCGGACGGCAGATGCTGAGGTTGACGCCGCCATGATCTTGGAACCATTCTCTAGTTCCATAGAACCTTTGTTCCAGGAGATAACACCCTGTTGCAACCACTTAGGAAGATTCTCGTATGCTGTCTGCAATCTTCCCAATAGGTCTCTAGCAGTAGACGCTTTGTTTGCTAGAATACCAATATTAGAACTATCATTGAACAAAGCATAGTGAAGCAGATAGGAAACCACAACGGTTGATTTCCCTGTCTGTCTTGGAAGCTTGGCAATATTAAATCTATTGTTGTGGAATCGATTAACTAATTCTTTCTGGAAGTCATACATTCTGAAAGGAATCAAACCTTCGTCAACCGAAACAATTTTGACGTAGTTTACCGCAAAGTATACAGGATCTTCCTTACACTTAATATATTCTTTAATTTCATCCTTTGTCCAATTGTGGGCAACGTTCGCTTTTTTTAGCAGCGGGTTGCCCAAATAAATCTGATCACTACTCATTCAAAGTCCTCTGTATATCTTTATCAATAGCATCCATATTATTTAATCTATTTTCCCACCCTTTACCATCGGTAGTTCCTTTGCAAGGATTAATACATGTATCATTCCCGAACTTATCACAAACAAGAGATGCTAACTCTGTTTCATCACCTTTCTTGTTTGTACCAGTCCAGAAATGCTGCCCGCCGATCCACTGTGCCCCACACTTGGGACAGGTTTTAGTATCCATAATTCTCACCTTTAGACTGTTAATATTATATTTAGAATACAGTGTTTACGGTGTAACAAATATTACCAATATTATGTTAGCAATTCCAAGCACGAAGAGATTTATTGATTCTGCTATCTGGATCGTTGGCAGTTTTCTTTGAAGTTAATTTTTTCTTTAACCCCCGCATTCTGGCACAGAAAGATGCTCTACGAGGATTTCCAACTTCTTTTGATGGAGCTTTCAAATCACTGCCAGGATTTTCCCTTTCGTAAGATTTGCGTCCCTTTTCGTTTAGACCACCATTTTTATTTTGTCCTGCTTTGCGAGTCCATGTAGACTCGCCTATCGACTTTTTTTCGGTTTCTTCATTCTTGTTGTCCATGTAAGAAGCAGCAGTATCAATATAATCAGCAGCAAGAGTGACCTTTGCTTGTACCCAGCCAGGAACTTGCATATTCATTCCTGTGATTGTTTTTCTTAAGTGTTGACAACACATTTCAATTTCATCAAGTTGATTGAGAATCATTGCTCCTTCATCATCAAGTTCTCTGCCCATAGCAACATCGATATGGTTCTCTACCATACCAAGAGATTCTTTGATTTCTTTGTATGATTTTTTCTTTTTGTGTTTTGCTTTTAATTCTTTTTCCATTTTGAGTAAATGAGTGTAGTAGTCTGGAAATTCATCTAAATGTTGAAGGGCAATACCATATGCTTCTTCATGTGTAGTAACATGCTCTCGCTCTACGGTCGAACCAACTTCTGCCTGTTTGATAATTTTTTCAACAGGCACACCATGCTTACGAGCAATTTCTTTTTCGGTGGGAACTTTCTTTTTCATTAGTAAATCTCCCTCCATTGAATAGTAGCGGCAACATTAGCAGTAGCATTACTAGCAGCACTAATAGTTTTTACAGCAATAACAAACACTTCAGAATTTGTTGAATCTAAATTCTGAACAATAATATTTTTCTTCGCCGTCGTTAGACCACCAGATGCTACTGGAGTAAGTGAGTTTGGCGATGCCCCAGCAGTTACAATACCAGCAGCAAATACATCAACACTTCCAGTAATTGCTTCGGCATTTACACAATATTGAACACCACTATCATCATCAGCATCTGTCCAAGTCAAAGTGCCACCATTTAAAGATGTGGTTAATTGACTGGCATTTGATAGTTTGATTAATTCATAATAGCAATCGCCAGATTGAGCAAAAATTCCAATCGTATTTGGTCTTACACTAATTCTATTTGGATAACCTTTGAAATCGTTTTTGAGACGGATTGCCAGCAAAGGAAATCTAGTTCCTCCAGGAGCAATACTCGTTCTAGTTGCTGGAGAAGTAACTGCCCAGTCAATACCACTCTCAACATATCCACCTTCCGACATTACCGTAGAGCAAATCTGATTCATAGATCCACCAGTAGTTGTGCCAGTATTTTTAATCTCGCATCTTACTGGGAGATTAGGATTTGACATATAAACTTCTGCTAGTTCGTTAGAGCAGTAGTATTCATGTGCTAAAATAATTTGTCCGTTGTGTACAAATCCACATCGAATTCTACCAACTCCAAGCCATTGAAAGTCAATATAAACTAGTTGTGTTTTTGAAGTATCGATGTTAAATTTGGAAGGACCAGTTCCATCACAAGGATCGATATTCCATTCTGATTGAGGAACTCTTCTCTTGTAGTTTCCTACCGTTGTTTCACTAGCACTACCACTAACATATGAACGAACTACAAAATTGAGTGTGCCATTGGTTGTACCGTTAGAAGTTCCATTTCCAACTTGCTCAAAGTAAATGCCATCTCTGTCATCAAAGTATCCAGTTCTTTTGGTTACATTCTGCTGGGCGTAACCAAAGCATACTGAACTAAAGATAACTTGAGATTTACCTGGCTGGTAATGGTGATAGAACTTTGTTTGATGTAAAGCACGAGAAGCAACATTAGATGTTGTAGTCATCGTGGCAGCTGCTTTATTGGCAGCAAATTGAATATCACCACCGTTTTCTTTTAAATCAATAAAATTTGGATCAATAGCATAGAGATGTTTGTAATCACCGAGAGTGAATGTTTCAGCAACTCTCAAACGACCGAAAGCATCAACCGCAGTGGCACCTGTACCAGCAGTGAGATTACCGAAGTTATCGGCAATCATGACTACCTCAAAGTTTGTTTTCTCCTGTGGTAGGAAATCTTCGTAGTGTTTGCTATACTGTGCCATTATCCTAGGTAAGCGACTTTTGTAGCAGTGACGTTGTTATCGCCATCTACTTTGAGTTTTTGCTCAGCATCTTTATTAATGATGACAGGAATACCAACCGTCAAAGCAAAACTTCCTACAACAGTTGTGCCATCAGCTTCATATAAAGAAATAGTTCTGGTAGAAGCTTCACCAGATAGTTCTGAATGACTATTGTATAGGTAAACGTCGGTTGCTTTACCAATATCATTTGGGGTTGTTGTTAGCGTTACCGCTTCATCGAGAATTTTGAATCTCATTTTAATTACCGTTTATTTTATATTTATTCTCCCGCCATATTCTTGCCCATTTCTTTAATCATTTTTTGAAGATCAGCAGTGCTGCCAACAAACATTGTATTATTAACAGTAGTAGGTCCTTTGCCTTTAACTGGGGCATCAAGATCCTTCATTTTCTTTTGAAGATCAATTAATTTATCAGTCATGTCTGAGACCTGCTTCATAGCGTTCACAGCGACTTCAAACGCTCTAGGGTGCCCTGACTCCTGAGCAACCTCTAAGGCCCCTTGTACGGCCTCCTGGCCCTTCTCTATGAGGTCGTATAGTTGACCCCTGGTATATTCGTAATCTTTTTCTGGGTCTTCTTTCTTTGCTGGGGGTTTTGGCTTCTCTTCAATAATCTCGGTTTCTTCTGCTGTAACTTCAATATCAAATATTTGTTCCATATTTTTTTCAAACTCGTTCATAGTAGATCAATAGTTCCGTTAAATCCAAAATCATCGTCTGCAGTTACAAACGGATCATCCGCTTGATTAATTACACCATCTTCATTATAATCTTGTAATGCCTGCGGAGAATATGTAAATCTAGCATTACGCTTTCCTTGATCAAGATCACCAACTGTTTCGTAAATAATAGCTTTACGAATGATGTCAGCCTGATTAAAGGGACCATAAATGTATGACTTAGCAGTAAACTGAAAAGTCCAAATAATAGATCTTCGGCTGGCATACTCACCGTCCCAAGCATCATCAAGATCAACACTATTCATTACGATAGCAACATCTTTCTTTTCATCCATTTCTGGAATAAAATTGACAGTGATGTTGAAATTTGGTTGAAAGTATGGTAGAATCTGCTCAACAATCTGCAGCCCATCATCTTGTGATTTGACAAGAACGCCAAGTTCAAAATCAACATTGTAAGGAACAGGAACATACTGCACCCTTATTTCATTCCCATTGTCTGCAATAACATTTTTGTATTTTTGAATAGGACTTACTTTTCTTGATCCATCATAATTAATTCCTTTCATTTCAAAATACATACGAGGAATTCTCATATTCTCATATGGTGCTCCTGGAGTAGGATCTATGTTTTGCTCGATACGAGCAATAAACTTATCCTTTGGTCCGTAAGCAAGAGGAACTTTCTGAACCTCAATGACTTCTTTAGTCTGAGGATCTTTCCTTTGAACTTCGATATTATTGAATAGTGTTCCGAAGCCGACTACCGTTTTTCGTATCGCCTCGTTATAAAAATGATTACCTAACATTAGAAGCTATCCATGAAATTACCATATTCACCAAACGGATTTCTTTCAGAAAAATCAAGAATATCGTCTGACTCGTTTTCAATATATTTATTTTCGTCGTACTCAGTATTTGTATCTTCGATAGTTGAGAATGATTCGATAGTCCATTGAGCACCACTATCAGCACCAGTTACAAACTCACTTTCAATAAATGTTCCTGATCTATTAATCACAGTTAATGTTCTTGTTTCTGCATTCCAAGCAGATACTGTGGCAGTTACATCAGACAACAGGCTAGTAATTGTTTCGCCAATTTCAAAATCAGTATCTCCGCTATCTTCCTCAAATACAATATTGATAGCAGCACTAGTGGTTAGTTCTACCGTGTCAATATCACCAACACCAGTATCAAATTTATCACTACCAACCTCGTAGATTTCAGCAGTGATAGAATAGAATGGTAGCTGACCAAACTGGAAGAATACCTCTTCCACCTGAACAAATTTAATTTCGTATAAGTCTTTAGTTAGCGGGAAATAAAGTAAATCTCCTTCTAAAGGTCTAACATCCAAATTAAAAGCAGCACCTTCTTCTCTCCATCTTCTAGAAGAAACATGAAACTTAATTTCTTGAGTTATCTTGAGACCAAACTTACTAACAAATTCTGATTGACCAAATCCTTCTACATTTTGCAGAAGCATCTCAACTTGAAACTGATCTTCAAATTTTGAATAGATTAGATCATCTAATGTATTATCCTTAAGAATAGTTCTTGGTAGATAATAGATATCAGATCCAAACAGCTTGATCTGTTCGTCAACAAGATCCTGAACTAGATCTTGTTCGCCTTGATAACCATCGTAATAGCTTGGAAAATAAGGACTGGTAGGCATTTTATCCGATCATATCCATTGGAGGTAGGGAGTAATCCGTAAGCATTCTTGCTTCCAGATCTTTAACTTCAGCATCGCCATCCTCCCAGATCTGACGACCATTTAATGTGATACCACCAGGCAACTGAACGTTGTTATACTTGATAAGGTTCTGACCCCACTGACGCTTCATTAAAGCAGTGGCATAACGCTTGACAAAACTATCGTTCCAAACCTGATTCCATTCTGCTGGGTCTAGTGCTCTCCAGCAATCAATAATAAGATACCTTCCTTCAATAACTCTCTTTCTATCAATATCAATATAGAGTCTATCTTGACGTTTGTTATAACGATACTCTACAAGACCACCAGTATTGACAACCATATCAAGGGTTTCAAAATACTGTTTAATCATATAGTAGTATGACATATCAAAGTTGCCAAAAGTATAACCTGACGAGAATGAAAAAATATCAAGCAAGAAATACTGGTTACTTAAGCCCCACATTTCGTTCGCAGAAAGGTTTGAAGTAACACCAAATACTTTTTGAATACCAATTACGTGGTCTGGAACTTCAATAAAATTCTTTCTATTTTCCCAGTCAGCACCATCTGGATTAGTTGTGTTTGAAAGTTCATTAGTTTCTTGAAATCTTTCTACATCCTCGGCTGTAAATTCATGCTTAAGATACATCCTTTCAATACCATCGAAATGATATTCTTGATAATATTGAATTGCTGTATCAATAATATCATCAATTTGATTATCATCAATATTAATTTGCAGCACAGGAGCACCTAACTGCCTTTTGCAATAGTCAATTAGTTGCTGTCTGGTAGATGGCTTTGCCATTTATTTTTAGATACAAAAAATCCCTACCTGTATTTAGCAGATAGGGATTTGTGATCACTCAGCAGGAACTTCTTCTGGTTCCTCTTCTTCTTGTTTAGTGAGTAGCTCTAGAGTTTCTAGACCACCGAGAAGTTTAACTTTATATTCTTTTGCTTTTTCTAGATCAGCTTCAAGTTGTTTAATTTGATCTTCTACTGATTTCAGTTGATTATTAAAATTTTCTTTGAGGGCATTTGGATCCATAGTATTTTTCAAAACATAACTACTGTATTATTTATTGAGGAAATAATTAGTAACTTTTTTAATTTTGTCGTCACAACAAATTAATTTATTAATAATATCTGGATCAATAAGTTCAGGATGAACCCACCAATCTTCAAATGTACTTACTCCATCGGTTGAAATATCATTCACAATTAATTTGTACCCCATCATTTCTAAGTATCTTCTAGATTTATCTCGATATGATTTAGTTACATCAACATAATAATCATGTTCATATGTAATTACTGTAAATTTATAATCATCAAAAGGAATATTTAAAAGAACTTCAAAAGTATTTTTTGCAGGTTCAATATCTAATTGTAAATAATCAATCGTATCTCCCTCAAAATTATCTTTCAATATTTTTTTGTAGTTTAATTTAGTAGCATCCGCATGAATTAAATTTACTTTTGGTCTTGCATTTTTATATTGATTTACAAAATCTTGATTTAACTCAACAGAAACACCTGTCCACTTATAATTTTTTTCAAGCAGTGCTGTGTTGTTATTATGGAATGGCTCTGCACCACCAATTTCCAAGAAAGTTCCGTTACGTTTGCCATTTGAGGCAGCAAGAACAAACATATCTTGATATACTTGAGAAAAATTACAATCAATATCTTCGCAGTCGGTAAATTTAAATTTTAATTTACTGTAATCCGAACTACTATAACGTAAGTAAGCTTGAGAATCTTTAGTGAGACCTAATCTAGAAAAATTATTTTCGACAGAAATTCTATATTCATCTGGCATTTCATCCCAATAATTATCCATAAGATCTTGCAAAATTTCTCTGCATTCATTTGCTTTCCCCCACCACCAACCAGCAGTAACCTTTTGGAATTTTAAAGCATAAATTCCTGGATACTCTACGTTGGATTTAAGAGGTTTGCAATCAAATTCAGAAAGCTGTAAACCAAGATCAGCAAATAGATAAGATCTCATCCAATCTTGATGACGCTCAAAATATTTGCTAAGCAAGTAATATGCTTCTGGTCTTTTTGGATTTACAAGTAGTGCTTGATGCAACATACTTTGTGCTGAAATTTCTCGATGACCTTGTTTGTCATAGCAGAAAAATCCGTTAATAAGAGACTCGTATGCCAAATCTTTATCATCAGTTCTTTCAGAAGCTCTGAGAAAATACGTCATTGCTGGTGCTAAATGATTCTGATTTTTATACCATAATCCTAATTCAAAGTTTGCTTCTGGGTTTTCGGTATCCATCGCAAATACATTTAAGCTATTCTTTGACGGAGTACCTACACGATAAATCCAACAGTTTTCGGAAGTTTCAAAATTATCTAAACATTCATTGACAGCTTGTTTAACACCAGGAAAATAATCGTGGGTGTTTACATAATAATCATGCCCAGCTAAAACTCCTCCAGGTTTAACTTTCTTAATCCAAGCTTTAATATCTTCTTTGACATCTTCATATTCGTGAGAAGCATCAATAAAAACAAAGTCTAGAGAACCATCGTCAAAAAGGTGTACAGCTTCTTGAGAAGTCATCTTTTTAGGAGTATAAAATTCTTCAACTGGTTTCATGTTTTCAATGAAAACATCATAGAGTTGATGTAAATCTTTTTGACCTTGATGCTCTACGCTTCCTTCCCAAGTATCAACACAAGTAAATTCAATATCTTTTCTTGAGTTAGCAATTTCAATTGCCATATAAGCAGAAGACTTTCCTTTCCAAGAACCAACTTCAACAAATTTACTACCGTCAGAAAATTCATTAACTATATTTTTATACAAATTTGGATAACTAAACCAATCTTCTCCAAACTGCTCTTCTTGGTAAATGTGCTTCATAGTCATTATCTCATCAATTGTTAATTTAGTCCCTTTTGTTTTCCACCAGTACATAATGTATTCATGTGAAGTAACATGACAATCTCCTTGTCCAGATATAATAGTTGGATCTGTTCCATCAAAAGTAGATGCAACATTATAAACATCTTCTGTAAATAATGGGAAGTTATAAACTGTTCCCATACCAGTAAACATAATGTTTTCAATGATTGGAAGAATTGTTCGATTAGGAACTTCTAAGTGATATCCATCTGGTTTGATATAAGTTTCAATTAATTTTTTTGCATATTCTCTTTTAATCAGATATGCACAAGCACCCCAATCGGTTTCAACTCTTTTTCTAAAACAAGGCTCTAAATTATCTTGACGAATCCAAGACATTTGAATAACATCCCATTTCTTGGGAAGTCTTTCGTAAAATTCTTTCCAAGTAAAATTCCAATACTTGACTGGCTCTAGTGAAATATCATCTTCAATAATAAAACAGTAATCTTCATCTGTATTCTCTACCCACCATCTTACTGCATTAAGGTGAGATGTTACAGGTCCCTTACTATTATGGTGAAGTTGATCAACGTATTTTCCGTAAAGATGGAAATTATATTCGTGAAATCTTTTATACACTAATCCATTCAAATTAGTAATGCCATATTCAGCAAATTGCTTGAACATGTGTTCACGCCTTTGCGTAGATTCCTCGATACTAATATAATAAATTGATGGAAGACCTTCTAATTTATTGTTCATTGATAAAATTCTCCACTACAATTTCTGGAACTTTAAGAATATATGCTGCGTTATCTTGATAACCAAATGTAATTAAAAAATGATCTTGATATAAATCCATACCAACTGCAAATTCAATGTCTGCATTCATAAATGAAAACTCTCTAGAACAGTTGACAAATCTCCAATGCTCGTCCCAAATAATAAATCTATGACGGTAGACTGCATCTTTTCTACCTGCCTCGCTCCATAGAAGATTTGTTTCGTGAACAAGACAAATATAATAATCTCCCCATCTAACAACTTGAGACCCTCCTCGCCAATCTTTATGCCCTGGAATTTGAGGACCATTTAAAACAGTATGGCAAGTAATACCTCCCATATCAACGTCAACTAATTCTAGTGGATTAGACCACTTGACAAATCTATATGGTTGATCTAAGATAGGCATCCAGTTTTTTTCGCAATATGAATCATCGTTTCCTGGACAAGGAATACGAGTTCTTGCAATTTCCACTACTCTAGAGCCATCCAAAACTAATTCAGATAACTCCATTCTACCTTGACCATTCGTTGTGGTGTCTCTTCTTACACCACAGAGGTACAATTTATTATCCCAATAAATTAATCTACCATCTTCAAGACCAACAAATTCCCAAATGGGTTCTTGATCTAAAGCACTAGTATCTATTGCTGAATAACTTTTAATACTAAGGTCTGGATTTAATTCACAGAAAATATTTACTGTTTTAAGTTTTAATTCATTCTCTGGATGAATATAAACTAAAGGACCCCAAACATGCTCATACTTCTTTTTCTCTGAGTGATATAGGGTATAATTTATATTTCTGAGATTTACAAAAATTCTGCCTTCTATAACTAAGACTGATGGATTTGTTAATCCAGGACCATTTAAATCTTGTGATGGAATTAATAAAGGAGCAATTGTACCATTATTTTCCAGTGCATACTTGACAAAAGTTTCACTCATGAAAGAACAAAAGAATCATTTCAACTATTTATTTGAGTTATCAAACTCCATATCTAGATCTAACAGCATTAAAATTTTGTGTAATTTCTGTTGCAGATAATGCTCTATTGTATACTAAAACATTGGATATTCTGCCATTGAAGAAATTGTCAGGAACACCTCCTCTAGATCCCAAATAAAGTGGATTTGTTGAATTTAATGCTGGATGTGTAATAGCAAATGATGTTCCTTGTTGAACGCCATTTAAATAAATTAAGTAAAATCCACTTTGTCTATTTACGACCCATGTAAGCATATTCCATCTATTAGTTGAATAGCCCCAACTGTAGTCAAAATCATTTCCTCCAACTTGACCAGAATAAGATATACTCCCTGGTCCTATATTGTAACCTTCCCAACCACCTTTATCCCTATTCAGAATATATCCACTACTACCAGAAGTAAAATACCAAATATTAATAGTTGTTGATGTAACTAAATTAAATACAGAATTATAAGTAATTGATACTAGATCATTAGTTCCATCAAAAACTACCGATCCATTATTTGAATTATTATAAGATGGACCATTTATTAATGTTCCATTAAGACCATTACCACTCAAATCTCTCCATGCTGTCCCAGCTCCAGAATAAGAAATAACATTACCAGCATCAAGATTTAAAACTAATCCTGGAGTAACAATACCAAAAGGATCTCTAAATGTATTATTAGTATTTCCAACTAAAGCTTTGATATTAGGTTCTGTTAAAGGAGCTGCATAGTAAGTAAATCTCTTTATAGTTCCATTTATATAACCACTAGAAGCCAATTCAGAATATCCCAAAGAAATTCTATTCATATTTGACGGAATAGTTATGTCTCTAATTTCTGTTGGAATTAATGTACTTGAAGAACTTGTTTGTAAATATCTATTTGTATTATAATACAAAGCATATCTAGAATCATTCGCATTATTTAAGGTAATTGATAATCCTTGAGTACCATTGTCTGTAGCAACAATAACCCCAGAAGTTGTTGGTGTAATTGCTTCAACATATAGAGTTCCTGAAGTGTTTATACTTCTATTAATGATTGGTCTATCTGCTGCTCTAGTAACACCAGAAGCTCCTGTTATAATATAACTTGTTGGTCTGAATCCAGTTTCTACCTGAAAACCAAATGCAAGTACAGAAGAAGATCCATCCCCAGTCACTAAATTTAGATCATTTATATCAACAAAAGGATTGGATTGTACAGCAATACCCCAATAATTATTTCTTACTGCAGTATTTCTAGTAAACCATAGTCTATACCATCCATTAGGATATTTTTGAAATCCATATCCTAAAGTTGATGTAGAAGTACCAGGCCAAGTACTTTCTTGAAATGCAATTGTTTCGGTAGAAAATTGGAATCTTAATTTTGGTAGCAAATATCCAAAACGATCACCAGTAGATCCACTATCTTCGTCTGCACCTGTTAAAATAACAAAATCATAATTAACATATTTTACAAAAACACTTACTGTAAAATTTGCAGTAATTCTTGTAGATGATAAATTAGAAATATACTGCCTAGTAGAGGTTCCATTGGTTTGTCTTACTAATATTGCATTAGTTCCTCCCATTGGGTCTAATTGACCTGTTACTACTTGTGCTCTTGCTGTATGCCAACCTGTAGTAAATCCTTGAGAATATGGAAGGCTATTACCTCTGCTTTCTTCTACTAATAAACCATTGCATGTACCTGTAGTTAAATCATGATCAAACCTTGGTTGATTAACTCCAGCAATTTTAATCAAGCCATCAGGACCAACAAAAGTACCACCAGAACTTCTACTGAAAGTCATTGATGGATCTAATGTTTTAGTCTCAATAAAATTTTCATCAAAAGTAGGTCTTAATCTTGGGTAAGAAGCCTCAGAAGATTTTGCTGGTTGTACTCTGTATACGGTCATGATTTATCTAGTAAGATTTTGAAGCATATTATTTGGTAATCTTCTAGGCCAATAGGTAAGTCTAGAAATAATACAACTTGTTCTATATGCAGTTCCATGCATTCCTAATTGCAATGTATTAGGAACATGAATTGAATTAGAAAAATATGAAGTACCAAGATTTCCATTAAGAGAAGCAGAAGCACCGCCAGATGAGTCTAATGCATGTACATATTTGTTGAAAGTATTTACAACAGGCTTACCATATGAAAGAGACACATTTCCAACAGTAGATCCACTAGAAGGTAATGTAGATTGGAAAGTTATTGTATTGCCAGATAATACAATTCTATCTCTCATATAAAAAGACCCATCATTTGTACCACTATCAATGGTTGCTATATAAGAATGAGTTCCATTGTAAAAATCACTTTTTACAATTCCTTCGTAATATAAAGTAGATGAATTATAATTAAACCAACTACTAAAATTAGATCCAGTCATATTAACAACATCAACTGCTCTTGTTACGGACGCAGTGGTAGTTGGAATATATGAAGTTGGGTATATAGATCTACTTTCCCATTGAGCACCAAAAACATAGAAATCAGTTCCTTGAGTACCACTTACATTAATTTGTGCTCTAGAAATATTATTGCCATTCGTCTGTAATGCAGTATAAACTATAGTATACTTAGTAAATCCTAGTAGTTCTGGCTGCGAAGTAATAGATGTACTATAATTAGTTGTTGTTCCGTTACTAAAATATAATCCTGAATTCAATGCATTCCCGCCATCAACGTTTGAAGTAATAGTAACGGGTAAATCAGATCTTAAATAAAATGTTAAAACATCAGATAATCCAGTACTAGAATAACCAGGGGCATTAAATAAAGGAATATAAAATTGTAATCCACTTGCCCCTATTCTAAATCTATAAACACTACCTCCTTGCACAGGTTGATATGTTGTATCGTTAGAAGAAACTAATGTTGAATTGATAGCAACAAAAGATTGACTTGCATAATTAATTCTACTCTCTTCAATTAACAATCCCAAAGATTCCCCAGTAATAGGATTGTGATCGAATCTTGGTTGATTTACGCCAGCAATTTTAATCAACCCATCAGGACCAACAAAAGTACCACCAGAACTTCTACTAAAAGTAACTCTAGGATCTAATGTTTTTGTTCTAGCAAAATTTAAATCTAACGTTGGTCTAAATTCTGGATAATCTAAAGACGCAGTAGAACCAGATAAATTGTCTATACTCATACCAAATTCCTCACGTTAATGTAGCATAACGCCAAGTAGAACCAATTCTTAAATACAATCTGTTATTTGTTGAATCAACAATCATTGGAACCATTCCAGTGGGAATTGCACCAGAAGCAGGAGCACCAGAAGGAATTCCTGCACAACTAGTTATACACAGAAAACCAGAAGTAGTTGTAGTGGCTAGTGCAGAACCAGAACCATTGACGACTACGTTTCCTCCTTGGGGCTGTAAAACAAGGTTAGTAAAATCATTAGTTGTAACTGTAGCACCAGTGAATGTTGGTGAGGTCTGTGATAAACCAACAGTAGATTGAATTCTTTCTACTGTAATCCCAGAAGAATTCATAAATGCCAATTCACCAAGCATTCCATTGGTTGAAATTTGGTTTGGTGCTGATCCAATCAAACTAGCCATTTATTAGTTACCTCTGTAGTACAGAAAAATTTTAATTATTTAGAACCAAACTCTAACAGGTGTTTGGGGAGTTACTATGTATGGTTCTAATTCAGTTGGTAGAGGAATTTCTTCATTGTTACCAAATACAATTCTATAATTATAATGATAACCTTCTACGGAAGTTGCTGGAGTTACTAAAGTAATTTCTCCAGTTTCTTGATCAGTTGAAAAAACTGCATCATTATTGTAAATAACACCAACTTCATCAATTGCAAAAGTTCCGTTACCTTGAGAAACTGTTACTTCTTGAGTTTGTGGATTAGTAATAGTATGCTCTGAAATTGAAGAAAACACTTCAAGAGCTTCTTCTTTGGAAGCAAATTTTAAATAATAATCTTTAAGCATGATAGATCTCTCTATTATTTTTAATTATTTATGATTATTCGGTAAGTCTTTGTAATGTCCGATTGGATAATCTTATAGGCCAATATGTTAAACGATTTAAATATCCATTTAGTGTTGATCCACTACTGTTAAATCCTACTACAGAACCTCCAGATGGAGAATGAGAATTATTTGCAAAAGGTGTTGACACAGATCCTCCATTAATACAAAGAGCATGATCATTTTGTCTAAGTGCAAATATATGTCTAGTTCTTGTTGTCCTTGAAGAGCTAGTATTTAGTATACCTTGATTTCCACTTGTTCTCCATAAATTAGGAGCAGTGGCCCAAAGATATGGACCAAAAATTATAGATGGTGTGCCATCAGTGCTGTCAGAAAGAGAAGAATTAAATAATACTGTGCCTTCATTGTTATTGTACCAAGGTGTTAAAGAAATACTTAAATTATCTCTAGCCCTTGTTAATGCAGAAGCTCCTGTTGGGATGTATGATGTACAAAAGAAACCAAATTCTTGCTGATATCCAAAAAAATCAATGCCTGATGCACCATTTCCAGCAAATGTAGAATTACCAGAATTGTCTAAAATAAAAATTCTTGGCATTGTCGTATTAGCACCACCGCCGCCAGTATTATTCCAAATCCATTCTAATCTATACCACCCGTTTGAAAATGCTTGAATTTTTGTTGCATATGTAGTAGAATTATTATTTGCAAAACTACCACTACCAGAAAGATTTGCAGTAAATGTATTTCCGTTTACTTCTACCAATACTCTACTATATCCAGCAGGTTTTAAAAATACAGAATGTGCATGTGCTGCAGTTCCATATGCTTGATATCTACCAATATAATGTGAAGTAGAAGTAGTTGTAGGAATGATTCTTGTTGCAGTATTAGTACCGAATGGATCGGGATATAAATTATTTTGTGCAGTTACTGCAACAATATCTTGCCACCTATAATCGGCTCCAGATAATCCTGCTGAATTAAAAGTATTACTGAATGCTTGGTTATTACTCCTACTCTCTTCCACCAACAAACCAAGACATTCACCAGTCAAAGGATTATGATCAAATCTTGGTTGGTTAACACCAGCAATTCTAATGATACCAGTTTCATCAACATAAGTTCCTCCAGAACTTCTAGTAAAAATAATTCTAGGATCTAATGTTTTTGTTGCATCAAAATTAAGATCTAAAGTTGGAAGAACTTTAGGATAATCTAACTCAGCACTAGAAGTTATAGTTTGAAACTTACTCATTTTATTGAATGTTTATTGGTATTTATTTTAAGCAGCAAAACGATATTTAGTAGCATTATAATTTTGTCTAATTTCTGAGTCTGTTAAAACTCTTGTATAATGTCTAAAGAACCCTATATCTGCATTAAGATTATTTGTAAATGGATCTGAATGACCTCTACCAATATTTACTCCTCCCGCTGTTCCTTGAATTCCTGTGTAATTAGAAATAGTTGGTATAGTTTGTGCTACTAAAATTCCATTAATATAAATTTTTTGTGTATTTAATTTAGACCATACAGTAGTAACCAAATACCATTGATTATAATCTAGTGAAGTATTATGAATTAAATTATCAGATGGGGTAGAATATCCAATTGTAAATGCTATTCCTAGAATAGAAATTTGTGTAGAAATTCTAGACCAATCATCAACTCTAAACAGTGTTCTGAATGTAGAAGCACCAGATAGCATTCTTACTGCAAACTCTTGTGTAAATGATGTATCATAAGCATTATATAATGTCGTGTTATTTCCAAAATCTATAAAGTCATTTACACCATCTAATCTGATAAAACCTTGATTAGATGAGCTGTATGTTGGACCATTTGTTAATGTTCCATTATTATTGTTTCCTGTTAAATCTGTCCAAGTCGTACCAAGACCTGAATAAGATGATAATATCCCTGCATCTAAATTTAAAGCTAAATTAGAAGACACTAATGGCATAGATCCATTCATTCTTTCAATTGCATTATATGAAAGTGCCGTTGGATAATATAGAAGATTTGAAATAGTATTAGTTTTTGTATAACTAGAGTTTAAAGTTAATGAAGATGTCGTTAATACCGAAGAGTTACCTTCTCTTAAAGATAATAATGTACCGCCAGAAGAATTATACCAACTACTAAAGTTTGTTCCAGTAATACTTGCAGAATCTGCTGCTCTTGTTACTGCAGAACTTGATGATACATCTGAGGCTCTTGTTGCCGTTGATTGAGTAGTTAAGATATCGGCAGATCTAGTTACCGATGCTGAAGTAGAAACATCAGCAGCACGGGTTACATCTGCATTAGTTACAGGAATATATGATGTAGCAGTAACACCAACTTCAACTTGGAATCCCCAAACAGCATAAACATTATTATTTGCAACTCCAGAATCACTCCACCCAATACTAAATCCTATCCATGTGTTTACGGTGGCTACTGGAGTAACTGTAACAGAAAAACGTTTCCATGAAGAAGTAACTTGAGAAGTTATACTTGTACCATATTCTCCGCTATTAATAAATCCCATTTGTATTGATGGTTGACCATCAGTACCACTAACTCTTCTTACCCAACAGCTTATAGTATAAGTAGTTCCTCCAGTAACTGTTCTTGAAACTGAACCAATCCAACGACCAGCTCCTGTAGCAGCAGTTTGAAATAAATGATCTGCTGTAGTTGTGCGATCTAATGCAACACTTTGATTTGCAGAAACACCAATGCCATTTCCATTAGATGCCCATTGCGTAAAGTCTTCTGAGTTTCGTGCTAGATTAGTTGAGGATCCTTCTAACAATAAACCTACTGGTCTATAAACTTCGCTTGTATTTGGAAGATATGCATCAGATCTAGCAACGTTAACCCCAGCAGTTCTTAAAATACCATTAGAATCAAAATAAGTTGCAGTGGATGCCCTTGATGTAAATGTTGGTAATACTGGAATATATGATGTAGCTATTGGACTAGATTCAATTTGAACCCCCCAAAAAAATGCACCTGAAGTTCCATTTGGCGTCCAATTAATAGCATGTTGACTTGGTAAATCAGAATAAACAAGAATTTGAAGTTGGCTACTAAACCCTCCAGAAGCAACTACTTTAAAACTAACTCTATACCATCCATTACCAGCATTTTGAATATTAAATGGAGTGAATATATAATCAGTTTGACCACCTTGAATATAAGTAAATGGTGCTAAAGTACTTAAATTATAACCAGCGGCTGTATAAAACCAAGGATTTCCTGCCCAGGCTTTTAATCCAACCCAGTTGTATCCATTTGCTTTAGCATAAAAAGAAACGATATATGTTCCTCCAGCAATACTTGCATTATTTTGAAAACCATTATATGAAGTAGTATATAATGGTGTAACTAAAGTAGCTTGCATACCACCAACAGGATCAGCAGCAGCTGTAAATCTACCAGATCCTAATTGACTCCAACCATTTGAAAATACAGAACTTCCTGTTAAATTTGTTGCTGCTGGTTCTAATAAATTTCCTACATTTCTGTAAACTCCAGAATTATCAGGAAAATGAGCATTATTTCTAAGTTCATTTATTGCCGCAGTTCGTAAAGAACCAGTAGAATCAAAGTAAGTTGCAGTAGATGCTCTAGAAGAAAATCCAGCTGGTGTAGGAACATAAGATGTCGCATATGAACTTTGTTCTACTTGATATCCCCATATATAAGCACCAGAAACACCATCACCCGCATACGAAGCAGTTCCTCCACTACATAAAAATATTTGAGCCCTACGGTTATAATTAACACCACTACCCAGAATAGTGGACGATAATCTAAACCATCCATTTGGTAATGTATCTATATTATTTGCTACAATAGATCCGTTTGCTATCTGCTGAACAATTGTTATTTGTTTGGTTGTTAAATCAAATAATGTAAATCCAGAATCTCTATATCCTATACCAATCTGAGTTCTTCCTGCAGCTTTAACATATACACTATGAGTATAATATTCAGCTACTACGGTATAAACATTATTCGTAGTTGATAAACTATGATTTCCAGTTGAAGTATCTTCTACCAAAAAGTCTGCAGTATATGTTCCGTCTGGAGCTAATGTTTGCGGGGCTTTAAACACATTTGCCCCAGTAGATCCCCACCAAGAAGTCACATCAAAATCTTGACTATAATAAAGTAAATTAGTTCCTGAGTTTTCAAGTAATAACCCAGTGCTTCTAAACACACCAGAACTGTCAGGAAAATAAGCATCTGATCTTGCTACATTAGTTGCGGCAGTTCTTAAGATTCCTGTAGAATCGTAGAAGGTTGCTGAAGAAGCCCTTGAAGTAAATGTTGCTGGGGCTGGTATATGTGATGTCGGGCGGGGACTATATTCAGCCATTGCTCCCCAAAGAAGAATTGGTTTACCAGTTCCATTAAACCACCCCATCATAGTAAATCTATTATTACTAGTTCCATCCTCAATAATAGTAAAACGATACCACCCATTTGCTAGTGTATCATAAGTATATGATGGAGAACCATTATCGACACTTATACTTGTAATACTTTGTCCATTAAAATTAATTAAAATTCTACCTGCACCTTCAATAGCTAAAGAATTAGTACCTGATAAAGGATTTTTAGCAAAAATACTTAAGCACTTTACTGTGCTAGTAAAAGAAAATGTAAATAGTTTACCAGTAAAATAATTTACTGGAGATAAAATTATTCTGGTAGCAGTATATGTTCCATCTGGAGCAAGATCGGTATTTTCACTTATCATCTGAGGAATACCATCTTTATTAGCCCACAATTTTACATAATTAGTATAGTTACATAAATTTGTTTTACTTGGTTCTAATAATAATCCTGTAGATTCTCCAGTTAATCCATTATAACCAAAACGAGGAATATTAGTAGCAACCGTTTTTAATATACCATTTTTATCAATATAAGTTGCTGAACTACTTCTAGTGAAAGTAATTCTAGGATCTAAATTTTTAGATCTCGCAAAATTTAAATTTAAAGTAGGTCTAATGGATGATAAATTTTGTGAGATACTCATGGGTATTGATGTTTATCAGTATTTATTTTAGATTCCAAAACGTCTACGTTGTGCGTTGAAGTTTTGAGTAACTTCTGTAGAAGATAATGCTTTGTTATAAACTTTAACCGAAGCAATTCTTCCAGGAAAATTAAAACCTGATGTATAAGATGCTATAAAAAATCCTCCACTGTCAGTTGCAATATTTCCAGTTTGTGCTATCTGAGAACTTTGGACAGAATTTAAATATGTTGTAATTGTTGTTCCATTGTACACACCAACATAATGATACCAAACATCTAAATCTAAAGTAGCACTTCTAGCAGATCTAACGCTTGTTGGTGTTCCTATAGCAAAAGATAATTGATTTGAATTTATATCCATCTGAATATATTCATTAGTTCCTGAATCAAATACAATTTTTTGCGAAGTAATATTTGCTGATCTTCTCAACCAAACTTCTACAGAAACTGCATTAGTTCCAAATAAAGCAGTTAGTGCTGTTGGAGTTCCTAAGGTTATTCGATCATCAACACCATCAAAAACAATTGAACCACTATTAGAACTATTAAAAGTAGGACCGTTAGATAATGTAGCACTAATATTATTAATACTCAAATCTCTCCAAGTAGCACCAGGAGTTCTGTATGATTTTCTACTACTTGCATCAAGATTTAATACTAAACCATCAGAAATAATAGCAGGATATGCACTAGATGATTTTAATGAAGCATATTGGAGTGCTTTTGGATAATATATTAGATTAGAAACTGTACTATCTAATTTAGAATTTGAATTTATTGTTAATGCAGTTGAAGATAATGTATAAAGATTTTCTTCTCCAATAGAAACTAAAGTATTTTCCGTTGGATTATGAATATTTGTAAAATTAGATCCACTAATACTTACATTATCTGCAGCTCTCGTTGCTGTTGCACTAGTAGTTACATCTGCTGCTCTTGTTACAGTTGAACTTGAAACTACATCAGCAGATCTTGTTACTGTTGCATTTGTCGTTGAGATGTATGATGTTGCTAAAGAACCAACTTCAACTTGGAATCCCCATAAAGCATACACATTATTATTTGCCGCACCATTGAGATTCCAACCAATGTTAATAGATCCTACTTCATAATTTCCCCCATCATTGATTGCAGTAAAAGTGTATGTATATCTTTTCCAATCAGATGTAACAGTAATAGTTTGACAAGGACCACCACCAATACCACATACGGAAATAGATGGTTCTGTGTTAGTCCCACTCACTTTTTTCATCCAAAAACTTGTTGTAAGTATTTGTCCTGATCTTACGGTACTAGCAGGATTAAACAAAGTTCTATTTGCATTAGTGACAGAAGATTGAGATAATCTATCTGCGGTCAAAGTTCCATCTGGAGCAATTTCTGAATTTGTAGTAATTATTATACCATTTCCATTGTTACCCCAACTACTTAGTTGTTCACTATGGGTAGCAAGATTTGTTGCAGCACCTTCATATAATAATCCAATACTTCTAAACACCCCAGAACTGTCTGGTAAATATGCATTACTTCTTGCTTCATTAACAGCAGCAGTTCTTAAAATTCCATTGACATCATAATAAGTTGCAGAAGATGCCCTTGATGTAAATGAAGGCATTGATTTAATATATGACGTAGAAAATGAATTTACTTCTAACTGAGCACCCCAAATATATACACCTGAAGTTCCATCACCTGTATATGAATGAGTTCCAGATGTAGCAACAAGACCAATAAATGGATAGCCAAACCCAGCAGCACCATCATAAACAGAGCACCGATACCAACCATTAGACAGCTTTTGCATAGAAGCATTAACCGCACTAGATCCAGCAATGGTAAATGTGCCAGCAGATAGGTCAAAATAAACAGGGGAATCTCCGCCACCTGTGGTAGCAGGCATCAATGTAAGTACGCTTCTTTCAGCAGCTTTGGCGAATACACTTAATGCCCAGTCTTGAAAACCAGAAGGATTCACTGACATACTAAGTCTGTGTACTGATGTTGCACTAGTTTCAACAAGTTTAGTTGCATTTAGTGATCCGTCTGGAGCAGTAGTTGCTGGCGTATTGCTAATTAAAGTTACCTCACTTTTTGACCACATAGCATTCCTAAAGTCTTCACTATATTGAAGTAAATTAGTAGCAGCACTTTCAAGTAAAGTTCCAACTCTTGCAAATGTTCCTGTGCTACTTGGTAAAAATGCTGCACTTCTCGCTTCGTTAGTTACTGCTGTCCTAATAATTCCAGTAGAATCATAATAGGTTGCAGATGAAGCCCTGGAAGAAAATAAAGGAAATGTTGAAATGTATGAAGTTGGATTGATACCAGTTTCTGATTGAAGACCCCAAAGATACATAGGATCTCCATTAGTTGCATTTCCTATACTACCATTAGTGCTAACCCATATTCTTAGGAGTGTTGTATTTCCTGCAGAAGCAAAATTAGTAAACTCACATCTCCACCATCCGTTACCTACATTTGTCATAGATCCAGGCATAGCAGGGTCATTAATACTCACTGCACCAGTTTCTAAATTATACGAATTAAGCCAACCACTAGTAAATATTCTTAGGTGCAAAAATTTTAAAGCTGATCCTGGTTTTCTTTTTGCAAAAATAGTTACAGTATCTCCTACATTAATTGTTAGCCCAGGAAATATTGCATATTTTTCGTGAGTTCCTGCACTATTAGCATCACTTGGGGGTTGATAAGCTAAAGCTGTAAGAGTGCCATCTGGAGCAATTTCATAATAAGGAATGATGGTAGAACCAGAAATAAAGTTTACTGAATTTGATGCTTTATTTGTTCTACTTTCTTCAACCAACAATCCTTTAGGAACCCAACGATTTAAAGTTGAATTAAATTCATTTTGAAATCTTGGTACATTAGTTGCTGCAGTAGTTAAAACACCTTGGCTATTAAAATAAGTGCCAGAGCTACTTCTACTAAAACTAATACGAGAATCTAGTCGATTAGATTTAGTAAAATTTATATTTAATGTAGGAGCAACGGATTGAATATTCTGTGTAAATGACATTTATACACTCTGTTCCTTAGATGACCATTCAGAAGTATTTAAAAGCTCAAGCATTTGTTCATAAGTATAATAACCTTGAAGTGTAGTTAATTCTTGAATACATGTAGGAATTTCTTCAGAATCCCACTTTACAAAAGTCTTAGTTCCATCTACAGATTTTCTTACAGTATCTACAGAAGTTTCTAAAACTTGAGTGAAATCAATTTTATCTAATTCTGATGTTGCAAATATAGCAAACTGTCGATTTTCGTACATAGTCTTAAATTTATTTTATTAATTATTTAGATACCATAACGACCACGAAGGGCGTTGAAGTTTTGTGCAACTTCAGACGCAGTAAGAGCTATGTTATACATCCTTGCACATGAAACATTAGCATCTGCGTGCCAACTAAAATCTTCACCTGATGGATTTGCCATTCCGATTCTAATACTATTCGTTGTATTAACACCAGAAGAACTAGTAATTAATGTGATTGATCCTTTTAAAACTCCGTTAATATAAGTACTAAAAATATTTCCATTTCTTGTAACTACTACATTAAACCATGTTCCTTGAATAATATCTGTTCCTGATGTTCCTATTGATAACCCTACTGCATCTCTTGCAGTTGAAGCACCATCATAAACTGTATAAGTTAATGCACTAGATCCATAGTAAAACATAGAATGCCACCCACGATAAACAAATAATGCACTTTGAGTTTCATTTACAGTATGGTTTGTTGGATTTCTATCATTAATTCTTGCCCAAATTTCTGTAGTATGATTATTATAAAGATACGTAGTAACCGCTAATGCTCCAGAACCAGTATGTTCTGCATAACCTCCAGTTTCTGCTGTAGGGGGTAATGTTCTTGTCAATCTTATAGAACCTTCATTAGCAGAATCAAATGCATAATAAGAAGAATTAACTAAAGTAAAGTTACGTCCGTTACCACTTAAATCTGTCCAAGTACTTCCAGATCCTGAATAAGAACTAGTATTGCCAGCATCTAAATGTAATTGCAAACCATTAGTAACAAATGAAGGAAAAGCTTTAATTTGTTTTATGGTAGTTGAAGTTAATACTGTAGGATAATATAAAATTTCTCTAACTGGTCTGGAAGTTGATAATGATGTTGAATTAATTGATAAAGATGTTGTATCGATTACAGGAGAAGTTTGGTTACTTAAAGATAATAAAGTTCCTCCAGAAGTATTTACAATTGACGAAGTTCCTGATAAACTTACTATATCCGCACTACGAGTTACTGCAGAACTTGTTGTTACATCTGCTGCTCTTGTTGCTGTTGCTCCTGTTGTTTGAATGTATGAAGTGAAATAAGTTCCTGTTTCAACTTGATATCCCCAAATAATAAAAGATTCTGTACCTGTTGCGGTTTCATTTGTTGATAATGGATTTGTTCCTGATGATGATAAAGTATTTGATGCAACTATTTGAGTTATATCTTGTGATACACAATCTACCCAGATCCTGTAAAATTCATTTGCAACTTTAGTTATAGAATACCCATAATTATATCCAAATGAATCCGCAATTACAGCACCAGTACCAGTATCTAAATCAAATCTATAATTTGGACTATAATTACTGGCATTTTGATCTCCAACATAAATGTAACGTTGATTTGTTTTTTTTACATAAAAACTTCTAGATACTCTTGTGGTTGAAATTTTTTCTGATACTCTGTGGCGACTTGTTCCTGCGGTATGAGTTACTAGTGATGCTGTAGTTCCACCAGCAGGATCTAATTGATTTGCTGTTATGCTTACATTTGCAGTAAAGTCTGTCCATGGAGCTGCAGTGAATGTTTCTGATCTAATACACAAATTTGTAGCAGCAGATTCAAGCAACAACCCACCACTTCTAAACACCCCAGAACTATCTGGAAAAAACGCATTACTTCTTGCTACGTTAGTTGCTGCAGTTCTTAGGATTCCTGTAGAGTCGTAAAAAGTTGCTGAAGAAGCCCTTGAAGTAAATGTGGGTAAAGTTGGAATAAAGCTAGTTGAAAAAGTACCACTTTCACATTGTCCTCCCCATACATAAAAAGATACTGGAGTTGCACTTATTTTTATCAATTTGAGAAAATAGTTAGCTGAAGACGGTCTTCTCATCGAAAGGCGGGTCCATTGCGTTCCAAATGTCACATTTGTAACTGTGTCTTGGGCCGTTGGGCTGCCATACATAGCAACAGTGACAGTACCACTAACTGCTTTGACCCAAATCGAGTCAACCAACCCAGAAACACCAGCAAGAGATTGTTCATAACGTAACAACATGTCGCCAATTGATGCAGTGGAGTTCTGAACTAATGCTGCATTGAATGTGCCATCTGGAGATAATTCAGCATATGGTCTAATTGTAGTTCCGCCTATAAATGAAGTCCAAAATGAATAAGTATCTCCAGGTAAATCTGGTCTAACAATACTTTGTCTTAATAAATTAGTTCTTCCTGGCTCTACCAATAGTCCTAAAGATTCTCCTGTAAGAATATTATGATCAAACCTAGGTCTATTAATTGCAGCAGTTTTAATTAATCCATCTGCATCAACATAAGTTCCTGTACTAGCTCTAGAAAAATTAATCCTAGGATCTAAAGTTTTTGAACCAGCAAAATTGACATATAAATTAGGACCTTCACTAGGAAAATTTTGAGATATTGCCATGACTACTCCTAGACGGTAAATGCATGTCTTGCGACTTTAATTGTATTGTATTGATATGCTGGAGTAAATCTTAGTCTCATAGTAGAACTTGAAATATCTGTAGAGAATGTTCCTAATGTTATATTTGCAGTGCTCATATTAGCTAATTCTAAAATATCTGCAGTAGTTCCGTCATGAATTAAAATAATATCCGAAACCATATGATTTGATGTTAGTGTGGCAACAGGAACAGTAAATCCAGATCCTCCAGTAGCACCACCTAAATTAGAAACCGAAGCAGTCATTGAATCATTTACAGTAAATCCAGAACCAGCATCAACTAAAGTAATGCTCGAAACACCACCAGACTTAGTAATACTTACGTTCAATGCTGCGTTATCAGTGAATCCAGTTACAGCAGTACCTCCAGAAGATGTTGCAACTTGGAAAGTATTTGCATCAACTACAATTGCATAATAAACTGCTGACGTTGAAGTAACACCAGGAGTACCTGCAACAGTGGCATTAAATCTTAATGGTTGGTTTGCCGTTAATCCATGACCGTTTGATGTAAATACGCTAGATGCAACTGAAGTAATATTGGATAAAGAACCATTAACAGTAATTGTTGCAACTGCTCCAGAACCAGTTCCTCCAGTTAAAGGAACATTTACATAAGTTCCTGCTAGATAGAAACTTCCTCCAGTTATTGTTCCAAATGTAGCAATTTGATTTGTTGCAGTTACTTGAACAAAATACTTAGCTGATCTATAAGTTGCTGTAGATATAGAATCTAAAGTTTGAATAGTAGATGAAGTATAATTTGCTTGCGAAGAAGCTAATCTATAACGATCAGTGCTGAGACAAAGTTCATTAATTGTAATTAAATTACCATTTGAATCTACCGTTACATCATCAGATCCTCCGCCATCTCTTCTTAATGCGTATGGACTGTATATATCCAAGAACGCTAATTGTCCAAGATATTGATTAAGTGGAATTTGGTTGGGTGCAACACCAACGTCAAATTGAGAAGCTACTAAAAATTGTTCTGCATTAACTGTTTCAGAAATAGTGCCAGCAGAAACTAATCTGGAAGAATTAGTATTTGTTGTAGTACCAATCAGAACATTACCTGAAGTATCTAATCTAAATCTTTCTAGACTATTTGTTGAAATACCGACAGCACCAGATACAGGCTGATAAATTCCGTAAGAAGGTACAGAAGAACTTAAAGGAATAAATGTATTTGCTCTAGTGTCACCACCAACGGTCAAATTACCTGTGGAAGGATTGAAGATTAGTTTAGTGGAAGAAACATTAATTACTGTTTGAGCACCAGAAGTAGCTTCTTCAAAAACAATATATCTATCAGCATTTGTGCTGATATCATTAACTACTGTAATTGCATTAAATCCTTGAATACCCTGAGGACCTTGCAATCCTTGTGTTCCTTGACGACCTTGTGCTCCTTGTACACCTTGTACTCCCTGAACCCCCTGAGGTCCTTGAATTCCTTGTAAACCTTGAGGTCCTTGAACACCTTGAGGACCCTGAATACCTTGAGATCCTTGAGGACCTTGAATACCTTGAGTTCCTTGAACACCTTGAGCACCTTGAGGACCTAAAATTCTACCAGCTTCAATCCAAGCAGTACCAGACCAAACCCACAAGAAACCAGTTGTATTTACAATATAAGCATCGCCAACAGTTCCATTATAAGAAGTTGGATAACCTGGCAACGCATTTTCTGTTGCTACGTTTCCTAAAATTCTTACTGATGTGCCAGCACCACCTTGAACACCTTGGGGTCCTTGTACTCCTTGGATTCCTTGGATACCTTGCTGTCCTCTTGGACCTTGAACACCTTGAATTCCTTGTAAACCTTGAGGTCCTTGAGTACCTTGAATACCAAAAATACCTTGAATACCCTGAATAGAAAATCCTTGAAGGCCCTGTACACCCTGTACTCCCTGTATTCCCTGTGGCCCCTGTACGCCTTGTATACCTTGAATTGATAAACCTTGAGTACCTTGGCGTCCTTGTACTCCTTGAGGCCCCTGGACGCCTTGTACGCCCTGTATTCCTTGAGTTCCTTGTACTCCTTGTAAACCTTGGGGACCTCTTACCGTGCCAGCATTAATCCAATTAGAACCATTCCATGTCCACAATTCTCCGTTATCACTAGTAATATAAGAATCACCAATAACACCAGTATAAGTATTTGGATACCCAGGAAGGTCCAAAAATGTATTTACACTACCTAGAATATTAATACTAGTACCACCAATACCCTGAGTACCTTGAATTGCAGCACCCTGAACACCTTGGAATCCAAGAAGACCTTGAATACCCTGAGTACCTTGAACTCCTTGTGTGCCTTGAATACCTTGAACACCCTGTTCGCCAATAAATCCTCTAGTTCCTTGAGCACCCTGAGGACCTTGAATTCCTTGTGGTCCAATTAAACCCTGAATACCTTGATTTCCTTGAATGCCCCTGAAACCTTGAATACCTTGAGCACCTTGAGCACCTAACGTTCCAGCTAAACCTTGAACACCTTGGAATCCAGTTCTTCCTTGAATTCCTTGTGGACCAATAGCACCCTGAGTACCTTGAATAGCCCTACCCTGAGTACCTTGAGAACCAATAGCTCCCTGAATTCCTTGAATTCCTTGAAATCCTCTTAGTCCTTGAATTCCTTGAGGACCCTGAGAACCCGTGGTTCCTTGCAAACCTTGAGTCCCTTGGCCACCAAATTCTCCACTTATACCTTGAATACCAGTAGGTCCTTGAATTCCTGTTCTTCCCTGTACACCCTGAATTCCTTGCAAACCACGAAATCCTTGGATACCTTGAGTACCTTGTCCGCCTTGTAATCCACCAGTACCTTGAGCACCTTGAACACCTTGCCCAGAAACACCTTGAATACCTTGCGTTCCTTGACGACCCTGAACACCTTGGGCACCAATTGTTCCAGAAATACCTTGCAAACCTTGAGTGCCTTGAGCACCAAAACCACCAATACCCTGCGTACCTTGGCGACCTTGAGCACCTTGAGGACCAACAATATTTCCTACTTCATACCATTCATTGTTTAATACAGCCCAAACCCAAAGTTTTCCTGTACTAGAAACAATATAACCATCTCCGTAATCACCAGTATAAGTATCTGGACCAGTTGGGTTATATCCAGGAAGATCGTTTGGTGTTGGAACTGTACCTAGAATTTTTACAGAAGTACCAGCTAAACCTTGAATACCCTGAATACCTTGAATGCCTTGTAAACCCTGAATACCTTGGGGACCAGGATCCCCCTTAGTACCCTGAATACCCTGAATACCTTGTGGACCTTGTACACCAGATTCCCATCTTCTTACACCATTAATATCAGACGCAAGAAAATAAATTTGAACATCATCTGGCGGAGTACCTAAATTAGGCTCAGCTTGATTTAATCCCAAATATTCATACCGAGATTGATCAACCTCGGCTGCTGGTTTAATTCGTACTCTACGACTTAATAATTCTGCCATTTATCGTCAAGCTGATGTTTCTAGAATGCTGGCCAAAAATTTTAGATTGGATGCATTGGATCCAACAATTTTAATACTTTCATTAGTTTCTAATACTAATTTGCCAGTCAATAAATTTAATGTATCTTTTGGAGGAACAGTATAATCATAAACAATTTCAGTATCAGTGATTCCTCTGGTATGTAGAAAAGTTACTGTATGATTTTGAGTGCCAATATTAGTCACTTGAGCCATCAAAAATACTGCCTTAAAACCCAAAGGACAAGTATATACAATAGTTTCATCCGTGTCTACAACACTAACTATTGTTCTAAAATTATTTAACGGTAATGCAGCCATTTTATTTAATTAGGATAGGGCTAGAATGAATGGGGTTACTGTTACGAAAAGACTTCTTTCAAAGGAGTCGCCAGATAATGTACCAGTATTTTGGTTAATTTGAATACCTGTACCAATTCTAAAATTACCTAGGTGATCTGTACTTGTAAAAGCAACTTTACCACCATTCAATTCAACAACTTCACAGGCTTGGGACGGAACACCACCTTTGGCTGGGATAGCCTTATTAATTTGTGTTCCTGCACCAACATATTCAAAACAATGTGAGTTAGCAATAATCTTAGTTACTTGATAGAAGTAAACTTCTGTATTATCATTCAAATCAAAAGGAACTGTTTCATCCAATGTAATGGTAGATTTTCCTCCATCAACATCAGTAGTAGCAATAATACTATAATATTGAGGATACATTTTAGCTATTGCTGTAGCAGGAGTATCAGGATCACCACCCACAATTTGAATATTTGGAGCAGTGATAAACTGAGAACCAGATGAAATCAATGTAATTGATGTAATTTCGCCGTCTTCAATATTAGCTATTGCTTGGGCTGTAATACCATCTGGACCTGTTGGTGCATCAATGACAATAGTAGGTGGATCATTTGGATTATATCCAGAACCACTATTAGTTATATTTATCTCCTGAATAAAATAGTATGGATCCCCATTATTACCAAAAGTAATTACCTGTCCTACATAAGGCTCTGTTCTTAAATTTTTGAGTTTAAAAGTACTGCCTCTTAATTGATTAAAGTCAATATTTGCTTTATATTGCAAAGGACTTGTTCCATCAGCTACCAATCCAAAATTACCAAAGTCTGTGTTTGAGTTTGTAATCGAACAAGTAGATCCGCCAGACAAATAAACAGCACGATCACAACAAATTTCAAAGATAGATACCAACTGAGTATAACCTTGGTTTACGATAACAATACCATCACCACCTTGATTGTATTGAGTGTATGAGTCAAGAACGAAAGATGCGGTTCCACTAGCTAAATTACCATCAACACGAAGACCTGCACCAGTAGTTGTTAAACTGGTGCAGTTTTGAATATATGGAGAACGAGTAATAACTCCAGTAAGACCAACATAGTTTTCAAATTTAATAGTTCTATTTGTAAATGATTCTCTATTTGCAACACTTAACGTTACTTGCGAACCTCTAATTTTAGTAATTACAGCTCCCGTACCAATACCATCTCCACTAACAGTCATTCCAAGAACAAGGTTATTTGTACCTGGAACTGTAATAGTATATGAATTTGATATTCCAGAGCAAGAAGGTAAGTTTACTGGGCTACCAATTAATACTTTGGGGAATGATCCAATTGCAGATGGAGCCAAATGTCCAGAAAATGTAGCCCCAGTAATATAACTACCATTGTTCATATAGAACATATCAACGGTAGGAATAGCTGGCAAAATACTAACCTCTCTTAAGTTGTCGCCAACAATACCTGTATTTGGTGGTAATGTCATTGGGTTTTGCTCTACATAAACCCCTGACTTAACAAATACTGTAGTCTTAAATGAAGGTAGTTGTTGTGCTACAGAGTTTTCTCCATTTTTAATAATATATTCAATAATATTAAAATAGTTTTCAATTGAGGAAGCTACATCACTGCATGGCGGATATACTAATACAGATTGATTTTCTTCATTTAACTCTGTATCAATAATTAACGATGAGTCAATGTATGGTTCTATAAAGGTATATTTTGGACGATATGTATCTCCATCTATATTAAGACTCCAATTACGCATAGCTAAAATCATCAATTCTTTAGCTTTTTCAAAAGTAGCTAATGACTGTCTTTCTTCTCCATCAATAAAGACTAGTTCATTACCTTTATAGTATGCATTACCAGCATCTACACAGTTTACATTTCCGCCTTGTTTTAAATCAGATGCGACAGCATCAATAATATACCCAATATCTCTCAAGCAAATATTTTCATATTCTGCCCAAATACCTTCGTTCTCTTCTATGCCAGTTAGTGATATTAAAGTTTCGTCTTCTATAACTGTAGTTAAAATTTGAATTAATGTATTGACGGTATTTTGTACATCTATACATGTATTTTCATTTCCAGAAACCCCATATGGAATAACTTCACCTTCTCCACCATATTCTGCTGCTGCTTCTGGTAAAGTTAAATTCTTTTCATAAAGCTGGTTGGTTAAAGCTTTGTTAATCATTTCACCAGCTTTTTGGAAAGCTATGAGTGATTGAACACCTTCACCATCAATTAAAATAAATTCTCCATCAATATCAAAATATTTTCTTGCTGCTCTAATTGTGTTTATGTTGCCTCCGTTATATAAATCATCTGCAATGCTACGGGCAACATATTCTATATCTCTACGACATTTTGATTCGTTTACAAATAAATTGCTTGGTGTTTCTGGATATGCTTGTAATTCATCTATACCATTTAATAGCACATCAGAAATAATAGTAAATAAAGTATTGATTGATTGCTCTACGTTTAAACAAACTCCATCTGGGTCATTATCTACAGTAATGCTCAAATCTTGATATGGTAAAAGATTTTTCATTGCGTCAATCATTAAATCTTTTGCAGCTTCAAAAGCTGCTACAGATTCAGTAACTTCATCTTCCAAATATTGAACATTAGCACCACTATAATAGAAAGAAGCAAATTTTCTTGAATATTTGTTGCTTCCCAAGAATAAATCTAATGATACTGCATCAATAAAATAACCAAGATCTCTTCTGCATTTATCACTATCAGGATTTACAAATGAAGGATAATTTACTAATAAAAAGTTAAATGCTTCTTCTATAATATAAGCTCTATTATTTTGTATTAATCTATAAGCATCTTTATAACGCTGTGTTTCTGCAGAAAGAGAAGCACTCGGGAAAGTCCAATCAGTTCCCCAGGTAGATTCGTCATACTGAATTGCAATTTCTGCAAGTGCTCTATCAGCAATTTCATCAATGTTTCTATAAATTAAATTTCTTGCATCCTTATATCTTCCAGATTCTGGTGGACTATTTGGAAATGTAAATCTATTTGGATATGTTTTTGTAATTCCATCAAGATCTCCTGGAGATGCTTCTGTTCCAATAGCTTGTAAAATTATTGCATATAGCGAAGTAATAGAACTTGCTATATCGGCACAATCTGTTAAAAAATTATAAATTCCTGGTTGATTTGAAGCATCACCGATGATAGTGTTGTCAATAAATTGTGTATATCCATGAGACCCTTGCACAGTGATTGGTTGATTTCTCATTACAGAAATTGTTAGATCTCTTGCATATTCATAAACAGCTACTGACTGTTCTCTTTCTCCAGCCAATAAAGATGGATTTGTTACATATACATTTGCTGCTTCATATACTTTATTATTGCCGTCATATCTCAAATTAAAAATTACAGCATCTAATACTTTGATTACATCACTAACACACTGCTGATTTCCTCCAGGAATTGTAAATTCAGAATACTCTCCGAGCATTCTTTCGACAGCTTCATTAGCAATAAAATCTTTGTTTGCAGTTATTAAATTAGCTGCATCAATTTGTTTATCTCCATTTCCTTCTTTAAGATATTCTGTGAGCAGCCAGCCAATAGATTCTTGTTGGATTAATTTTTTGTTAGCTAAAATTTGATTTGATGCGTCTTGAAGTTTTCCTAGAAATCCAGAATTAGCGGCTCTAAGAGCTGATCCAATAGATGCCTTTGCTGTTTCTTGACTTAAACCATCATTGTCATCATCACCATCTTTAGTTACCCAAAGAACATTAGAGATTGATAATGTTTTCCATAGAACACCAGATCCAGTTGATAATAATACTTGACCTTGAGTTCCTGTTTTATCTGTCCCATCAATAATAGGACCATCGATCTGAATAGCTTCTACACCCTCTTCTCCCGTAAAGACATCGTAAACGTCTTGAGCTAATCGATTTATCTCAAGCCTTTGCTCTTCAAACGTATTCGTTTTTAGTACTTCTCTACGATTTAATGCCATTTTCTACGATATTTTTTAGAAGAGATTTGATTTCAGAAATTTCATTCTTCAAATTATTTATGTCATCAACTACAGTGTTAACAGTTTTTGATAATGTATTCTTGGCTGGAACACCTGTATTAACTATGGCACCAGTGGAAGGATCTCGATATAAATTTTCATGACCTTCAACTTTAATGTAATTGTTCATATTTTAGTAAGATGCAACTGCTCTAATATCCTGAATCTTAGGAACATAAACTGGATCAGTAGTTTGCATAACTAATTTAACGGCAAATGATGTAAATTCTGGTAAATTTGAAACACTATATTTTAATTCCTGGTAAGATGCTTGTGATTCAAATTGAGCAGAAACAGTATTACTATAATTTGCTAATACATCTATATCTGGATTTCCATTTTCGTTAAAATATTTCCATTCGATATCATCAAAGTTTACTTGAGATGAAACTTCTTTGTATCTATACAATACTTTAACGTTCTGTATATCCTTTAGATTTGCTGTTAATCTAACATCAATAGAAGTTCCTGGAGAATTAATAGTAACTTCTTTTGTAGTATATTTTGCAATAGCAGAACTATTCTTAGAAGAATTTTCTGGAGAATAATCAACGCCATTTGTAAATGACATTGTTCCAATCTCCACAAATTTTTCTTGACCTGTAGGAATATCATCATAATAAATTATATCACCAACTCTAAAGATATCAGGGACTTGGCTAGTAATAGTTGCATTTCTGGCAAATACACTACCAATCGTAATCTTGCTGGTATAATCATCATTAATTGGTTTTTTATCATTCTCTACAATTAATTCTTTTGATAGAGAATCCCAGTTAATAATTTTTCCACTAATAATATTATCATACTTTTGATTTGTGTTGCTTGGATTAAATGCGACAATTGTAGATCCAATTTCAAAATCAAATGTCAATTGCGAAATACCATTATTAGAAATTGTTATATTTAAAGATTCTAAATTGCCACCTTCTTGAGATTGAGTAGAGAAGAATAATTCCTCTCCAGGAATGAATGTACTTGGACTTGATAGTTTAATCCAGATTTTATTGTTTTGAAATTTAATAATTTCTCCTCTTGCACCAGAAGCTAATCCTTGAGCTGTTTGATTAATTAAAACACTATTAGTTCCCAAGTTGGATAGATCAAGAATATAAATTGGTAGTAATTTAATAATTTGATATCTCTTACCAAATCTATCTTCTTGACCAGAAGCATTTTCAACACGATTTGTTGAAGTTTTGATCGAAGATACTCTTAAATCAACAACTGGAGATAGATAAGACTTTTCCGAAGAAAGATTAAATTTGTAAACCAATGAATGAGATATGCCGTTCATAATCTCATTAATCCTTGAACAAATCATTTTTTGATTTGTGAAGAAGTGCTCCTCATTTAAGAAAGTTTTTTCGTAATCACTTTGAGCGTAAGAAATGTAATTAGTTGTATTTGAATCTACTGGAATTACATTAGTAGTTTTAACAAAAGTATCAATCTTAGTATTTGGTGCTTGAATATAATTTACATGAGCAAAAAGTTTTTCAAATTTTCTATTGTAAGCTACTAAAGCATTCTTGCCACCACCAATTGAATTGGAACCAGCTCTATTAGGACCAATAATTGTGTATGAATCAAGACCAATATTAGAAACTTTAAACAGATTGCTATTTAAAGCATTAGCTGTAAATCCACCAACATTTTCTAAACCTTTAAAGAATACATAAGACTTTCCAGAATTTTCAAAACCATGGTCTCTATGTCTTACTTTAATAATAGAGTTGTTGTTTCTAAACAATGTTGAAGTTGCACTAGTATTAGATAAAGAATAAGTTTCAATTGGATCTAATTCCATCCTCTCATAACCAAGATTTTCATTTACCAATAGTAATTCTGCAGATCTACTGATATCAAACTCTGCACGATACAGAGTAAATTTAATATCCTCAAATAAATCTTCTGTCCAATTATCTACATTTTGTGACTTGTATACAGATCCCAATAGTGGCTGTGTTGTTACAGAAGATCCTGTAGAAACTTCAGTCTCAGTTAACCTTGATGCCCACAGTTGATATTCTGTAGAATCAGTTTCGATGCACAATGCATATTCTGTATTATTTTGTAGGTATACAGGATGTTCAAAATTAAAATGAGTTGGTGTAGTAGAAGGAGTAGCTCCAGATAGGTCGGTAGAAATACCCATTCTAACTGCAGGCGAATCAATTTCAATTACCGATTCGATTACTGCACCACTAGCACCAGTTCCAGTTCCTCTAATGACAACTGAAGGAGGTTCTGTATAACCATTACCTGATAGAACAATATCTGCATTATAAATTTTGCCATTAGAGACATCAATTACACCAGTGGCAGTACTTCCGCCTGGAAGTTGAGGACTTTCGATTGTGATGATAGCACTTTCATAATTTAAACCAACGTTTTTAATTTTTAGATCTACTAATTTTCCAGAATCTTTTGCAATAGTTAATGTTAAATTTTGTGCATTAGTATTATTAAACAATGTCAATGATGGAATATCTAATACTTCATTTGGTAAGAATGTCAAACCATTGTGATTACTTAGAACTAATGAATAAACTTGATTATTTGAGAGAGAAATTTCACCTTCAGTTGAAGGTAGTACTTGATTTCCATTCTTATCAATTACCTTTGAAATAGGACCAGATGCACCAGAAGTCTTTCCTTTTACTGTCTCTCCAACAAATATTGTTAGTGGAGCACTAGCATAAACTTTTAGATAGGTATCTGGAATAAGTGCAGTTTCTGTTCCTGGAACAATATATTTTCCTGGCTTTCCTACATCGACATTTGTTAGATATACTCTGAGTGGAATATTTGAACTCTTTTTATTAAAGAAAAGATCCAATCCAGTAACAAATACACCGCCATCATAATTTTCAACTTTAAATGTTTGGCTTAGTGGATTTGGCTTATCTTTGTTACTTGTTGTGTTGTCAACAATTTGCACACCCTCGTTTGCCTTAAAATAAGCTGGTAGAGTTGAAATAATGCTAGATGGATTTTGTGGAAGTGAACCAGTGGAATAATATTTTGCTTCTGTATATGTATCTACAGTATCTTTATCTTCATTTGTAGAACTAGAAGTAAAACGAATCGTTTTTATACCAGTTGTTAAGTAAACATCTTGAGAAGACTCGTCATAAGAAACTGTTTTAATATCCCCAGTCCAAGAAGCATTTTCTGTTGGTGCCTTTCCAGAAGGAACTAAGATAATACCGCTAGCATTACCGTTCTCATCAGTAATAATTGGAGAATTAAAGGTTGTTAATGAATTTCCTGGAATGCCAGTATATCTAATATCTGGGTTTGCCCATCTTCCAATGTTAATACCTTCCATAAACACATAAACTTGTGTTTTTGGTTTCATTCTAGTAATATTAAATTTGACAGGAATGGAACGAGTAAAATATTGAATAGAAGAAATTACTGAATTGCCATTATTATTTCTGTTAGTAACACCTTTAGCAGTTTCATTATTCTGTGGACTAATATTAGAAGAACTTGAAACAGATGCTAGTTGTACAGTAGATTGAGAATCTTCTGTGTTAATATCCGATAAAGATCCAATATTAAAGAATGTTCTGTTAGATCCAATCCAATTTACAATAAATGAATTATAGAAACTAGAGAAAGCATCTCTTGAATCTTCTTTGCTCAAAAAGATAGAAAATAGTTTTGTATTATTATCAGTAATTAAAGGAACTACAGTGGTATCAAACCATTGATCTACGGTTGGTGATAATGATACATCTCCAACATATTGAAGAACTACAAAGTTATTTGGATTAATTGTTTTTGTAGCAAAATCATTTCCCAATAATTTAACTTTAGAATATGGAAGTGTGATTACATCTCCTGTTTTTTGATAGCCTGCATTATTTCTTTCATCAGAACGTGTATAAAGTTCTCTTAATCGGAAATTATCTTCTTTTACTTGAGGTCTTAAAACAGACTGTTGGGTATCAATTGAACACTTATAATCAATTGAAGAAATATTACCAACTCTATGGGATTCAAAGTTATCTACAATAAAACCGCTCTTGAATCTATCAAGACCAATTTCATCTTTGATCTGCATATTTAAAGTTTGTTGTTCAAGAATGCTTAGTGTTGTGTAATATTCCAAACGCTCGATACGCTTTTCTAGCTTACCGATATCTCTCATTGTATATCTACGATTATCAACTGGAATAACTCTTACATCTTTATTGCTAGTTGTAAATGCAGGAATATGAATATAGTAAAGTGCTATTGCATCATCAATAATTTCTGGTTTTGCTGGAGATAGAGAAGAATTGCCTTCTTTAACAATAAAGTTTCCTTGCTTGTCTAAGAAAATTCCGTCAATTCTATCGAGATATTGAGATTCTGTAAATGAGAAAGTAAATTCTAAGTTTTTATCTGAAGCAGGAGTACTTGCAAAAATTCCAGAAGGACCGTTAAAATTAATATAATTTTGCTGACTTAAAATTGACTTATCTTGGAATCCAGAAATTATTGAATTGCTATCTACTTTTGGTCTAAAATCAATAACATCTTTTAAGGAAACATTACCGTAAACAGTTGAATTAAACGAAGGAATTTCTTCGGAAAGAACACCAGCTTCATGTAGATAAGAATCTACTGTGCAGAAATCTCCTTGAGAATGATCAAAGTAATCAAAGCCAACCACTAACTGTCCTACAGGAGCATCAAAGCCTGGCTTGAGAACAATACGAGAAACATCATAAAGTGTGTCTCTTTGACCATCATCAAAAGTAAATCTATTTGTTACATCAGTACCAGAAATTAGAATGCCTTCATTATCAACTACTGGAGGGTTTGTTGATGAGCCTTCGTAAATGTATCTGATTTTGAACACATCAGAATAACTAAAGATATCTACTTCTTCAGTGTCATAATCTTGTCCACGCAAGGGGATAATTTTATCTCCAGAAGATACTATAACAATTCTTTTATTTCTAACAACAGTTTTAATTCTTGGCTTTGCTTTAGTAATTTCAATTGTTGCCGAAAGCTTTAATTTGGGGAAATTTGAAGTAATATTTCCAAAGAAATTATTAGGTAAACTAATTGTAATACTACCAGCGGTTAAACCACTAGTAGATTCTTGAGAAGATTGTAAATTAATATATCTTGGATCAATGTATAAAATATCTCCATTATTTACTACAGTAGAGCTTCCTTTATCTAATACGGTTACGATAAAGTTTTCTGTTGTAGGAATAGCAAATCTTTGAGTACCAAAATCTAGTTGAGCAGCAAAAGTAATTAAACCTCCGCTTGAAGAACCAGTGGTAACAAAATCTCTTCTAGCATAATATTTAAACTTAGAATCTTCAATATTCTTAATTAAAGATCTGATTTGTTTACTGCCAGTTGGGAAAATTAAACTAGACGTATTTACGTTATCAATATTTGGTCTGATTCTAATAACACTAGCATTATTGACATCGTTGATTAAACAACGATCCAAATAAATTCTAGATTTTCTTGGGCCATTTGGCTGTGTAGCATATTGAACTACACTTCTAAAAAGATTACCTTCGACATCCGTAAATAGAACCAAATCTCCCTGGATTAGATCTTTTGACGCATCTCCATCAAAACCAGTACATTCAATATATTTTAATCCTCTGCTACCGCTAAAATTATAATTGGTTACAGTTTTTGATAGATAAAATTCGCTTTCTGTAGCTTCGATATCAGCAGAAAATTTATTAGAATTTGATGAACCGTAAGAAGTATAGAAAGATTTTACATTTTCTTGGCCATATGTTAATACGGTATTTCTAAACAATACAGGTGTTACTGAACAAGGAGTAACTATTTGCGATTCTGAAGTAATAGTAACTACAGGAGGTTGAGAATATTGTGTAAGTAAACTGTCTCTATCTACAACATTTACTTTATATACTGAACTTCCTTCTACAAAAATTTGTACTTTAGATTCGTCGTATTCAACACCATCAATATTAATTTTTGGTGCAGTGTAACCAGAACCTCTATTTGATACAATAAAGTGAGAAATTGTATTTTCGTTTGCAATTCTTAAAATATTGCCATCTTCATCAATAATACTTTCGCCAGGTAAAAATGTTCCTGATAATGTTTTTACGAATAAAACATTGCCGTAAGAATATGATTGAGTTAAAGAACCTTCAATAACGGCATATGCTCCGCTCTTTATACCAGTAATATACTTACCAGCACCAAACTTTTGATTAATGAAATTATTTTGGGAATTTGTACTATCTAATAATAGTCTAGTAAAAAATACTGGATTGAAATAATTAAATCCAAAAGTACTATTGTAAATAGAATCACTATCTGCAGTTTTTCCTTTAGATAGAATAATGTCTGTATCTTGATTGAATCCTTTGCCGTACTTAATAAAGGAAATATTTTTTGGCTTAGCTACACCAATTACTGGTGTAATAATTTCATTATAATCAATTATTCTTCCAATAGCATTGTCTTCATTTAATGCATCAGATTGTGAAAAATAAACAGATCTAAGCTTGGAAGAAGCTTCATCTTCATATTCTTTTAAATATAAATCTAAAAGATTTGTGGCACCATAAACAGTTAATTCTAAAAATTCTGCGTTTTCGTCAATTTCTTTCTTTATTACTTTTGAATAAGCTATAGGAGTTACATAGTCTACTAATGAAGGTTCTCCTTCAGTTCTAGTCTTTACAAACCAAAGATCATTTAATAAACTAGTAAAATTGTTATCATTTAATGCTGATAGAGGAGTTAGTGTGTTTGTAACTTGAATGTATATGGTCTTAATACCATAGCCAACTTCAAAACCTTGTCCTCTTCTATTTACGGTTTGTTTGGAATTTAGGTCGTTTTCGGTGCCATTAAATCCAACAGAGCCATCATTGAATACAGAATTCAAATAAATTGTTGGAGAAGAAGTTAAATCTTGACCCTCATCATTTAACGGAATTGTGCCATAAAGATTTGTGACTTTAAATTCAGAAACACCTTTAGTTTTTAATACAACATTATCTCGTGTAATTGTATCCTTTGCTTTATTTAAAGTTAGATATTTTGTTTCATTATTGACAATTTCAAAACCTCTAACATAAGCTTTACCTGGACCAACAGTTGCAGATAACTTATTGTTTGCTTCCTCTTCGGTTAGACCATTAACAAGATTTGTTTGGGTATCTTTTGAATATACACCTAGATTTCCATTTTTTTGATAATATTCTCTTACATCAAAGGGGAAATCATTTACTACATAATCTCCAGATTCATCATAAGTTCTTCTGGCAAGAGTATTTTCAAGTAAAGTATAATCAGCCTGTTTAATGAGCTTTTGTACTACGCCAGATTTAATGGTTATTAATTGAATGAAATTTTTATCGGTAATCGCATCATATGCATACTTTCTAAGTTGCAATGATATTTTAAATCTGTGTGCTCCAGGTGCAGCAGAATTAGAATAACCTCTTGAATTGTCATACAAAGAAGAGTCTTGTTCTGGTGTTACAATTTCTTCTACAATGTTAAAACCAACTTTAGCAGATGGTTTATCATAGTATTTGTCAACAATGATTAATTGCTCCTCATTGCGTACAAAATAACCATTTACAAAATAAATACCTTCCTGTACTTGTACGCCAGTAGCATAACCCATTGCTGGGCTTTCTAAAAAGAATGAAGTTTTTGTTTCTGGGTCAACTACTTCAATTGAAGTTGGAGAAACACTACCATCTGTTCCAACAACCAATAATGGAGTATTTACCCCATCAATTACTTCTAGAGTTTCGCCTTGTCTAAAAGTTTGCTCGTCGCTTGAGTTGCCGCTATTTGTATATTTTACATATAAAGTATCGGCTTGATTATCTGTTGCGTAATCAGATTCAATTACTAGAGCAGTAACTCCAGAAGTAATTCCTCTTAAATTAGTTCCAATTAAATCTTTGATGTCGTATTTTTTATATACAATTTGTCCATTTTGATTTACAGGAACTTCTGAAATAGAAGATAATTTGACAAAATCTAAACGAGTATTCAATCCAACTTCGCCAGGCACTACCAAATCGCCTTGCTTAAATTGGAATTTGCCAAAACTTTCAATTTGATTTTGAAGAATAGATTGTAATCCTGTTAATTCTCTTGTCTGGATAGGATATCCAGGTCTAAAAAGAATTTTGTAGAAATTTTTACTATCCGAATAATCGTCAAAGTATGGAGGCGTGTTTAGATTTGTCTTTTGTGACATCGTAAATTTCTAACTAATTTTGGATTTTAACAATCAGAACTCAATAACTAATTTGATATCTTCAATTTGGTCAGGAGCCCTTGTGATCGTTCTTCTATTCTCTATGTATATGATTTCTCCAGAGTTATTTTTAATTTCTGGAACTGATGCACCATTATTAAATGTGCAACCTAAAATAACTGTTCCATCAGCTAAAGCAGTGTCTACAGTGCCAGAAGCGGCAGACAATTCACCAACAATAGCATTCGCTGGGTTGGCTTCAAAAGGTCTAACAACACCGCTATCAGTATGATTTTCTGGGTTTTGAATATACTTTAAAACTCCATCTGTAGTACTATCTGCATCTAAAGTCCAAGATACAACAGTACCATATGCAGTTCCGCCATCTACCGTTTGAGAGATGATTTCATCTGGTTGATAATCTGCCGTAGCACCTTCAATTTTCAATGCGTATAAACCTGAAAGTGTATTAGCAGTAGCTAAATTCGTAGTTCCGTTGATTACAGGATCTCTTAGAATACCAATTCTTCTGAAATCGTTATCTACTGGAAAATCACCCGAACCTTCGTCATAGGTAAGACGAATATTTAACATTACACGCTTACCATTTAACTCTTGCTCCATATTGGAACCATGACCACCTTGAGGAGGAATAACAACCTCAAGTGCTCCTGTAGCGTTAGAACCAACGGTTGTAACAGGTGTTAAAAGAGTATCATTAGTAAATAGACCATATGCAGTTTCTTCGCTTCCAGTGCCATTTACGAGGGGAATTGATGCATAAGTATAACCTTGTCCTCTTTCTTCAATTGTAGCTTTAGTAATAGAACCACCAGAAACAGTAATTTTTACAATTCCTCCAGTTCCATCACCAATAATTGGTGCATATAAATCTCCATTTGGAAGATTTGATCCTGCATTTTCTATAAGTACTACATCAATAGCTCCATCGATTGCAGCAGCTTCTGTAACTAATCTAGATGGATTTGTTCTCGCTGCAATGGGAATAAAATCAGTAGAAACAAATTTTAAAACATCATCTGTAGAAACAGTGTACATGTACTTCCAGATGTACTCGCCAGTTCCTGCAGGCTCTCTAAAGATACCAGCCGAGAAAGTACCCTGACCAGCTCCAGGGAGAGTTTTTGGCTCATATGTTGCTTGTCTTCCAGTTGGGAATGCTGGCGATTCTCCATTATAAAGACATTTGAAGACTTCGTATTCTGAGTTAATTACGTAATACTTTCCTTCGTAAAGAGATGCGGCACCAGTTGCAGTTTGCTTACCTGTCTGAAATCCATCTGTTGACGGAGAATAATCAGGCTTCCACATATCAAATTTAGGGTTTGCAATTACGTTCCAGTTATAACGTCTAATTACAGACCTTGCATATTTTGTAGTGATTCTTTTGGCTGCTACAATATCATCATAAATGTCATACTTTTCTTTCTGGTTGTCATATGGAACTGGTGGAAGCTCTTCATTGCCGTAACGATATACGCCAGTTAAAGCCTCTGCACCTGTATTTACTGTGCCATTCCAGCCTTTTAGAAGAGAACCTAAAGCAGGAGCAGAAGATAACGTAGGACCAATGTTCGCTAAAACTAAACTGTTTTCATTGATTCTTTTTACGGAAGCTTTAAAATTAGCATTTGCAAATGAAGTTCCTGTGTATACAAAGTCATTGACTTCAAAGGCAACTGTATTTGTATTATAAATTTCTAGATATGCATCCCAACGTTGGGGTCTCCCAACGAAAAAATACATTCTAGTTAGTTCATCATCTGGACCAGCTTCAAGCTCCAGAGTATTATCATCATAATAGTCATCGCCTAGCGAATTCAAAAATTGCTGAGCATTAAAAATTCTAAATTTATCTGAGATTATAGCAGCCATTTAAAAAATCTCTTCTTATTTTTCTGAGTTATTTATATTTATATTTATTGTGGTATCGTTCTAATATATTGTCCAGCTGGGTGAGATGTTGCTTTAGTTCCATCCCATCCTCTAGAAACAAAGAGAAAACGATCAGCTAATTTATTTTCATAGTAAATAATTTCTTTGCCGATAAGAATTTTTCCACGGGATGGGAATCTAGAAGTATTGGCAATATAAACAGTATTATCTTCTTCTGATAATTCAATGTCAAGATAAGCACCAAATTCCTGAATAGAACTATAATAAAGATTGAATGTATTCTTTGGATTGGCAGTAATTTTGGTAGTTCCTCCAATATCAAAATCTTGAATAATAGAATCTGGATAGATTAAACTAAATTCTTCTATTGTTAGTTTGGATACATCAGAATATCCTGTATCAATAAATTTAGCAGTTTCATATACAGCAAGTCTATTGCCTAAAATATCCTGACTGTAATATCCAGGGATATAATTTCCATCAAGTACTTTGTCAACTGTACCAACAAACACAGTTTTTTCAAGTTGTTTATCAAGTCTTTCAATAGAAATATTCTTTACGGGTATTTCTAATCTATTGGTAATATTTGTTTTGCTAGTAACAATACTTTCAAATGATCCTAGAGATGCTAAAATATAAGTTAATACAGTTCTATCTGGATTTGTAATTCTTACTTCTTTAGGAACTGGCCAAATATGATTAATAATATTTGTGTTAATATCAAAATCTTGTGTAAATGATATAATATCAAAAATGTAAACTACATTATCATCATCTTGCTTGACTTGTATCTGAGATATTACTGAGAAGTTTAGATTTAATTTGGGAATAATTTGAAGTAAAGCAAGATGAGATTGTATTTTTCTTGAATTTTTCTTTATAATACTAAATCTTCTTGATACAACAACTTTTGGTTCTGAAGTATAACCAGATCCACCATCTAAAAGAATTACATCCAATACTTGACCATTACAAATAATTACTTCGGCTCTAGCTCCACCACCATTACCATCAACTGGAATAAATTTGATTACAGGATTTGTATAATATTGATATGCAGTTGGCTGAACTAAAATATTATTTTTTAGATATAATTCTAATTCTCTCTTATTCCACTTCAGCGATACAACCTCGCCACCAAAAATTTCGGCACCAATACTTAATCCTTCGCCTCTAGTAATACCATTATAATTTGAGCAAGAAACTGTAGCATATATTTCCTGCGAAGGAATTTCTCCTTCTAGGAAATTTCTTGTTTTTGCTTCGTATGGCACGGAAAATACTTGTCTATATTCATTTTCGCCATCAACTTTAATAAAATCTCCTGGAACTATATTAGAAATTTTTCTGTATCTCTTTGTTTCTTCTATTTCTTGTCCTAATTTTGTATTGTATAGCCAAATAGGAGCATTTGATTTTGCTTTTAAAAGACGATTCCCATCTTCATCGTAAGAATAAACATATGAAATACTATAATCACCTGTGAGTTCTTTAATTTGTTCTCGGTTAATTAAGAAAGTTAAATTATCTGTTGTAAATTGATCGTTAATTAAATTTTTTGTATTAACTACAGTCAACTCAACTTCATCATTTGAAAGTGCTTTTATTTCTTTTAATTCCCCAAGCAAATACTCATTTTGGTATAACCAAATATTTTGAGTACTTAACATTTTATTTGGGAGAACTTCAAGATTTTTTATAGTTCCAAATATATCAGTTCCCTGAAGATTAAATTTGATGATGTTATAATAAACATCTGGCTCAAAATCAAACATAGTAAGACCTTGGAAGATGTCTCTTCCATAGAATACAATCACTGAAACATCAGGTAATACAGTCTCTCCACTTTCAGCAATATAGTATGTCAGTGGCTTTCTAAATGTTATAGTAGAACCAATAATTTCATATGATTCTCCTTCAATCTGGAGAACACCATCAATATAAACGAGTGCGTATCTACTATCTTCTACTTTTTCGATAGTTCTGGAGACTTCATTATACAGTAAAAATGGCCCATTTGCTTTAGCTGGAATTTGACGAGAATCAATAGACAATCTCTTGTAGTTTCCTACTCCATAAATGAAACATTTTTCTGTACCATTTAATTCTGTATTGATATTCTCATACAAATCTTCGTGATTAATTGGTGCCTGTGAAAATTCTATTTTGTCCGTAATGTTTGGATCAGGATTTCTTATAATGTGATAAGAATTTCCAAAAGGATTATTAGCAAACTCTCTAGACTTTTGTAAAACACCGTTTAATGTAACTAGTAAATTTTCTCTAATATCAGTTTTAACAATGTCTCCATTTTCATAATACAGATCAAAAACTTTAGTAACACCATCAAATTCAGTTGATAATGTTTTTAATTTTCTTAAATATCTTTGATTTAAGTCATTGTTTTTAAATTTAATAGATCTACAATAAAATCTTTGGCCAGGAACTACTTGTCCTTCAGCAATTCTTTCTCCAAAAGGAGGTTCTGCAAAAGTAATTTGATTCCCCACAACTTTATATGAAACACCTGGCTCTTGCATAACACCATCCAATGTTATAATCAATTGTTGATTATTGTATGGTGCATAAGGCAAGTTGGTTTCCTTTTCCAATAATGTGAAAGTTTTTGTTCCTATTAATTGACCATTAAATGGATCAAAATCTCCATTAAAAGGAGCAGCAAGAATTAGTTCTCTTGCTACTGTTTCGGAATTAGACTCAATATTAAGAGCAACACTACCAATACCTTTTTCTACATTTAAATCATTGAATTTTAAAACGGATTGTGTAACTTGTCTCTTAATATTTTTTAATTCTACTAATTTAGATTCTAGGTTAATAATTTTAATTTTCTCAGCATTGGCATACTCACCAGAAGGCATAGTAACAGTGCCCTCAGATTCCACTAAAACTTCTCCGAAAAGTTTAAATCCAGCGGGGTGAGTAGTTTGTTTAATTAAATCTCTCCAAACATTGGTTGGAGTTTTTGATTTAATTACATACGAATAATCCTGATAATAATAAGAGTCTGTCAGTCTCTGAGAATAACTACTCAAATATCCTTTATCGGAATTAAATTTTCCTAGATTATCAAAATAACCTCTAATATCGGAATCAAAATCTGCATTTAAAATACTGATAATGTCTGCAGTATTTCTCTTAACTTCGCCAAGAATTTGAATTTTATTATCAAAAGAGCCACTAATATTTTCTAAACGTAGAATATTACTTCCTGGTCTCCAACCGTTCTTGGATACAAAGCCATATGCTGTTTCTACAGTTTGACCATTAACAACAGTGGTTTGAATAATTTTCTCACCAATCATAAAAGCATCATCAATATGGTTTTTCAATAATAAAACTAAGTTGGAAGTATAATTTGATACTAGTGTTTGGTCTAAATGATAATTAAAACCATTATCAACAATTTCTACACTTCTAGGAATACCAATATTTTCTGATTTAAAATATAATTTTACATCAGATTCTATAATTTTTACTGTTGGTGGATATGAATAATTTTTTCCTCCATTTATAACATTAACTTGAAGAACTTTGCCATCTCGTGAAAATACAGAAAATTCCGCTCCAAATCCATCTCCATCAACAACAACTGCTTTTGGTTTAGAATAATTTTTTCCCCCATCCAAAACCTCAACAAAATCTACACAATTTTTGATATTATTATACGTAGTTTTTACAATGGCTTCACTTTCTTTTGCGATATCAACACCAGATATAATAGGAATTCTTGAATAATTTTCTCCAGAATTTTCTAATTTAATTTTACTTATTGAACCAATTGCAAATTTAGAAGACGTTGTATAAGTTATAGATCCTTTTCCATCATATTTTGGATATTGATCTATCTTATAAACAAATTTATTATTTGTTGTATAATAAACTGTTTTTTCGCCTTGGAGAGGATCATTTACAATTCTTAAATAACCATTTCTTGTTTTTAAAGATTTTGATTTATCAAAGTAATAATATTTTAGATAGTTAGTTTCTGTTTTTTTATTATTCTTATCTTCTAAGATATTTTCTGTTAAGAAGAAGTCATCTTCAACAATTAATTCAACTTCAACAATATAATCATCGATAATTGGATCGATAGTTATATTTCTTTCAGTGTATGAAGTATTATTAAATCCAAATTTAACAAAAATAGCAGAATCCTGTTGACCTGGCTCTATATCATTAGATTGAACTTCTATTGGCGAAATATTATAAGAAAAACTTGGAGAAAAATCTAAATAAGTACCACTCATTGAGAAATGACTAGTATCAAATTTATATTTGTAATACTTAGTTATATCAATAATTGGATTTGATTTAAATGCTATGTCTGTATTTTCTAACGCAAACTGAAAATCTGCTTCTGGATTTTCGACAGATGAGATAGTGACAATTTTTTGGGGAACACTATTATCATAAAAAACATTTCCTTTTTTAATTGTATTAATATTTGTAGTTAACCCATAGTTATAAACTACAGTTAATAGTTGTGTTTCTTTATCGTAATCAAACACATAAGGATCAGTAAATCCTTGTCCTAATATTTGAAATGAGAAATTAAATCGATATTGATTATCATAAAGTTCTACAGTTTGATTATTATAATGATCAACAATACTTGTTGAATGTTGCCCTCTCAAAACAGTTGCGGTTTTTGTTGTTGTGTTTATGTTTGTTACTTTTACTATTTCGGATCCAATTTTGAGAAAATCATCAACAGACAACCCAGTAATACTAGTTAAACGTAATAAAGTATTTGATTTAGAAAACCCAACGTGATCTACAGATACAATTAATCTTTGAGTAGATATGCTATCCTCATCTCTATTTAAATCTTCATCTACAACTGTTAATATATCTCCTTTTTTATATCCAAAGCCTTTGTTAGTAATAACAACACTAGTTACTCTACCATAACCAGAACCATTTATATTAGAAACAGTGATTGTTGCTTTTGCGTTATTTGGATTTCCTGGGGCACCAACTGTAGATCTAATTTTTGAAGAATCTTTAAATACCAATTCTACATTGAAATATTGGCCAGTTTCGTAATCTGCTCCTCCGTTTAAATATTCAAAAGCTCCAATGCCACTATCATCTATTGTTGTATTAAATGTAGGAACATTCAATTTAACTCTTTGATAAATTCTTTTTCTTACATAGTATGTGGTTTGAGTTTGTGTGTCATCTGGAACAATGTTTACATTAACTTTATCGCCAAGAGTTAAATTATGATCTCCATCAGTGTTTACAATTGCAATTTTATCATCAATAAAATTGACTTGGAGATTTTTGCTCAATGAAGATACTGTTACAATTTTAGCTCCAAAAGTGTCATTCAAATTAGAACTTTTTAGTACATAATTATCATTAACAGCAAATTGGCCAGATGTCACACGAATTTTTACTAAATTTTGATTGGTTATAGATTCAACAATAATACCTCTAGCAATTGTAGATCCATCATTATCAGTTTGAATAATTTCAAAATCTTTTGTAAAATTAGAGTTTTTATCAACTAAAATATTAGCAACATCAATAGTTGCTGATACTAAATCAATATTATTAAAATTGCCAGAAACATTTTGTAAAATAAGTTGATTTGAATTAACTACATCTCCAATTAATTCTCCAGTAGCATTAGTATTTGCTTGAGTAATAATATCTCCAGCAAAAAGAAACGCATTTTCTAATAATGCAATTTCTAACACTTTATTTTCGATACAATCAATTAAATTAACTGGAATACCATTAACTTCAGAAACAAGAGCTGAGGCACCTTGACCTCCAGTATTTGTGTCGTTAACTCTAACAAATGATCCAACTTCAAAATTATCTGTAGAATCTTGAATATCTACATCAGAAACATTTCCTGTCGTAATATTATTAATTTTGACAATGGTGCTTGTTCCGTTATTTTCAATAGAGTTAGTTCTTAATCTTTTTACATTAAATGGAAGATCATTTTGATTAATCGCAGAATTATAATTTGAATCCACTGGCAATGAATAATAATTTTTACCGAGAATATATGGAAAAACTGGTTGATTGAATAAATTAATAGTTAAAAAGTAAGCATACGTTCCTTCTGGATAATCTGGTGTTACACAAAATCTACCGTTATTTTCATCAAGATAAGATTTATCAGAAGTAGCTCTTGGAATCCATACATAGTCATCTACAAAAGTACCTAGAGGATATTGACTTGTAGATGGACCTCCAGATCTTGATTCTTTTAATTCGTACCCACTGGCCAATCTTATTACTTCTGACGTATTATCTAGTGGGTTTGTATATCCAAATGGACCGTATATTGGATTGCCATCATATGCAAATCCAATAATAGGAGAGTGTGTTTTTTCAGTAGGTTCCGTAAAACTACTGGTTAAATTATCATTTAATTGAATACGCAGCCTTCTTGGATTGCCAACGTAACCGTATCCTAGTGTTTTTTCAGATTTATCTTTCGTTGCAAAATCAGCAAAGACATAACCATAAGAATCGTCTAAGAAGTTTTGATATTTTTTAAATCTATTCTTATACCATTTTCTGATTTCTACTTTTGCAGTTGCTTCCGTTCCTTGAGCATCTTCAATTAACTCAACTTGAACATTTGCTTGGGTATAAAATTTACCTAAATTAATTGCTTCAAATCCAACTACTTGACCATTTTCAGATACATTAGCTTTATATTCAGCAAAATTGCCTTTGCCTGCCAAATCTATAATTCTAACTGTAGGAGGAGAAGAATAGTATTCTCCAGAATTTACTACAATAATATCAGTAATTTCCCCATTAGTCACAACAGCTCTTGCTTTTGCTCCTCTACCTGCAGTTATGACAACTTTAGGAGTGGTTGTGTATATTTCGTCAGTATTAATTACAATTGACTCCACAACCTCCCCAGAGACGTTTGCTGACGCCTTTCCTGGGGTTTCATTAATTAAGACATAAGGAGGTTTTTTGTATCCAGATCCCTTGTATGTAACTTCAGAACTTACGATATTTCCATATAAAACGTATTCTTCATCTTTGCAGCCATAAGCAGGAGTTCCATTTACAAAAATACCAACATCTCTAGCAGGGGTTTCGTATACTTCTGTAGTGGTAGTTGGGAATTTTCTAATTAAGCGAAGAACTTTTTGATCTTTTGGTAGATCCTCTAAAGTAGCCGATAAAATTCTGTGAGAAGGATAACTTGACGAACAAATATAAAAATACTGTTCATCTTCATAAATTGCAGAAACATCTGCATTTAAGTCATCAATTGCTTCTTGGACAGAAGGATTTTGGTAAACAGTTGGTCTTGTGTTAGTTTCATTAATTAACCAACGATTTTCACTAATTCTTCTATCGAAAATTATTGGGCTGCTACTTTCAACACCAGCTTCTGTAATTTGAATTTTATCGCCCAGCTCAGAATATGGTGCAGCATTTTTTAAATTTAGGTTGTATAAAACACCAAGAATTAAAAATGATGTTTGTCTTGCTCTAACAGGGAATAATCCAAAAACATCTGTTCCAACTGGATGAGTTTGAGGCGAAGCGGATCTAGATTCGATAACAAACTGGTTTACATTTTTATTTGTGAATGTAAACTGTTCGGTGCCAATTAAAAGATTGCCAGATGATTTCCAGCCCATTGTAGAGCCGACATCAATTCTATCACCAATAGTTCTAGTGCTAGTTAATGTTGATGTTAATTTAGTTCTGGAAATGACATTAAATGATCCATTTACTGTTGCAGGATCTAGAATGATCTCGTAGGTATCGTTTCCTTTAAATATAATGTTATCAATATAGCCAGATGCATACTTTACTTCTGGTCTAGTTGGATCAGGAAGTTGTTCTAATTTTTCTCCAATAAGATTCTCTGGAGATCCAGAAAGAATTTTGACCTTTAAAGAATAGGTTGTTGCCCAATCTGAAGTCGATGGACGAATAGTGCTATCTTTTGGATAGAAAACTTCTGGAATATCATTGGGTGTACGAGAAACAATCGAATTAAAAATAAATTTGATTGACTTATCAGTACCCTTTGCCTTATAAAATTTACTTATATTTTTAATTAAAGTTCTCTTATCAACCTCTCCTTTTAAGTATTTTTCTGGGAAAGAGTCTAAGTATTGGGATTCAAAGCTTTTTACAAAAGCATACAGGAATAAATTACTGACGTTATAAACTTGATCTCCTACAAAATGAGATTCTGCTTGAGTAGTAACAAATTCTGATTTGGTATAAAGATCTCCTAGAGTTGTATTCCCACTGACTCCTCTAGAGACAAATCTAAATTCTGTGTCTGTTCTTTCTTGATAGAAACAAATTTCATTCCCAATACGAATATAACCGTTCTGCTTAGGGAATGAAGTCGCATCAGCTACAACAATTGTAGTCTGTGATGCATTTAAATTTAAAGCAAGTGTTGTGTATTGCTTGAGTAAGTTTTCCTCATAAAAGTCAATATCACGATATTTTGTGATATTGTTAATAATATCCAGCGGCTGTCCTTGATTCTCAAGTTGTTCGTAGTATTTCTCTACAAATCTTGAAAAATTTTCGTATTCGGATGAGATAAACCCTGGGAGTTGATTCTCGATCAGGGCTGAAATTTTTCTCGTTTTTGACGCCATTTAGTCTACTCTGGATATGCTGTAAACTTACTATTTGAAATATCTACGTCTAGATATACTTCTCGACTTGCAATAATATCATTTGAAGCAGGTCTAACACGTAACTCAATACGATTATCAAAGAAACTACCTTGAATAATAGTTACATCATATAATTGAATCTCTCCTTTTTTGTAATTAATATCACCGATAGAATCGTTTAATACGATTTTTTCGCCAGATAGAGAATCTAATCTATATAGGACAATTTTGCCATTGCGATCTTCCAAATACACAGTATAATTGGGATATTCTACGACTTTGAATCCAGTAGAAGATACTGTAGTACGATCACAATCTAGATCAAATTCATTCTGGAAACATAACTCATAATAGAATGTAGAATTGATACCAGGATAAAAATCCTTTCTCATCATCACAGTGGTTTGATTGGAATTAATCGAACGATCTGCATCGTCAATTACACCCACAAACTTACTATATCTGAACTTACCATTAAACTTTTCTGTATCAGATAGATCAATATAGTTTTCCACAGCAGCAATCACTTTTGATCGAATTTGCTCTGGTGTCTGAGTTGTAACAGATTTATTGTAATAAACGTTTGATGTTAATTCAACATAGATGATTGAAGGATCAACAATTTCAGGTTTGACGGAAGCAACCATATAATCTTTCAGTGCATCCGTAATTTCTTTCTTTGTAAAAGAAGATAGCTTCGTTAGATTATTTGGCTTGACAGCAATCTTGACTTTACCGTATTCTGGTGGATCTGCATCTTCGCCACCAAATACAATGATATCAGCGACCGATGGATAGATGTTTCGTACAATCGCTGCGTAATCGGCGGCTGTAACGGCCCTGTCTTGCGTTCCAAAGTACTTAGGGGCATTGTACTTGATCTTCTTGATAGTCTCGATATCCTCGCCCCCAGAGGCCGCAGAGACGGTTGCTACGTCAGAGATGGATACAGAGAAATTAGAATTGCCATTAATATCCTCTAATACACCAGTAAATGTAAAGCTTCTCGCACCATTGCTTACTGGTCCGTTGGTTGTAATATAAGAAATCTCAATGTACTCACCGTTTTCTAATTTTCGACCAAGAACACCATCACCAAAGAAAATCTCATACTTCTCATCTTCAGTCTCTTCTACAAAATATGTCTTTGATTCTGAATTAACATTCAAAATGTTCGTGGCAAGACTATAAATCTCGTAAGAAGTCGAATTTACTGAAGGATAGACTTTAACACGAATTGAATTTGTATCAGTTCCAGGATTCTGTAATACAAAACGCTGAGAAGACTGTGTAGTATTAACTGTAAAGAAATTAGATGTGAATGTACCTTCATGTAACTCAACTTCAGTAAAGTTAGCTACAGAGTCGATTACAGGTACTTTATAGTCCTCTACAGTGACATATTGATATAAAGTATCATCAAAAGTTGTGATGAAACCAGTTCCCTTCTTTAAAATGATGTGTGAGGGCGAATTATTGCCAAAATTTGCTTTAAAGTTAACAACTGCCTTTGGTGCGGTTCTTGATTTAGGACGATAACCGAGTTGCTTTGCTAATGAAACAACGTTATCACGAAGAGTTGCTGAATCAAGAAACAGTTCATTAACAACTAAGTTAGTGTTAAATGCTGTATAATAAGTATTATATGCAAGAACATCGAGAAGATTACTCCAAACAGAGCCCTCAAAATCAAAATCAGTAAAATCTGTCTGAGCCCTTAAGTAATCTCTTAGGGCGACTTTAATCTCATTAAAGTCTAAATTTGATACTTGAGTGTAAGGCATTTATCGGGTTCTCTCTAGAAAGAATTCTACATCGATTGGAAAATCTTCTCGACCAATGATTTCAAAGGATAGACTTGCTTCAAATCCATTTTCTTCAAAATTTGGTGTGACATCAACTGATAAAACATTGATTCTAGGCTCATACCTTTCAAGAGTGTTATCAATTTCAGTACTAATTAACGATGCAGTACCAAAATCCAATGGTTCAAACAATAATGACGAAATTGATGAGCCTAGATCAGCATTAAAAAATCTTTCTCCTTTTACAGTCAATAGTAAATTAACAATTGATTGTTTAATCGCAGCCTCATCCTTAACTACTTGCATATCGCCAGTAATAGGATGAGGCTTGAATGTAACCTTCAAATCTTTAAAAGGAAGAAGTTTGGCCACTTAAATAACAGTTTATTGTTATTTAGTTGGTCACTCTTCAAATCTTTCAACAAAATCATCAAAACCACCAGCACCGCCACATGGTCTTGATAAACGATTTTCAGGAATTTTGTAACGAACTTTTTTAAGATGTTTTTCTGACGAGAGTTCTGAAATCAGAGTCATACCCGATTTCAAAAAATCCTCTCCTTTATCTACTGGACTCATAGCCATCTGTTTTCTCCGTATAAGGTTAAACAGAACTTTTAGAGGGGTTGCTATCCCTGTACAATTTTATTATAAAACGATTTTTCCCAATAGGAATAGTACCGAGTGTTTCTAAGAGCCTCTCTTGCCTTTAATAGTTTTGCTTTGTTCTGACAGAGGATCAAATTATACTTTCCGTTATTTGTTTGAACGCCATTGATATAAGAGTGGTCATCTTTGTGATCATCTAAGAAAACGTAATCAGGGTAAGCTTCGTTAAGGGCTCTACAAGCCTCTAGAAGGTCTTCTAACGTATGAGAGTCATCTAGTACAAAAATAGCGACCTCAACCCCTTCAAGAGGCTGTAAGTCGCTAATAGAACGCTTTTCGATTTGATACTTCGCAAATTGAGCATAAGGGCAAGTAGCAAACCTGCCCAGCTCAGTCTTTGGTTTTGTAAGACCTATAATCCAATCTTGGAGATCTTTAGTTACCTTGTCCACGATACTTTTTACGTGCATTGTTTCGACTGGTTGCGGCATACTTTGTATGCTTCCCAGCTCCCTGACGGGATTTCTTGGGTTTGGACTCAATCTGATTCGCACCAGTGAACGAGGGACGCTTTGCCATGGAATATCATCCGTAAACTACCCGACCATTATAGCATAGATCACGCAAAAACGGAAGGGCTCCCTTGAGGTATCGTAATGCCTGCTGTAGCATTCAATACATCACCAACTGTTGATATGGAGACTCCATTGACAAAAGTGAAGTTTGCTGCCTTCACAACTCTTGGATTTGTACAAGGAAACGGTGGAGTTGAACATGTCTCACCTATTGCAGGAGTTAATACGTCTCCATTTGCCATTACAGCAGAACGATTTGCAAACACATTACCAACAGGTGGTTCTAAAGTCTTTGGTGGTGACACACATGGACATACAGAACCACCACTATCAACCCCGAAATAAATTGAAACTGGTTTTCTAGCCATCTTCAAGCTGTTTTAACTTATGTATAATACGATCAAGAACATCAACAATGTCTGAATGTTCCTCTTCGTAGGGGGGTTTGTACATTAATTTGAATGGAACGGGAATCTGATTGAGTTTCTCTTCGATTCTCTCAATTCTCCTCTCTAAGAAACTCAGCTTCAGTCTCAACTCGTCCATTTTCAGTAACCCTCTCTTTTTTGATCATGTTTTGGTAAATTGTCTCAACTTCAATTTCTGGGCGTACTCCAGTATAATAATCCATCGCTACCTCTTCAATTGTGTCAGCGAATTGATTAAAGTCATCAAAGCGTTGCTCTTTTAGAGTACCATCTTTGGTTTTGAATGTAATTTTGTGTTCCATGGTGTTATGTAACTCATACTTTATTTATTTTTGTACATAACCCAGCCAAGTATTCCGAATGGTATTACAATATACCAATATGCTATGGCAATCCCTGCAAGTAATAGAAGACCAATGGCGATGACGCCAGACAAGTCTATACCCGTGCGTGTGCTGCCGCAGCATGGACACTTGTAAGACACTGAATGCCCTCGGGGATACCATGTGTACCAGCAATTGTAGCACATGTTCTGAGGTCTTTTTGTCATTCGACTTCTGGGCATTTTTTTACCTGGGAAAATTTTTTGGGTTGGCGGGGATCCATTTTAGCAAAACCTTTGAGGGATTTCAAGTCCTGGGAGATTTTTTGAAACGGGGGGGATATTTAGAGGGCTCTGGGAAACGTTTATAGCTTAGAAAGACGGTACTTTTTTGGATCGACCCCCCCCCGCTCGGCGTTTATTATAATAAACGAACGATTACGATTAACTGTTAATTCTTTATACTTACACATACGATTAACTGCTATAAAGAATAACAAACTAATCGCAATTACAAATTAATAATAATATCAAACAAATCAAAATACACTGTTATTCTTATTATCGTGTAATTGTAATTATCTGTTTATTCTTATTATCCTGTAATTCTAATTATCTGTTTATTCTTATTATCCTGTAATTCTAGATTTTCGATAATACTAATAAATTGAAAGATTTGCTAATTGGTATAATCGAGCATTTGCAGATTAGTGGGAAAGTATAGCTAACTGTAAAAAAAGACAAAATAAAAAAGGGGCAGGATTTGCCCCCCGTGAGTATAACTAACTATCCCTCAATCCTCCACGAATTCGATTTGCTTAAGATCGCCAGATTTGCACAGATTGGCTCTCACCTTGCCCAGCGATTCTCCCAGAAGATCGGGTGATTTAATCATCGCAGTTAGCTTGGAGATTGCTACATCTGAGCCCTCGTAAACGTAGGCTTTTTCAGTATTACTGTGGAAGATGATTTCCACCAGATTCTCATCAATCTCGATATTGTAGATTGCCGAGGATTCGTCAATACTGAAGGTCCGATAGATGGGACGCTTGGTGATAACGAAGGAGAGAGACATTTCGGGGAAAGTGTAGAGAATGGGAGGGGGGCTGGAGGTGCCCCCGTTGCTCGCTATCCTACCACATCACAGGGCGGAGTTGCGATCCTGTGCCCACATCGCCAGCCGCTTGGTGGATGCCTTGGAGAACACCCGATCGGTCTGGGTGATCGAGCCATCGGCGTGGATGACCCGATGACGCTGGGCAGCCTTGGCACACTGCTGGAGGGCGACTCGCCCCTGGCGGTTGGTCTGGGCGAGGTTCAGCAGGAGGGCGGCACGGTAGCCACCGATCACACGGGGCTGGGCGATCAGGAGAGCAGCCACACGCTCGGCGTCACCCATGAAGGCGGCGAAGCGGGTGGAGGGGATCAGCTTGATCATGGTTCTCGGGGCGGGGGGTGGTGGAGGTCTGTCCCCCTCGCTTGAACGTATCCTACAGCATCGGGGGCGGCTGTCGAGGGTCTGCAGCCAGAATCGGGACACCTCGCAGACTGGCACACGGTCTCGGGTGGGGGGCGGTGCCGTGCTAGATTGAAGGTAGAACCTACAGCCAGGGAGGCAGGCACAAAAAAAGGGGGGCTGCTGCCCCCGTGTGATTCAGTCTCGGTCGGAGATGTTCCAGGTGCCCCAGGTGCCGCCATTGGCGTGGGCGTCTCGGGTGTCGATCGCCTCCAGGCGTTGGGCGGAGGTGTACTTTGCCCAGCCTTCGGCGGTCTCGCTGGCGAGGCAGCTGCCGTAGCAGGCGTTCCAGATGGTGTTCGCTTCGTCGAGGGTCATGGTCGTTTCGTGGTTGACTTGTTCAGTATAGGGGCAGCTCAGTGGCTCAGGGCGTTGATCTGTGCCACCTTCTCAGCTGTCACACGGTCCAGGGTCTGGGCTGTCTGTAGGATCGCTCCTGCTGTCTGAGAGAAGGTGAGCAGGATGCCAGCGATCAGGGCGAGGCGTAGAACGTTTGCCATGGGGGTGGGGTTGCTGTGGTTCAGTCTATCACATCACATAGAGACCGTGGCGGCTGTAGTGTTGGGGATAGTTGGTCTGCCAGTTGCCCAGGCGGGAGAGCAGCTCGGCATCGGTGGAGCGGTGGTGCAGTTCCAGCAGCCAGGCGGGGGTCTCGGTGTTGCCGTGCTCGGTGTTGAACATGGCGACCAGGGAAGCGATCACACGTTGGCGGGTGGTGGCGGTCATGGGGCTGTGTGGTTGACTTGTTCAGTATAGCATGGGGAGGGGGGCTGTGTGCCCCCCTGGTGGTTCAGGGTGTGGGGTCGTACCCGTCGAAGATCTCCCGAACGATCTCCTGGTGGGGTCGCTGTGAGAGAATGCCCTCCATGGCGATCTCTTCTGCCCACTCCCAGGTGCCACCAGTTAGGAAGTCCAGCGGCAACATGTAGGGGTGGGTTTCGTTGAACAGGTCTTCGATCTTGCCCAGTTCGTTGTAAAGATCGGTGGGGATCTCCCAGCCTTCGTCGATCTGAACGGTGTCGGTGAAAGCGTAGGTCATGGGGTGTCTGTGGTTGACTTGTTCAGTATAGGGGCAGGGGTGGGGGCATTGCTGCCCCCTGTGTGCAGGTTGTCAGACTGGCACAGCCTGGCTGGCGTTCGCCTTGCTGTAGCCTCCGAACTGCCCAGCCTGGCGACGCTGGCGGATCGCCTTGCCCCAGTCGCTGCCCTTGGGCTGGGTGCCATGCACCAGGAGGGCGAACGGTTCAGCACCGAAACAGTGGCTGTCGTCGTGATCAACCTCAAGACCGAGACGGTTTGCATCATCATCGGTCATCACCACTTTGCTATAGCGAGTGAACAAACCTTCGTCGATCATGTAGTCGAACTTGCCACCGTAGGATGCAGTGAGATAGAAATTGGCAGGCAGGTTAGCTACACCGAACTCGGTGAAGATGTGAAGCGATTTGCTATAGCAATAGAACTTGAGATTGGGGTTCATCTGTGCAACCTTCACCCATGCTTCAAGATAAGCGAGGCTGAAGAAGTCGCCCGACTCATGGATGCGAACCAGCTTGGTGTTGCGAGTCTTAAAGTGTTGCAATGCAACGTTAATCTGGTCGGCAGCGTGATCAACACCCACCTGCAGGTAGTCTACAACGGTTTGCAGGTTGTTTGCTCGGTTGTAGAATGCCCCATCGTATTGCACCTCAGAAGATGCAGCGAAGCAACGGAATTGGGTGTGCTCGGTGTCTTGAATGCTACGCTTGCCGTTTGCATCAACAACAGCAAACGACTTGCAGAACATAGCACCTGGGCAGGTCTTGCCAGCGGGCAGGTTGAAGATCAGGGTCTGGGTGCCCAGCTTGGCGTTGCCTTTGGAGAAGGTGAGCATGGCTCTGTCGTTGGTTGACTTGATCAGTATAGGGGCAGGGTGGGGGCACTGTCCACTCTGCCCCCACAGTGCCCCAGGT